TAGATAGAGTTTGTGTTTTGGGTCGATAATTACAAATATAGATCTGTTCGTGAGTTCGTGAAGGAATGAAGGAATGAGGAAGGGGCGCAGACGCGTCGCCGGGCACGGGCACGGGCACGGGCACGGGAGGGTGGGGGGATGGAAAAAGGATATATCCTTTAACCGTGTTTTTGTTTTGTTTTTTGTTTTCACTCCATCACCATCCGGCACGGCTCACCGCAGGCCTGGATGAAGGCGGCCAGCCCAGGGAACTCGGCGTACTCGGCCTCGCGGCGTTCGAGCTCCTTAGAGGCGGACACCTGCTCCTCGGACACCTGCCCAGCCGCCACCGCATCATCCCACTCGGCGTCGATGACCTTGTCGAGCCGCGCCTTGCCACCGTGCCGGACGATGGCGTTCTCGAGCTCGCAGATGAGCGCGACCGCCTCGGCCTCCGTCTTCACGTGCATCTGAGGGCAGCGGAACACCTCCTCGCGGTCCTCGAGCAGCTGCTTGACGATGTCCGGGTCGCGCGCGATGACCTCACGGGGCGAGGAGCTGTAGCGGACGTGACGGCGCTTGCCGTTGATACGATCCGCCCACTGCTTCCACTCAGCCCACGACGCGAACCACGGGCGGTTCCAGCGGTCGCCCTTAGCCAGCATCTTCGCGCGCTCCCAGTCGCCGTCGGGAATCGACACGAACCGGTTCTCCTTCGCCTCTTCGACGCGGAGAGCCTCATCGCCCCAAGACACATTCTTCATGCGCCTCGAGCGGTTCGAAAGCACGCAGTAACGCGCGCAATCGAGCATAACAGTTTCGTGCTCCTCGGCGGGCACGTTCTTCAGCATCAGAACAATGAGGTCCAGCTGCGCGTCCTCGTTGTTGGTATCCAGAGTCTCCAGGGCGTTGATGATCATGTTGCTGTACGACATTTGTTCGTAGGGGGAACAGACACACAAAGACTTTTGTAAGTGTTGTGTGTATGTTCAGTGTGGGGGGCTATTGACTCTCTTCCCGGAACTCACCGATCCGTTTTTGTCAGTTCTCTAAAACGGATTCGTGAGAGTCAAAATGGATCGAAGACTCCCGGCACCATATACATCACATCACATTACCATGAGCATCATTGAGAACATCGAGAACAACAATCACCTGGATCTGGAGCTGCGGTACGAGATTGAGAATGCGGAGATCTGCAAGCTGGCGAAGGTGGATCCTGCGATCGTCCATTCCTGCTACCTGTGCGAGGACTACTACTACGACGACGGGAACCAGCCTCCGCGAGAGAAGGACTCGATTTGGCGGGACATTCCACGCCACACGCACGACGACGGCTTTGACGAGTATGACGGCGACGACGAGGAGTGGGAAACAGAGTCGCAGGAGGAGGAGAGGCGACAGGAGATGGCGGAGGAGCGGGAGAGGCAGGAGGAGGCGTATGCTGACCTCAACCGCACGGTCTTTGAACACAACATCGAGGCGACGGCGGATCCGCATATCCGGGTCAGCGAGGTGAGCCACCCGATGCCGGACAACTGGCTGGAGATCGCAATGACGGGAGTGAAGTGAGCAGCGAGAGAGGGAGGAGTGGAATAGAACTTGAAAGGAACTTTTTAAGTTTAGATCCTTTCAGATTCTAGTATGAGTTTCGGTATAATGAAAGTAAAACTATCGTACATCTACCTTGCAGGTTTCGTGCTTGTGTCCCTCCTCATCGGAGCAGCATATCTTTATGCTACAAGCTCGCCTTACCGCATTTCTTCCCAGGAGGCTAAGCGTCGTATTGATGCGGGTGATGTTGATTTAATTCTTGATGTACGCAGTGACGCTGAGCTTGCGACACTGGGCTCTTACCCAGGATCGGTTCATATACAGGGTCCTGATTTGGATAAGGCAATGCATGTCCGCTATCCAGATAAGAACATTCGCATTCTTTCATACTGCAACACAGGACACCGAGCCCGCGCAGCAACGGACAAACTACACGCCCTCGGATACAAGAACGCAGTATTCATTTCATCATCCTACAAAACCATGGAGTAAAAAACGAATGCACGCGTTAAAACTCTTCACACTGAACAAAGAATGAACTATGCCACCCTGAGTCCGCCGTCATGGAAACTTACCCGTCAAATTGCGTGTCCAGACTTTACTATACCCGATGCAATCCTACGTATAAAGCGGTGGTTGGCGCAGCGTATCCGTTCCCAACCCCCTCTCACATGGCGGCTAGAGCATCCAGCCACGGCGCCGCTTCTTCGAGACCCATATTCAACTCTGCAAATAACTGAGTAGCCGCCTGATACCGAGCAGTTTCGTCCTCAATCTCTGATATTTTTCCCATCTTGTTCTGCAGGATGACGCTCTTGGGAACTTCGGGTGCAAACTTGTCGTCGAAGCCCACCATGACATTCAGGAGGCGGTTGATGTGGCCGTCGCAGCAGAGCTGGAATGCCTCGGCGCACTCCTGCTGCAGACGCTTGATCAGTTCAATACGCACCTCAATAGGCTCCATACTCTTGATTCCTGCCCACAGGTGTCGAAGGACACGGCGGTACAGCTTATCTCCGGGAACCCGGCATTCGTTCTTGACCCACCAGAACTGCATGTCTATATAAATGCGCTCATCGACCGGGCGGCGGACGTAGATCCGGGTCCATGCCGCTCGGATCTCGGCAATTGTCTGTTGTCCAGGGGGGATCGGGTAAGCCAGGATGATTGCCAGGTTCTTGTTGCTCTGCTCCGTGACCTCGCGAGTATGAATGTTCTGCGAATCCTGGGACATCGCCTGGAGACGGGGAACAGGGACTACGGGTGGAAGTTGCGCCATGACTTGATCGATGATTTCCAAGATAGTCTGGTTGGGATTTGCCATGATAGCAGCCATGGCAAGACGAAGACCATTGCCAAAGGGAATGCCGCGGGGAACTCCGCGATCGACCAGTTCGCGATAGACATGCATATGGTTCTCCTGCCATATCCGCCGCCGGCGGGCGTTCTCAGCCTTCTTCACCCGTGCATTAGCATGGGTTCGGCACTCGTGGTTGGCGTTCGCAGGATCGAACCGCTTTGGACACTGCGTTCCATCGCGCTTGCGAAACGAGCAGAGCTCTTCTGCAGGGATAACCTGGCTCATTCGGTGGTGTTGGGTGCAGAGATGGGTGTCGGTATGGTTTTCTTTTCGCACACATGGGGTTCCAGCTTTCGTAACAGCAATACATTGGGGCATTCTTGCTATGCTTGCTTGACTCCCGGGAAATTATGCTCCGGAACTTTCCGTTTTCACAGCAGAGGCATGTCCTGGGTGTCGATGGTGAATGCAGCCTTGACGATGGGGACGATAGCGAGAGTCGTGACTTCGGCGTCGGGGGGAGCCTGGCGTTCGAGGATGAGATCGGCGAGTGTCTCTGGGAAGGCGGGGTAGTACGGAGAGGTGTGCATGAAGCCTCGCACAAGTATCATAAAGTTGATGAGATCTTCAAAGGAGAAAATGTACATCGTGTAAGTTCCATTCTGTACCGCACGACGGTTCCGAAAGTATCCCAGGAGACCATTCAGAAGCCAGCGGGTGGGAGGCATGCCAAACAGCTCTTCAACCGTTTCCCGAAGGGCGGTTTCAAAAGCGAACTCGCCGTCTAGTGCTTTGCCACCAATACCCGAAATCATGTTCTTAGAGGGCTGATACCCCATAAGAACGTGCGTCTTGCTTTGAAAAACGATACCCGCAGACATTATCTAGTTGAACTGATTACGTTTAAGCCTGGGCAGGCGTTGTGCCAGGAAGAATAGCGTCCATGATGGCACGGGAGATGGTGGTGGTGATGACGGCAGTATAGGTTGTCTGGGAATTGCCAACGTAGGCATGGATGGCAGAGCAGACGGGGCTGCCGGTAGCGATCATGCCTTGGAGGTACCCCCACATTGTGGCAGGGACGCAGAGCTTAGCGTACAGATTGGCAGCCGTGTAATGCGAGGAGTACGTGAGCAGCATTGTGCCCAGTAGTTTCACAATTGGCGATGCAATCATGTTTTGCATAGGGTGTTATTCTTCGGCAGGGTTATTCGTTTTCTTCAAAATCATCTAGGTCGTAGAGTGCCATGGCCGTGAGCTTGGGAGACCGTTTAATGGCTTCAAGTTGTTTTGAGATGCCATTATCACGAGGTTTTGGACGCGGAGGATGAGGCGGTAGGAACGTCCTGATAAGATGAATAAGTTCTGACGGGAGACTCTGGACAGCCCTCGTGAGGTCGTCCATGCTACCCTGTCATAAAAAAACCCTTGTTATCCTGTAGAAGTATCCTCCCCTGCCTCCCTATACCTCGTCTGCCATATCAAACCCGTTGTCGTAGTCAAAGTCGCTGTCCTCGTAGTCCTCGTCCTCGTCGTCGTGATCGTTCCAGTTCCAGTTCATCATGATTTCGTACTCTTCATCGCTGATCTCGTAGTTAGAAGTATAGTCGCACATTGTGTTGGGGGCTCTTACTCTCTCCTACTATCTTTTGGATCCGTTTTTCTTGACTAACCACAATGAACGCCACATTCTGTTACAAACAGCTGAAAACAGGGTCGGTGCGGTTTCCACGTATTGATTTTGAAGTTCGGTGTGCTCCCCAGAAAGTTATACCAACGCCCACGGATGTGTATGTGACAAATATAGGTGCGCTACCCGTTCGTCTTTTCTTCACGTTTAACTATGCCATGCGAGAGACTGACTATTTTAATTTTCTGGTAAGCAACCTTACGAACCGCACATCTGTCACCATGCGCTATCAACCGGCACCCATTTACAACATAGGAGGACTGATTGTTGATAACCAATATACTATTGCAGTTCAAGCAGTGATTGACGGCATACCAAGAACGTTCTCAGTTGCCACAGAGCCCTTTTCACCAGGGTATGGCATCCTGCAATTTACGAAGCGCACTGCGTATGTGACTCAGATAGATTCCATAGCTATACCAAGCAGGATTGTAGGAAAGCCACCAGTAGGGTATATCGCACAACGGCCAGCATCTGCTATATGCATAGATCGCCAAGACAATCTCATACTTGTATTTGCAGACGGAGCAGGCTCGGGAGCGTTTGTCCTAAAATATACAAATACTGGTACGCTAATCTTTCTCACTCCGATTAGGGTTCCGGAAAATTTTACTCCGTATGCAGTGACTACAGATTCTAACTCCAATATATACGTTGCTGGATATGAAACACGAGATGTTTCAGCACAGAGGGTTATATCGCCGGTTGTTGTCAAACTCAGTAGCGTCGATGGAACAAGTATGTTGAGTGCTTCAAACTATGAACTTTCCGGAGGAGCCTTCACTGGAATTGTTCTAACCGCTGACACTATCTTTATGTGTGGATTTATTGTTTCAACGATTGGTGTCGTGCAATCATTTATAATTTCAATGACTCTGGACTTTCAAGAGTTAGGGTTGGATATTCGCCCAACAGAGTTAGATCCAGATACGGGGGATCGCTCAGTTGCTCGTGCAATATGTTTAGATAGTCTAGGACGTCCGTTTGTTGTGGGATATACACAAACATCTGATGAGGTGACGACATCGTATTTTATGAGTATCTACGAACCAATCGAACTACAGCGCCTTCTGTACTTTACACGAGGAGCAGTTAAGCAAGAGACTATCGGTGAAAGCGTAGCACTTTGTCCAGACGGAAGCGTTGTTATATGCGGTTCAACGAGCGGGCAGCTTGACCGTATTGGATTTATCGGAACAGGGGGACAGAATGCCTTTACGAGCAAGTACGATTTCTCGACTTATACGGACCAAGAACTTCTCGATAATGGCACAACAACTCTGCCTCTCAAATGGACTAAACTTCTGGGAAGTAGCGAACCTGGATCATCTACACGGGCTCTTTCGACTGCAGTGGATGCTCTAGGAGGAATCTATATTCTTGGGGGAACTACTGGAGCGATTTCGCGATTAGATCAAATAGGAGGTATTGAGGATCTCTTCGTTGTAAAATTCACCTCCGCCGGAAAACAAAAATATACAAACCAGAACGGTTCTACCAACTTTCTCCCGTTCTTATCTACTACCTTCGCCAACTCTGTCGCAATAAACTCGAACAATGATTTTTTCATGGCAGGTGTATCAGATGGTATTCGGTACGATCAACTAACCAACTCGGCAGGCGCAGAGGCTCCGGGCATCTTCGTGTCCAAATACTCTGCAACACTCTAACTTAGCTGACAGCAATCGTATCGCCCCACGTATCGTCTCCGTGAAGACGAAAGATGTTCTCGGATGACTCGGCGATGTCAATGATACGAATATTTGCAAAATCGCGATCGGGAACATCGACAATCACATCGATCTTGACTCCGGACTCATAGGAATGAGGTACAGGGAAACGGCGAATGGAGTACCATTTGTTCGGATTTTCAATTCGACTTAGGACGAGCGCCGATGCAGTGTCCCAGGAGTGTGTCGCCATCTCAAGATTCAGGATATCGCCTTCGCGCAGGGAGAAGACAACGTAAATGACAGCCATTGTATGCTGAGGACAGAACACAGGTCACGACTATCCATTTTATACAAAACGGATCGTTGCTGACGTACCGGATGTTTCCCAATAAACATGTCTCAGGATCTTCACCTTATTCGTGCCGAGCTTGAGCGCCGTGGTGCAAAGACCTTTGGTAGTCTAGAGCGATGTAAGGAGCGTCTGCAGCGGTTTGTAGAGGCTGAAGCGCATGCTGTGAAGACCCCTCCTCCTCCGCCATCCTCTCCTGAGTCTCACTTTCGAATGAATGATCCTCCGAGTATTATTCGCATGGAACTAGATGACGACGACCTGAATGCCGCACGGATTCTGTGTGAGTGTGCCAAGACGCCAGTGGAAGAGCGCGTAGATCGACTGGAGTTGTCGATGATGGAACTCTTTGGCAACGAGAACATCTACCATCGCATGGAAGAGATAGAGACGCAGATTCGGCGGCTACAGCGTATTGCCGATGCCACGGAACAGCGAGTGTATGCATTGGAGAAGAAGCAGTCTAACTACGTCGAAGTCCCAGTCTTCACGCCTTAGGAGCCTCTTCCGCATAATAGCGCTTGCACAGCTCCTTGAGGATGTAGATGTACTGCCACATGCAGTCCTTGCTCTCGGGAGAGAGGGTTAGCCAGTACCCGCGAATCTTGGAAATGATATCCACGGTATCGCTGCCGTAGTTGGCAGGCGTGTAAGTCATGATAAAGGTCTCGTCGCGGGCATCAATTTTTGCCTCAAAGGGAACTACGACATGCTCATTGAACGTTCCAATGACGGTAGCAGGCGCCGTTTTCTGCAGCATTCCTAGGAAGGTGCGAAACACCTTGAAATCGGCATCCTCTGGGAACATTTCCACAAGTTGGCCCACAACGGCATCGAACTGGCGGAAAAAGGTCACGAGGTACATATTGTATAGTAGTAGGCACTAACTTGTAAATAATTAACGAGTCTTGTACTCGTTGTCACGAACGCTCTGAAGAGACTCCAGGCGGCTCATGACGTCGTCGTTACGACCTGTCTTGCCTCCTTCAAACGACGACTGCGTGGTGGGTCCATCCAAACCAGGGACGCTCTCCTGACCTGTAGTGCGGATTTCGCCGTCAAGGTAGGAGTAACGGAGCTGGTCGTCTGGTGTCTTGGTCTGTCCGTCGAACGACGAGTATCCGGTGGAGATCGTGGCAGACTCATTGAAGGACCAAAAGAGAGGCTCGGCGGGCTGGGTGGGCGGGGCGCGGGCGGTAGGAATCTCGCGGCGGCTCTGAACAGGCTTGGACAGATGGGCAAAGATATTGGTCTTTCCTACCACCAGCTGCTTGGTATCGGGGAATGCCATGGTGGGAACGCTGAGAATCTCCTTCGGCCAGAACTGCTTGGGCGTCGTATCGTAGCTCACAAAGCGGAAGAGGGACGCTTTGTTGAGTGCCTGGATAGTTCCAATCACCTCCTTGCAGGTTTCGCAGCGCTCACTGTAGTAGAGTACGGGAGCATACTGGTTCGTTGACATTAAAATGAATATAGATAAAAACGAATAGAGCAATAACGAACATCATGAGCAGTACAACGATGTCTTCTACCTACTCCTTTCAGCTCCAGGGTGTCCCCGTCCCATTTGCGAATGCGATTCGCCGCATCCTGCTCAACGAGACTCCTACCGTAGAGATCTCCAATGTCGAGATCCTGGAGAATACCACCTTGATGCCCCACGAGCTGATGAAGCACCGGGTGGAGATGCTCCCTGTGAATGTCCGCCCCTCGGAAGAGGATGTCGTTCGCGAGGCGCGTATCACGCTGCGGTTCCCCCCAGCCGACAAGGATCGTGTCCTCACGTCGAATGATTTCGCAGTACTGGGTGCTCGCAACAACATTATGCTCAAGGACCGCGAGTACGATACACCCGTGTTCTTCCTCAAGCTGAAGAAGGGTGCGGAGGTGCATATTACAGCACAGCTCACGGTGAATCAGAAGTCGTCGCAGGTATGTCTAGCAAGCTACAATTATCATGTAGATGAGGACCGGGCGGAGCGGGATAGCCAGGCGCACGAGGATAAGCAGCTGTTCAAGAACTTCCATATCCAGAAGTCGTACAGCGTGGATGAGAAGGGTCGGCCGAACTGGTTTGACTTTCGTGTGGAGAGTCTGGGCGTGGTTCCACCGAAGGAGCTGGTCCGTCAGGCGGTAGGGCAGATTCGGCAGCGGATTCGGGCGTGGAGCAAAGAGCCGATCATTCGCATGAAGGAGACGGGCAAGTTTCGGGTAACGACCACGAAAGAAGGGCACACGATCGGGGCGCTGGCGCAGGTTGTGGGCTACGATCTCGGGGAAGACATGTGCTGGCCGATCAATTACGATGTTCCGCATCCTCTACGCCCAGAAATGAACCTTGACTTCCAGACCAAGAAGGATCCGCAGGTGGTCTTGGACGCCATCGCCACAAAGGTGGAAGAGTTGTGCGACGCTACAATTTCTAGCATTGATAAGTAAGACGTGGGAATGTCCAGCGCAGCGGAGCTCATATTCAATCCAGACACAGACTTCAAGATTCTAGAACAGTTTGACTTCCAGGAGGAGATTCAGCGACCCGAAACAGTTCGCTTTTTCACCTTTCAGGAGCAGTCCCAGGATTTCAAGGAGAAGCTGATTCCGAAGAAGGGCAAGATCTCCAAGGCGGTGGTGCGCAAGATCGAGTATGAGGTGGATACGTTCTCAAAGCTGTACTCCCGGGCAGTTCAGGAAACTGCTTCGGGGTTTGCCCAGAAAGAGTACTCTCCCCCCACCTCGCTTCCATGGGTGCATTACCAGAACTCCCACCCCCTGCAGAAGACGGCGTATTCATGGAAGCAGAAGTGGTCTGCGCTCTACACTGACGCCAACGGACTGGCACCAAACTTCTACCACTTTCTCTTGGACTCTCTGCCGAAATCTGCTCTGTTTTTCCCCGAGGGCGATGGAATTCCCGTCTATACCCATGGAAAGACTCGGATCAACGAGCTCGTGTTTCTGCCGAACTATACGTACACGCAGACGATCACGCATGAGGACGGGCGCTCTGATATTCGTCCGACCACGCGGGAAGATACGGGTGATAATGTGCGTTTCACGGATTACCGGATTGACCCCCCTCCGCTAGCCCCGCCAAATCCGCGGACAGACCATCCCTTTCTCTCGTTGCACCCTGAACCAGTCATCCTTAAAAATACGGACCCCCTACCCGAGATCCTGCCCAACATTGATGATATTCTCACCCATGCCGTGCCCGAGACGTCCGATCCGTACGGAAAGGCAACTCCGTACCTCAAGATCTACGACCTCACATTGAAAGATGTCCCGAATGCCCAGTGGGTGAAGAAGTTTCCCCCCGTGCCACGGGTAGATGAAGCCCCGCAGCCTGTCGAACTCAGTTTCCCGGTAGGAGCGGAGGATGCGCCGTCCAAGCTGCTCCTCGATACGTACGGAGCATCATGGTATGCGGGTCTGTCCCCCCGCAAGTGGCTGAATGCGCAGGTGGATGGTGGTGCTCTCCTCGCCAATATCCTGCTGTCTAAGGCTGGAGATCTGGGTCCGCTGGCTCCTCCCCCACCTACGATTCTACCGGAAGCCGCAGTGATCCAGGGTACGGCCGAAGACTGCCTGCCGTCCGAGATCACTTCGTTTGACGATTTCATGATTCTGGGAGTGTTCCGTCCTGCCAAGTGTCCATCGTGCGGAGCCGCAGGTCACCCAGGACCCATCTGCCCAATCAAGAAGACGAAGGCCGAGTATTCCCCGGGTCACGGATGTATTCCGCTGACCTTCATTGACCGCGAGCGCGCAGATGCGGTGTTTGACGGAAAGTCCCCCTGGCTGCCGCAGACAAAGGATGAGCTGGTCAAGGGGCATATCGATACCCTCGCAGGATTTGCAGAGTATGAGACGGACAAGTTTCCGAAGTATCCTGCCGCTGACCCTGCGTCTGCGACAAACGAGGTGCGCATACTGATTGTGTCTATTCTGGACGACGATGCGCGGGCTCCTGAAGACCAGTTCAGCGAAATCTCCGATCTTCTGAAGAGTGTTGGAGCGGTGGTCAAGAACCATCTCTACCTGGACAAGCTGACAGGAGCATTTCTCATCTGCGAGCATGAGATGGAGCGGCTGCAGGGCGATTACGACAAGAACCCGCGGGCGTTCATTAGCAAGTGGTGTGCGCCCCTGGACGGATACTACGTGTGCCAGTACTCCGGTGAGCGGGTCGCAGATATCCTGGAAGCCCAGAATCAGTACGATGAGGGAGGACATATCACCAATCGTCGGGATGCGATTCAGACGGGGCCTGTGCATAAGGATATTACACATCTCACATTTGCGGCTTCGCTGAAAGATATTCAGGAGAACTTCCGTCCCACAGAGCCGGCGGAAGATATCATGTACCTCATGATTACGCTGCTGCAAGTCCTGCCGAATGAAGGTCCTCTGCTGGGAATGCTGGGGTATGTTCGCGACCAGAGTTCGGATACAGTAGCCAAGTCGGCGGGGAAGGGAGTAGCGAAATCGACGGTAGAGACGATCCTAGCCAGCATTGGGTTTGCCGGGATCATTGTTCTGATGCAGACGCATCGTCCGCAGTTGATTCCTCGTCGGTCGTTTGGAAGTGGTCCGGTAGTGCTGCGTGGATACCCCCGCGACACGGACGATATCAATGATGCTCCTCTCGTGGATTCCCTGCTGAATGCCTTACGCGAAGTGTTCTCTGAGTTCCCCACGACATTCAAGGGTGCATCGGTATCCTTTGTGCGGTCGCTGCTGGACAGTCGGGCAGGGGTGCGCAAGCTGGTGATGGCCCAGCTGAAGCGGGCAAAGAAGACGTTCGCCTTCGAACTGGATCAGGCGCGCGCGGTTCTGGATAGTGTGGCGGTGGGCGAGGAACTGGTGCAGTGTTTCAGTCCGCCTATCCTGCCGCCCACGAAAGATGTAGGATTCCTGAAACCAGCGGAGGTGACATCCGCAGTGAAGGAGACGCGGTTCCGCTGCCCAGGGTCGTTTTCGTGGTATTCTGCAACATCTGCATTTTCATTCACGCAGGGTGAAGTGCATCTAGAGACACTGGTTCGCGAACCCCTGCGTCCCGTGGTCGCCCCGCCGGAAGAGATGGAGCCACACACTCCTACGGCTGCTGAGATCGGAAAACGCAAAAAGACTCCAAAGTATGCGCCGCTCGACAACTTTCTCAAAAAGGCAGATGACAAGCCAGCGATGCTGCAAGAACTACTACTTCTGTCGTTCCGGGTCATCTCCGAGAGCGGGAAGAGCGTGGGGCACGATAATGAGGTGATGAAGTATATTCGCGAAACACGGCCGCTGGTCACGCACGCAGCTGGATCGCCATCCCTCCTTCGCGATTACTTCAAGAGTGTTCTAGGAGAATTCTTTAGCCTGGTCTCGAAAAACTCGGTCGCCAAGACCAAGTTTGAGCATGCGGTTGGCACAGATACGTCGTTGAAGTCCCTGCTGTCCAGCGCCGCCGAGTCGCGTAAGCATCTGGATTCCCTGAGTGCTCGGGAGCGCGAAACGTTCAAGGATCGCATGCGTGCGATGCCAGATCCTCAGCGCGAGATCACGAAGGCTCTCATTGATCTGGGTCTTGCACCCTATCTCATCACCAAAGCAGACCGTGAAGGGTTTGTCAAGGAACTGCGGGCAAAGATTGATGACGACGCTGAGCCGCCCACTGATAATCCGTATGTTGCTCCCGGAGACCAAGAGCAGCCGGAAGATATCCCGGAAGAAGGTCTCCACGCCGAGCGGGGAGTGGGTGATCAGGGAGCAGAAGCGCAGGCAGAGGATGGGGAACAGCTTCCAGTCGATACAGGGGATTACGGAGACGTGCAAGCAAGGACCGCAGAGGGTGAAGAGTATGCGGAAGCTGCTGCCTTCGATTACGAGGAAGAATTTTAGCGGTCCAGTATAATGAACTTTCTACCCTCCGTTGAGCCTGCTTGGATGGAATCTATTCCTTCAGCTGCTATTTGCCAGTACTTCTTTGTGATGTTCGGTCTGATCGCTTTTATGGCTGGACTGGTCGTCCTGGGTGATCTACTGGTCATCCTGAAGTCGGGTGGTCGGTCTGGATGGGGACTGCTGGTCCGTAGTATCCTGGCCTTTATCCTGCCGTTCGTGAATGCCCTCTTCCTGTATATTCTCTGCTCTCGTTCTCTTCTTGAGAAGAAGTAAGTAGTATGCAGCTGGGTTGGTTTCTTTACGGACTCCACCAGTTTGTGTTTGTAACCTTTCTGTTGGTGTTCGCCTTTCGCCCTGTCCTACGCCCCCTCTTGATCGCAAGTTTCATCCCCATCTTCTTTTTCCATGTCAGCGGATACGGATGTCCCTTTACGCGCATTGAGCGGCATTATCATGGTCATAACGTGACCATTATCGACCCCTTCCTCCACATGTTCGCCATCCCTGTGACCACCCCGAATCGCAAGACATTCCAGGCGTATTTCAGTTCGCTTCTTCTTTTGTCTATGGTTTTAACAGTATGGGTCTATCCAGCAAAATGACCGACTTCTTCGTGAATCATACACGCAAACACATTGTTCGGGCAGAGGCAGATGCAATGTTCAATCTCACGAAAAATCTACGTGAAATCATCTCTCGCTATCACTGGTCGATCGATGACCATGTGGAGTTTTTGAATTCAGACAACATCAGTCATACGCGTGGTCGCACGCTCTTGATTGAGGATAAGTATGTCTTGGACGATTGGATGAATACCCTGCAGTACTTCCTGAGCACATGTACGCAGGAATACCATGATATTATACTCGCCGACTACGCCGGACCTTTCGGCGTTTAAGTGTCTTCTTCTTGAACACGCGACGATCGCGTCCCTTACCTGCCTTCTTGCGGGTGAGGGGAACGTAGCCTGGACGAGGAGCCTCCCCACGATCGTCAAAAAACGACCCCTTGCGAGTCATTGCGGAAGAACCGGAAGAAGGGGCACTTTCGATAGTCGATGGAGGAGCACTGGTGGAGTATGCAGGAGTTGAACGAGGAGCTGTAGAAGAAGTTGGCAGAGATTCCTCGCTCTCGCTACGGGGAGTTTGATTTCCAAACAGTGCAGTGAAATCCATTATATCTTGATAGTATATATTTCTCAAACTGCCATTTCATCCACATTATAGTTTCTGTCTTTGTAGAGTTTGAGACGCGCCTGGAACTGTCTCCTGAATGTGGAATCCACTATATCCACAATCAGCGGATGCACGGTGCGTTTGGTCTTTTCGGTCCGCAGGATACGACCCACGATCTGATCAATGTCGGGTCGTGGAGTTGCCATCACTAGGGTATTCAGTGTGGCCACGTCAAAGCCTTCTTTGCACATGGAGTAGGTGGCGATGAGAATCTTCTTGGACGCACAGAACTCGGCGCGTTTGGACGCAGCCACATTCTGGGCAAGGATAGCGGCTTTGCCCGGGTCCAAGAGCGCACAAATATCCTTGCAGTGCTGTACTCTGTCCGAGAGAACCAGAATCTGACGTTCAGGTTCCTGTTCCAGGATATCGTTGATGATTTTTACCAGCATATCCGTTCTGGGCTTGAAGTCAGCCAGTTTATTCACCATCCCTGCAACATTCATCACCCCCTGGCTGTTGTAGAGAATGTGGTTGAACTCCACATCGGTGGGTTCGTGCTTGTACATCTCCACTTTCACGAGGTCATCCACTTTATCGCCTGATTCGGAGCGGTAGAGAATAGGGCCAAGAAACCATTCAATCACATACATCAGTCCGTCCTTGCGGTCAGGGGTAGCGGACAGACCGAGCATGTGGGACGACGTGATTTTCTGGAACGCCTGTACAAACACCTCGCTCGCAATGTGGTGACACTCATCCACTACTGTCAAACCGAACCCCCTGAAGACCTCTTTGGGGTAATCTTTCATCGATAAACTCTGGATCATGGCAATTACGATATCTTTCTCGGTATTGGTCGTTTCCCCCTGGATATGTCCAATGGTCGCCTTGGGCAGGAAAGCTTTGATACGGTCTTCCCACTGATCTTTCAGGAACGTGTTATGCACCACGATCAAGGTCCGCTTCTTGATTTGCGAGGCAATGTAGAGCGCACACACCGTCTTGCCGCCTCCTGTCTGGAGACAGATCATTCCGTCATGCACCTCGGGTTTCAGGTAGGCATTCACCACGTCCACCTGGGCAGGACGGATAGACCCTGCAAACTCCCAACGATCGGAACTGACGGACGTGATATCGGTCTTAGCGGGTGCGCCGTATTTCTGGATACCCCACTGCTTCGGGACGTAAATGAAGTTCTCGGTCTCGTGATAGACCGGATACTTCTTCACGTACTGCGGGCGCACGAACACGGATGGAACGTATGGTTTCACAGTGAGTTCTTTCTTGATTGTTTCAAGTTCGAGTAATCCCGCTTTTTCAAGTTTATATCCGTTGCGTGTCAGTGCTGACATCTAGTGTTCTAGTGTATTGTTGCCCGCGAACAAATATTCGTTTTATACAATACACGATGGCACCGTATGTTGTTGAATTTCTGGGCACGCTTCTGGTGATTGCAACATTTGCCTTCAGCGGAAACCCCGCACTGATTGTAGCCGCGTTCGCGTTCGCGGTGGGTCTGGGAGGTAAGATTTCGGGTGGGCACTTCAACCCTGCCGTGAGTACTTGGGCGTGGTTCTCGGGCAAGCTGACGACGCCTGATTATGGGACATACGTCCTGGCTCAGCTAAGCGCGGGCGTCCTAGTCTGGGTCTTGGCGTCGATGACGTAAAAACGGATCAGAATACCTTAAGGATGTATCGATGCAGTCACAAGATGCTACGCCGACGACGAACTCCCCATCCCCCCATGCCCATCAATCCCGACGATCGCTATCTGGAAGTCAAAATGTTCGTGGAAGTTCTTGCTGACGACCTCATCGACTACGACCATCTCAATGTGTATAACTCTGTGTTCCGCAAGCGGGTCGATGACTACTTTGAGGAGATTGACTTCTCGATGACCGAAGGGTTCTCGGCGGAGTCGATACGGCTCCTGACTATTCTAAAGATTCTGGGAACAAAGATCCGAGAGACGGAGACGACCAAGACCCGCGACTTCCTCGCCTTCTACAAAGCGATTATCGCCTTTAACGAGTCTCTGTAAAATAGCAAAAACGGATCACCTTTTTGGGCTAGATAGCCAACAGCATACCACAAATGAGCGCCTCTATCAATCTCCTCCGCAATACCGAGCTTGCCAGCCAGCACACCGACGACACTATCATCATCCAGAAACAGAATGAGCTCACGTGCGTGGTCACCTACACGGACTCTTATTCCGGAGTTCGCCATTGCTTCGCAGTTGCTACGCCTGAACTGCCAGAGTATCTCTACAACCTTCTTGACCTGCTGCGTCTTGACGATGATCCGTTCAAGGCGCTGCAGTTGAATGCCAGGGGGTTTCCATCCATCATGATGAACCTGCCTCTCTCGCGTGGTGCGCGTACGACGATTATTGATGTCATTCGTGATGTCATTTGCTCTTACGACCGAGTGTAACAAATGTGTCTAGGACGAAGATGAAGAAGACACCGGTAAAAACAAATAGGAGAAGATCAGCAGTCGGCGTCTCACGAGACGACTGCTGTTTTTGCTCTTGGGCGCGCATGTGGTGGAGGATAACATCCAGCTTGCGGTCCCATCCCCGCGACGAGTTCTCTCCGGGAACAGGGGACTCGTAGGCAAATCCTCCTGTTGGAGGAATCTCGGGCGACCGATAATCCTGGACGGAGAAGGGTTCGCGCTGGTTCATCCCGCTGCTGGTTCCAACAATACGAGCAGGTCCATATGTATCGGACATATCCGTATCGGCCGTGGCAATAGGGAGAGACTTGGTGAGATCAGTGATAAGTTTGGCATGCTCCTGTAGTGTCGCCTCGGTGCGGCGAGTGGGGCTGCTGAACGTCTTTTCAGCCTGCTTTTTTGCTGCCCATGGTCCGCCTTTGAAAGCGTCTTCCAGGGACGCGTATCCTGCCATTATCAAAATGCGAGCAGAAAAAATAGCCAACAAAGTAATAATGGCCCTGTCTAGGAATACCCAGTACATACTCGCAGGAGCGCTGGCTGTGTATATCGTGTTTTTCACCCGCCCTGCCCCGTCTGCTGTTGTGAATCTGCTTGCATCCCCCCTGTCCCAGCTTGCTGTTCTCGGACTGGTCGTGTTCGTGGGCGCGCAGGTCAGCCTGCTGGTCGCGGTTGTCGCGGCTATCGCGGTGGTGCTCTCGATCCCGGGACGTGAGTACATGGATGTCCCTGCGTCGGGCGCAACGAAGGATGCGGTCAAGAACATTGCGAGCGCGATTGATAGCGTGAAGGGCATTGAGGATGCGGTCGTACCGGAGAAGAAGGAGAAGAAGAAGGAGAAGATGACAGAGACCAAGAAGGATGTTCCCAAGCCCCACCATGGCGCCAAGCGCGAGCCGGAGGCAGACAAGAAGTCCAAGAAGGAAACATTTGATATGATGGGATCTGAGTACTTCGATTCTATGGGACCTGAGCCCGCGGGAGATCTGGCAGCGCCTATGGGTGGTGAGGCAAAGGGCAGTGAGAACTTCTCCCTCCTGGATGCGTCGCCTTTTTAATATTCCAAATTCATAATAGAGTATGCTCCTCGACAGCATCAACGAAAGCAAGTTGTTCGCTGGACTCATGATGATTTTCCTGAACATTGCTAGCCGTTACATTACCATTGAACTCTCGAAGACTCAGAAGGAGTACCTGACCAACTCGATTTTGCGCCAAGTCTTGGTCTTTGCCGTGGCGTTCATTGGAACGCGCGATCTCATTATTGCGCTGGTTCTCACCGCAGTCTTCACGATTTTGGTGGATGGGCTGTTCCACGAGGACAGCAAGATCAGTGTCTTGCCGAAATCGATGACGCCAGGAGTGAATGAGAACATAAGCCCGACAAATGGACCTTTTGGGTTTCTCCGGGTGATGTCGGGGGTTCCCGAGAATGTCCAGAACCCCGCTTTTGATTTGGCTGCACCCGTCATTGGGACAACGTGATTGCCGTTTCGGGTGAATTTAAAGATTGCGTAGTCTAAGATAACAGAGGGACAGATGGCGTCCAAAGATAGTTCGGATATAACAGACTTTATACGTTCCAAGGGCGTTGTTTTTGGAACGTATTGTCCGCCGTGTGAAGGAGGAGGTGGAGAGGGTGGAGCAGGAGCCACAGGTCCCACTGGTCCCACCGGTCCGGCTGGTAACACGATTCTCAACGGAGTCGGTCCGCCCAACAATGCCATCGGTGCGATCGGAGATTTTTACCTGGATACCTCTACCAGTATCCTGTACGGACCCAAGGCGTATTCGTACATCTCGACATGTGCTACGATCGCGCTGTATATGGATTCAGGGGCTACGAACCCGGCCGCCTTTGCCGCCTTTCCCAACGGAACGACGGTAGTGCTCTACATCAAGGCTACAGAGAATGTCCTGGTGACCTATGATGCCTACGACAATACGGGCACAGACGTGGATCTCACCTTCATGATCGGTGGATCCTTTGCAGGTCTAGGAGAGCCGTATCTTCTTCCGGCAGGAGTCACCACTCAGCTGACCTATACGACTACAAATACGAACTTCACGCAGTTTCGGTTTGCTGCACCAGGGTGCAATATTGTATGGTCGCGAGATCAGTGGGGGGAATATACGTCGCTGATAGGTGCGACAGGAGCTACGGGAGGTGGCGGGAGTGGAGGAGGAGCAACCGGTGCAACTGGTGGAACCGGTCCCACAGGCAGCACTGGACCAATCGGTCTGACAGGTGCTACAGGACCCACCGGTATTCAGGGACTGGCTGGAAGCAGCGGACCTACAGGACTCGCAGGCTCTACGGGACCCACAGGACTGCAGGGATCTTCAGGACCAACTGGAAGCACTGGACCCACAGGTATCACGGGTGCAACGGGTGCAACGGGTGCCACTGGACCAGCAGGTGCAGGTGGAGCAGTAGGGTACTGCGGAGTCTTTTCTGATTCAACGTCTCAAACAATTGCTGAAGACGATGTTACGCTATGGACATTTAATACAGACGAGTTGATTGGACACGGAATATATCGGGGTTCGCCTACATCGCGAATCGTCATTGAACATACTGGAATCTACGATATCCAATTCTCGGCACAGTTGGCATCGAGTGCAAACTCCGAGATTATCACAATTTGGCTTCGCGTCAATGGAGTTAATGTGCCCCGGTCCTCAACGTATGTGACGCTGAAGAATAATGAGTACGAAGTTGCTGCGTGGAACTTCGTGTATGAGTTCAATGATGGTGACTACTTTGAACTTGCGTCATCCTCAGACGGAAATGACAGCCTAGTCACGGCTATCAATACGGCTTTTACAAACCCTACCCGCCCCGTGATACCTTCGGTTATTCTTACGGTTACCCAGGTGATGTATGCGCAGTTGGGACCAACAGGAATACAGGGACCGACGGGTGCTACGGGTCTGTCAGGAGATGTAGGCGCTACCGGTGCCACTGGTCTCACAGGTGATGTAGGTGCAACGGGACCTACCGGAAGTACTGGACCAACTGGATTGCAGGGTTCTACAGGTCCAACAGGGCTCCAGGGATCCACGGGACCTACCGGAAGTACTGGTCCGACAGGACTCACGGGTTCTACAGGACCAACTGGAAGCACTGGTCCGACAGGACTCACGGGTTCTACAGGACCAACTGGAAGCACTGGACCTACTGGTATCCAGGGTCCCACAGGTAGCACTGGTCCCACGGGTCTGCAGGGTGCCACTGGTCTCACTGGCAGCACCGGACCCACAGGCCTCACGGGATCCACGGGTCCCACCGGAAGCACTGGACCTACAGGGCTTACGGGATCTACGGGGCCAACGGGAAGCACTGGACCCACAGGACTCGCGGGCAGCACAGGTCCTACCGGAAGCACTGGACCCACAGGACTCGCGGGCAGCACAGGTCCTACCGGAAGCACTGGACCTACAGGGCTTACGGGCTCTACGGGTCCTACTGGAAGTACTGGACCTACAGGGCTTACGGGCTCTACGGGTCCTACTGGAAGTACTGGACCTACAGGGCTTACGGGATCCACGGGACCTACTGGAAGCACTGGACCTACAGGACTCGCGGGCAGCACAGGTCCTACTGGAAGTACTGGACCGACAGGGCTTACGGGATCCACGGGACCTACTGGAAGTACTGGACCTACAGGACTCGCGGGCAGCACAGGTCCTACTGGAAGCACTGGTCCAACAGGGCTTACGGGATCCACGGGTCCCACCGGTCTCACTGGTAGCACTGGAGTCACAGGACCCCCTGGTTCATCATCATCATTTTTTCCTTACCAAGCAGACAATAGTGCAACTCCAACGTCAGGACGTATTTCATGGTCTAACTTTGCTACTCAAACCTCATCGACATATTTTAGAGTAAATCATATAGACCAAGATGGAGTAGATGTTGATATATTTTTAAATTTAGTTAATCAAGGAGATCAGTTAATTATTCAAGACGCAAATGTTTCTGCTAATTTCCAAAAATGGTTAGTAAGTGGAACTCCGATTCCAAATACTGGAAGTGGTTATGTTGAGTACCCAGTAACATTAATTACAAGTAGTGGTTCTTCCAATTTTAATAATAATCACCAAATCATACTAGCATTAATTACAACTGGAGCCAAAGGCGACACTGGAGCCACAGGTCCGACAGGATTGAGTGGCTCTACGGGTCCCACCGGAAGTACTGGTCCTACAGGTCTGACGGGTTCTACGGGACCTACGGGAAGTACTGGGCCGACTGGATTGCAGGGTGCTACAGGACCTACTGGAAGCACTGGTCCAACAGGATTGACTGGCGCAACAGGACCGACGGGTTTGACCGGAAGTACTGGTCCTACAGGTCTGACGGGATCCACGGGACCTACCGGAAGTACTGGTCCGACAGGATCGGTGGGTGCTACAGGTCCTACGGGACTCACTGGTTCTACTGGCCCAACAGGTCCAATTGGAGGAAGCAATACCCAAATCCTGTTTAACAACTCAGGCGCAGTAGGAGGAAGCTCAAACCTTATATTCAACAACTCAACTGGAACTGTCAATATGAGTTCGCTTGTCGTGTCAAACCAGTCCCAGCTTGGACCTTACGTGAATCCTACAACCAGTTTTGCACGGTATTCAAACGATATGAAAACATCATTTACAGCTACTACAATAAACGCGATCGGAGGTTCATGGTCGAATTACGGAACAAATGCGTATGCATTCTTTTCGTCTGGAGCCGGGAAACCGGGAGGCGGTGGTGGTGCTGGATGGAGAGCGGCAGCCAGATTTAGTATTACCAGTAATGTTCCGTCTCAATATGCCCTATCGCTAAGGACTTATACAGAGGCAGGTTCATTTACCCTAGAATTATGCAACGCCTCAAACACATTTGCTTATTCAATTACTGCAGGGACTCTAAGTGCCTCAGGTTCGGGAGTTGCTTCCACTATTACCATCACGAACTTTTCTGGAACAACCGTATTTACCGGAAGCGCTCTCACAACAAGTCCACATACATACTTGGGGGTAAGCTATAGTGGGACAACCGTTAGCGTATCTGTGAGCTCAACAACTCTCTGGACATCCAATATTCCGACCATTGGCAAGACTGTGGCAGTCCTAGATTACAACGGAAATGATAATTACGCAGGATCGGCGTTTGATAACTTTTTGATTTCATGGCCATCTCCTGTGAATCTTAGTGGAATCGCCGTCTTCAGTGGAGACTTGGTTGCTAGTACGCCCTACCTATATAACGTCGGAGACTCAAACCGTCCGTTAAACAATGTGTATACTGGAACGCTGAATGCCTGGAAGTTACCAGCAACAAACACTCCTTACCTTGTTTCATATACTCTCGGATCTGGAGAGTTCGGATACACCCAGGCTGGTTCAACCAATCAGTTTATTTACAATACAGGTTCTGGTCTTGGAGGAAGTTCGTCTTTAACAACGATCTGTGGATTTACAGTTGTCGGAACCGTTACATCACCATCATATGGACAGACGGTAGTCTACTCAAATATGTTTGTATCTAGCTTGAACAGCCCATCTGTCAACACAATCAGCGGGTCATTTTCAGACCCAGGAGGGACTTATGGGTTTGCCAATGCTTTATTTACCGGGGGTCAGCAGTATCGAACTTTCACATGGGTCCTGAGCAATACATCTACGCTGCCCAATAGAGTGCAGTGCTACCTATCGAACGGAAGTGCAGAGCAAACCAATACAGCCGGGCTCATGGCATATGATACTACAGGTACTCTTAACTATCATTGTTACTATACTAACAGTGCATACGGCGCAATTTACTTGAGGATCACCAATATGTCCGGTACAACAGTATATAGCGAACTAAAGAGTGGTGGTTACCATCTAATCGAAATGATACGTACATCGCAGTTTATTACCATAAAAGAAGACGGTGTAGTCATCTACACTACAGGCGAGCTGAGATTAGGATCCACCGCAGCACTGTATGCAGCACAATATGGTAATTTTTCAGATATTAACAAGTTTTCAAATTTCTCTATTTCCCAACTCACAGGGTTCCCTCTCACAACTACATTGGCAATCGGGGGCGATGTCACGCCTCTAGTGAGCAACGTGTATAACCTCGGAGCACCCGCATACCCATTCAATTCTATGTACGCAGTCACAGGGGCATTCGTTGGATCGAATGGAAACTCAGGAACGGGTACTATGAACGTCAATTCCAGTGGAAATTTTCAGATTTCAGCTAACTCAAATCTTGTTCTAGTTCCTTCAACAGGCGGAGTTATTATCTCTGGGCTCTCAACTTCAACCTATACTGGCAGCGTGCTCTCGTTCAACGCGAGCAGTGGGGCAGTCACCTACAGTACTCTTGTGAGCGCTACAGGTCCCACGGGTCTCACGGGATCCACGGGACCTACTGGACTCCAGGGACCGACAGGGCTCACAGGCAGCACTGGACCGACTGGATTGCAGGGCGCTACAGGACCTACAGGCGGCACTGGACCTACAGGCGGCACTGGACCTACAGGACTCACGGGTGCTACTGGACCTACCGGAAGTACTGGACCAACAGGTCTCACAGGCGCTACAGGACCTACAGGCAGCACTGGACCTACAGGACTCACGGGTGCTACTGGACCTACCGGAAGTACTGGACCAACCGGTCTCACAGGCGCTACAGGACCTACCGGAAGTACTGGACCAACAGGTCTCACAGGCGCTACAGGACCTACCGGAAGTACTGGACCAACAGGGCTTACGGGATCCACGGGACCTACGGGAAGTACTGGTCCGACAGGACTTACTGGCGAAACGGGACCTACGGGAAGTACTGGTCCGACAGGACTTACTGGTGAAACAGGTCCCACGGGCTTAACTGGTGAAACGGGACCCACAGGACCGATTGGTGGGTCGGATACGCAAGTCCTCTACAACAACGGGGGCGTAGCAAATGGTGATCCTGCGCTCACGTTTGATGTAACCACCGGGACAACGACGATGAGTTCGTTGCGGATACTTCAAACCGACGCAACAGATGTCACAGCAGGACTCTACCTAGAAGCTGGGTTTGGAACGGGTAGTCCAAGCGTGTCGAATTACGCACTCGTGTCCTTTTCAACTCGCGGTGGCGGCGGGGGAACGGTTACCCAGAGTCTGTTCAGCATGTTCGAAGGAGGCAACTACGGACTAAGTTTCAAGAACGGCAATGCATACGATTCTCCAACCTTTGTTCGCGTCGATGCCGCTGGTGGTCAGATGGGTGTTGGAACTGTGTCTCCAGCCTATACTCTGGACGTCTCAGGAACATTCGGTGTCCGGGGAACAGCTACCTTCTCGTCCAACACGATTCTTAATGGAGAGCTGACCCTGAATACCACAACAATTGCCCTCGGCGCCAGTGCAGGGATAGGGCAGGGGTCTAATTCGGTCGCGATCGGCACCCTTGCTGCGAACACGAGTCAGGGGTATGAGTCAGTCGCAATCGGAAATTTAGCAGGTCAGATCAGCCAGAGTTATTGTAATGTTGCTATTGGTATTGGGGCAGGATACAATACACAGGGTCAGGGTGCAGTCGCAGTTGGCCAGGCACCAGGATACACCAATCAACAGCCGGGAGCCGTTGCGATCGGATCATATGCTGGGTTCAACACTCAAGGAGCATACGCAATTGCGATTGGAAGCGGAGCAGCAGCGTCTGGAAGTACGTCACAAGGAAGCAACGCAGTCGCGATCGGAAACACTGCGGCATATACCGAACAAGGTGTAAATTCAGTGGCTATCGGAAAGGATGCGGCATATACGTCACAAGGAGCAGATGCAGTTGCGATCGGACACTTGGCGGGATCGAATACTCAAGGAACCAATGCAATTGCGATTGGTAATTCTGCAGGATATACATCTCAATCCTCGAATTCAATTATCCTGAACGCTACTGGATCGGCTCTTGACACATCAGTCTCGGGATTCATTGTGGCTCCTGTGAGATCCGTAACAACTGCTGAGAATCCCATTATGGCTTACAATACATCCACCAACGAGATCATAACGGGCGGAGCACTCACCACCACGTATTCGGGAAGCAGTCCAGGTCTCACGATTAGTGGGACCGATACAGTGGGGGGAGCAGGATTCATGAACTTCCTGCGGGTGACCAATACATCGTCTGGTGTGACCAATCCGACCAAGACATTTCGTATAAATCAAGTGGGAGCACTCGGTATTGTCAATAACGCATACGACTCAGAAATATTCAATGTGACCGACAGCGGAATTTTACAGGTGGGAGGAGGAGCAGCAGCAGCGGCTATAAATAATTCACCAACAACAAATTACCTTGTATTCAACAATAACAGGTCATCAATCTACGATGACGGCAACATGCATATTCACACCATGCAGGATGGTGGAACCATGTGGATCAATACAAGCGGTGGTCAAATCAGTATGATTTCTCAGACCGTGAGTGGAGCATCCCTGGGAACAGGCGTAGGTATTGGAACATCGACTCTGACTGCTTATGTAACAATCAGTGGAAGCAAGACATACACAATAGGACAATACGGATACCTTCACCCGACGCTTGGAGCAGGAACAGGTGCGGGAACAACGGCTCCATACAGTTTAGCCACAAGCGAACGTATTCAAGCAACTGAATTTGATGCGACCTCCGATGAACGCCTCAAGGATATTTCAGGTGGAATTACGGCCGAGGAAGCGATACGATTTGTCCAGAGCGTGAGTGGAATGTACTACTCCTGGAAATCTGATCCATCTGGAGGAGTCCATACCGGTTTCATTGCCCAGGATATTCACAAGGCAGGGTTTAACCATATGGTTTCCACAATCCCGAATACCTCTCTGAGCGGTCAAGTCGATGATGACGGATACACGCATCCAGAAGGAGCTCAATTGACCCTGAATTATAGCGCGATTACACCTTACCATCACGAAGCCATCAAGGTTTTACTTGATCGCGTCGCACATTTAGAAGCCAAACTTGAAACTTTAATGTCAAAGCTTTGAGACCTGAATCAGTACGCTGTTCGGAAGAGTCATGAACGAAAACTTCATACCCTGGAAATTTGACCCAAAATTTGTCACGGCCTGCGACAGATCGGTTCCAAGAAGTTGAGTGGCGTAATCGTACGTGTTTGGTCGTGTCTGTATGCTTGCTATGCTCTGTTGCGAGAACTCCATGCTGAAGAGTATATGGTTAGGGGGAAACCCCGCCGCTGCCCACTTGATAAAGAGTGGATTCAGGTTATTGCTGGACGGATTCACAAGTGGCTGGAGAGCAGCCGTGTCCAGGACTATCTGCTGGGACATCATAGCCTGAGTTGTCATGAGATCACTGATCGTCAGGATATAGGATGAATTTGACATACCTATTTACTCTAATGCGCAGCAAATACATACCATGTCATCTACCGCGACTGATAACTCAATTAGTCTTTAGAGACTTGAATACTCAGTGTCGTGTTGCAACAATCTGAAGAACGTTTGTAGTCAAAGTATATTTGACCGAAAATCCTTGAAACTGAACGTTCAGATCGGATATCGTCTTATCGAGATCTGCAGCGATCAGATATGATATATAATCATATAACGTGCGTGGCGTACCATCTGGACAGGGAGAGGGAGAATTTAGGGTGATTAGAAACAGGTTTCCTTCGGGAGGGAATCCAACTGATGCCCATCGACGTAATGGAAATATAAATGCAGTGGGGTGAGACAGAGGATTCAACGAAATAGCATCGATTGTTTCTTGAGGCACGTCCTCCCGACTTTGCAGTAGGTTGTCCATCGTCTCAATGTAGTCTGGCATTACTACTTTACCAGATTGTCTTTGTAGGCAGAATACAGCTTCGAACTTACGACTTCCTGCATCTCCAGAGTGAAGGAGAAGTTGCCGTAGAGGACGAGCGGGCGTCCGTAGCAGTCTGTCAATTTCAGTTTGATGACTGAGATGTTTTCGGGCTCTGGGAACACAACCTTGTTGGTGATGGTGGTGCGTCCATCTGCATAAATGACGCTGTTTTTGCTCACATTGACTATGATTTTTGCGAAGGCAGGGGCACTCGTTCCATTGAAGGATACGTGGTCAATAGCGTCGTACTTCTCGAGATTCAGGAACACGTACGTATTGCCCCAGAGGTTTGTTACGCTCTCCGATGTATAAGACGAGAGATTTGCGTAAGCATTGCTGGTAAATCCGAGATACGAACCAAGACCCGTATCGAAGGGACGAATAGTCGCCTCGCGAGTTATACAGCACGCGGTCGCCGAAGGGGTAAAATCGAGAGAAAACACCGTAGCCGCGGATAGCGTAGTCTTTCCAGTTACAGCATTGAAGACTACACCTAGCGAGACAGTGGACACCGCCGCAGAAACTATAGCTGCTGCTAGAGTTGTGGAATTATAATTACCATCTGAGATGCTACATTGTGCTCCGCTCACGTTGAAATTTGTATTTTCCAGTGTCGCCGAGAAATCGTACCATGTATTTGGGAGTTCAATGCTGGACAGACGCATGGACGTAATGTTCTTGTACGTGCGCGGCAGGCGCATGGTGCAAGACCCAGCATTTGTCACTGCTGCATTCTCACGAAAGCGGGTATCGAGATTGATAACACGGGTAACTGATTCCGTAGGGTACACAGCACCGAAGGTTGTTCGGTCTTGGAATCCTCCAACGGGACGCATAACTGGACCGCTCATTGTGTGTAGCGCCTATAAAAAAGTTGTCAAAAATACGGAGTGTATAGTAAATAGATCAAATGGCGTGCGCCAGCTCATCTACTTCGCTTGGTCTGCAGATATATATCAACTACCTCACAGCTTTATTACGACAGAATTCTTCGCGGACTTCCGCGCCTCTGACTGCGCAGACTTGCGGAGTGCCGTCTTCAGTGTCGGTTTCGGTGGGGGTGGGATGTGGGGCGCAGCAAAGGTCGGTGCAGGGTCCTGAGCGCGCACCGGCGGCGGCATCGGAGTCGCAGCAACCTTCCGCTCCTGGGTCTGGATGTTCTTGAGGATATCGCCAATACCCATACCCGACGGCGGCTTCATCTCACGCGCCGGCTGGCGGGCGGGAATGCTCTTGATTGTCTCGGATGGCGGAGGAGGCTGGTTGATTCCGCTGAGGAAGGACATCATGCCCGCCAAACCACCAGCGGGGGCCGGCGGCGGCGGAGCGGGGGCAGGGGCAGGGGCGGATGCCGCCTGCTGCTTGAACTGCTGCGTTTGCGTCTGCATCGCCTGTGCCGCCATCTGGCGCGCGATATCCGGGTTGTTCTTGAGAATCTCCTGGATGTTGGGGACCGGAGCCTTCATCGCCATCTGGTTGGTGAGATGCACCATATACACCATGAAGCACGTGCGCATCGGAATACGCACGAGAGGATGCATACGCATGTTCTCGCCGTACAGGTCATACACTTCCTCAAAATCCTCCTCCAGATCTGCGACGTTCATCTGCGCGCTCTGGGACAGACCATCGAGCTGCAGACCGAACGCCTTCATCATCGCTACGTTCTTGGATCCCCACTCGAGCGCCGACATACCCGTAATGAACCACTCAGAGAATTGCTTGATGGTAGAATCCATAGCCTTCTCACGGCGCACAAACTCCAGCTCCATCTCCATCTCGTCCAGGGGCGAGTCCATCGTGAAACGCTTGCGCATAGGAACACCGAGCTTGTTCAGGCGATCAAACTTGCGGAGGAGCTCGTACTTGCGCTTCATCAGTGCATCGTCCGACATCTTGGGCTGCACATTCACGGGCTTCAAGTACGCTTCGGCATTGAGGTTCTCCACGCCGTCCCACGACTTCGTGGCGCCGACATCGTTGGCGGAAGGAACCAGCTTGGGCGGCTGAAGAGGTTCGGACGGCAGGTCTGTAAAGTCCAGGCTGACCTTCTCCAGGTCGGCCATCTTCGTGTCGGGGGCTGCCATGGCGGCAGTGTTCATAAGTAGATCTGCACCGGGGACGTCGCTGCTCATTATCTGATTATCCGCATCCTCTTCCTAAGATTAAAACGCGGGGTGGCGGATGCTCGCTAGAATGTTGGCGGGTGTTCCAGGAAGTACAGACCCTGGAGGAAGGAGTCGGCCAGGTCATCCTTCTTTTTGTGCGACTTGAAGAAGGGGAGTTGGCAGGGCGGACACAGAGCCTCACAATGCACAATACCTGTCTTCTTGCGTCCGCGATACGTCCCCGTAGCATCCGTTGCACATGCGATATTGTCCAGCTTGTGAATCGCCGACACTCCCTTGGTACGGAACCCCCGACAGGCAAAGTACATGTGCAGCATGGCTTGGACCGCAAACATACGGCGATCCAGCTGGTTCTCAAAAATAATGAGATCTGCCCCTGCCCACAGCGGGGCACGACGATCCAGGGATTCCACGATATCGCCTACGAGATCCAGGACACCACCTCCAGCTGCACGGGCATTTCCCTTAAACTTTGACCATCCCGACTTGTTCATCTCCGCCCACACTTGGGCTACCAGCACCGGCTTCTTCTGCGTAGCATCAATCCCGTGCGACCGCGCCATTTCCTGAATCTCGGCCACGGTCTTCTTGTTCAGTCCTGTCTTGGTAGCAGCCACCCCCTTGGGGCGATGACGCGAACACGCTTGTGTCCCTGCACCATTCTGAACCCACATGGCGGGCTTGGCACACTTGTAACAGGCTGTCCGCGCAATCCCGTTCTTCTCGCCTACCACATCAATCACATCCCATCCTGTGATCCTCATATCTGTTCTGGAAGTCCCTTCGAGAACACATACGGCTAAGTTTCGCAAACCAACGTCAAAGCTCACCAATTTCATTTACTGCGCTACTTGAACCAGCGAAATTAGCGTTGACTTTTTATCGCTCTTATTGAAAGGTATGCCCCTCTCTGTAAGCAGCTGACGGAGTTCAGCGACCGTCTTGCCCGAGACATCCACGGCATCCATCGTCTGCACCTGAGCCTCCTCCACCTCTTCATGGACCGACACGCGGTCATCCGTCTCTGGGACAAGCTCACCCACCTGCTCCATCTCGGGGACATGAGCCTCCTGCACGGACTCTAGATGGGGCATATCGGCGTACTCCTGCTCCTGCTGCTCCTGCTGAGGGTGCTGCTCCTCCTCGTGGAGTTCGGGAGGCAGGCTTGCTGCAAAGGAGACTGGCGGGGCGGTCACGGCGACAGCCAGGGCGTTGATGGCCTGGGACATGCGGGACTGCTGAATGTAGAGCCAGGCGACGAGACCTGTGAGGACTAGAACGATTCCGGCGAGTAGAGCAACGATTCCATGAAAGAACTCCATTTTATGTTCTTGCCTTAGTTTTTACCCTGCTTTTAAACGCCTATCGAGCGGCGCCGACGTGTTGAGCGAATAGTCTTGGAACCCTTCCGCTTGTATGTTCTAGCCTTTCGTCCTGCAACCTTGGGGCGACTGGACTTGTAAAAATCAACATCCGCTTGGTCCTCGGGAAACACAAGCTTTCCGAAATGTGTCTTAGGCTTTGCACCCGAACGAAGAAGCAGCTTCTTAATCTGCTTAAACCGTTCAACCTTCGCGGGATCGCTGGATTTCTTTATGGCGATATCTGCAACGCCACGATACGTCTTTCCCTCAAGCTCAGGAGGAAAATTGGGGATGCGTTTGTCAAACTGATTATTGAAATTTGGTCCTTCAAAGGTTCCATCCACATAATACGTTCCAGGAAACTCCTTAAGAAGGGTATCTACCATCGCAACGTTGGCATGAAGAATGGCATACATCATAGGATGCAAACGGGATATTTCGCTATCTAACTTTTCCCGAGGAGTGTCTGATCCAAACTCCGAATAAAACTGAGATGTGTGCGTGGAAAAGTTAGCAGCATCGCCACGCTCAAGATCGTCAGCAATTAAGGCCAGATACTGGTCTTTCCGGCTCGGCGTAGAAGAACCCGATGGTCCTGATCTGCGATTGTTTCGGTTAAAGCCGTACGCAGCGAGATGTGCCATTCTTATACGTTATTGGCGAAATGTTTTGTTTTTCCTCAGAAATCATCGAGGTCGGTCTTGATGATCATATCTTCCTGGCGAGCTCCCACTCCTGCCTTCGAGTAATCTGAAATACGCCGCTCAAAGAAGTTGCCCTTGCCCTCCATCGAGATCATGTCCATGAAATCAAAGGGGTTCTGGGCATTGTAGATTTTCTGGATCCCCAGCTGCACGGCCAGACGATCAGCGACAAAGTGAATGTACTGCTGCATCAGCTTGGCGTTCATGCCGATCAGGGAGCACGGCAGGGCTTCGCAGATGAACTCGCACTCGATATCCACCGCCTCGGTAATGATACGCTTGACCTCGTGAGGCGATAGAGGCTCGCCCATATGGTACATCTCCACTGCAAACACCGTGTGCAGCCCCTCGTCGCGTGAAATCAGCTCATTGGAAAAGCAGAGACCGGGCATGAGACCGCGCTTCTTCAGCCAGTAGATGGAGCAGAACGCCCCGCTGAAGAAGATGCCTTCAACACAGGCAAATGCGACCACACGGGTGGCAAACGACGCGGAACTCTCAATCCACTTGAGAGCCCAACCACCCTTGCGCTTGATGCAGGGAATAGTATCGATCGCGCGGAAATACTTCATCTGTTCCTGCTTATCAGACACATACTTGTCGATGAGGAGGGAATAGGTCTCAGAGTGAATACCTTCCATGGCGTTCTGAAATGCGTAGAACAGACGGGCTACGGGGGACTCGACATCGCGCTGGAATCGGGTTGCCAGGTTCTCTTGGACAATACCATCAGACCCGGCAAAGAAGGCGAGGATCTGTTTGATGAACTCCTGCTCCTGCTGGGTCAAACGAGACCAATCCTCTCCGTCCTTGGAAAAATCAATCTCTTCAGGCGTCCAGAACGAGGCGACCGATTGTTTGTAGAGTTGGTACAGCTTGTTCTCTTCCGGCTTGATAGGGAAAAGCGTATAGCGCTCGCCAAGGGTTGTCATGTCGTCTGTATATACCACGCAGAAAATGGTTAAATGCTTGTCTTCTCTTAAAAACAATAGTATGAGCAATTACTACCAACCAACATCAAATATCTCGTTGCTCAAGCAGTTGTTTGGGACGACGTATGCGTTTGACTCGAACGCCAACGAATTCAAGACAAAAATTAACCTTTCTCTTCCTGGAGACCTGGTAGTGGGAACAACAGATACCTCCTTCAATCTCTATCTCAACGGAAACGCTGTCGTAACATCCATTACAATTAGCGATTCGGTAGCGGCAGGCGTTTCGAACTGGGCGGAGTATCCAGCGGTCAGCAACGTAAATCTAGCTGGGTTTGACATCACCAATACGTCGAATATCACAACGACAAATATTGATACGGCTACCATCAATGGTCTTCCATTTGATCCTAGCGGCGCAACCGATGCGCGTCTCGTCATTACAGCTGCAAATAGTATCTACATTGGGCTGAGCGCTGGCTCCAACGACAGCGGGGCTTCGCGATCAATTGGGATTGGATTCAATGCAGCACTGAACAGCAGTGGAGATGGTGTAGTTGCCTTGGGAGATAGTGCAGCTCTAGGGAATACTCGTAACAACGTGGTCGCTCTCGGAACGGAGACTGCTCTGAGCAATACGGGAGCCAATGTGTGTGCTATCATCAACGGTGCGGCAGCCGGAAATCTTGGAACGAACGTCATAGCTATCGGAAACAATGCTGGTCTGAACAATTCGGGAGATTACGTAACACTTATGGGCTATTTGGCAGGAAATTCTAATACTGGCGGTGATATCGTTGCGTTTGGACAGGATGTTGCAAACTCCAACTCTGGTTCGCACGTGAATGCGTTCGGATCAAACGCTGCTTCGTTCAATGCGGGCACGAACGTCAATGCGTTTGGGGACCAGGCCGGGTTTTCAAATTCTGGTTTAAACGTGAATGCACTGGGATCAAACGCTGGATCGCGTAATTCTGGCAACGAAGTGAGTGCGATGGGAACATCTGCGGCAGCCGATAACCAGGGGTCGGATGTCACCGCGCTAGGGTACCAGGCCGCTTTAAGCAATACTGGAAGTAACGTCACTGCTATTGGATATGCGGCGGCGTCTGAGAACACTGGTGGCTATGTGACTGCCATAGGATCAAACGCTGCATACTCAAATACCGGAAGCTACGTCTTCGCAGCATGTGCTAATGCCGGTGAGAACAATTCGGGAGATAATCTGATTGCTGTTGGAAGTTTGGCAGGACATGGGAACACTGGGAATGATGTTGTTGCTATCGGAACAAACGCGGTAGATGGATCGAATAACAGCAGCAACTTGGTCGCGATTGGTGTAGATGCGTTTTTCAGCAACATTAGTAGTGATGGGGGAGTGGCTGTGGGATACGAAGCGGGAAAGCAGAGCGAAGGATCAAATGGAATATTCATAGGATATCAGGCTGGTCTATCAAACAACGCAGAGAATGGTGTTTTGATTGGCGCAAATGCTGGATCTGGAAACATCGGGAAAAACGCGATTATAATCGGCGGCGGAGCAGGGGTATCTTCAGAAACTGATACAGCCGTGTTTATTGGTGCTGATGCTGGAGCACAAAGTATCGGTTCCGGGACTATCGCGATTGGAATCTTTGCTGGCGCGTCCGGCGAAGGCGACAACAATACGTTTGTCGGAGGAGGAGCCGGAGTTTTAAATACGGGAAGTTCAGTTGTAGCTCTTGGAAGTTACGCAGGGTTTTCCAATGCTGGATCAGACTGTATTTTCATAGGACAGTTTGCAGGGTCAAACAACATCTCTGATAACCAACTGGTCATCTCGAATCTGATCACTGGCGATTTCAGCAGTGGTCAGGTCAATATCTCGGATCTGTATGTCACGAACATCAACGGGGCTCCGTATGTCGGGGGAAGCACTATAGTACAATTCACAACAGCCGGTAGCGACACATACACTCTTCCAGGAACATCGGCGTCAGTTTATCCAGTTACGATTGAAATGTGGGGTGGTGGAGGTGGTGGAGGTGGCGTCGAGGATGCCGGCGGCGGCGGAGGCGGATCGGGTCAATATGGGCGTTACAATATTACTGCCCTGGGAGGTACAACAATTACATTAAATGTTGGAGCGGGAGGTGTGGGGGGCGGCTCCGGCAACGAGCAGTCCGACGGCGGCAACGGCGGAGCAACAACTATCCAATGTACGGGGGCTATACTGTCCGTTAGCGGGGGACAGGGAGGACAAGTAGGTAACACAGAGGGTGGATACGGGGGTGCCGGATATTATGGAGGTGGTGGTGGTGGCGGAAACGGAGGTGACGGACCTGGACCTGGAGGAATAGGCACCTTGATAAATGGTAATCCTGGAACAGAAGCCGGTTCTGGTGGAGCGGGAGGTGACGGTGCTGGATTTCCAGGAGGAGCAGGTGGTGATCAAGTAACTCCAGAAACGCGCGCTGGTGGCGGAGGAGGAGGAACGGGCGGAGGAGCTGGTAGTGAGAACGGAACAACTCCTGGTGGTAATGGAGTGGGCATCGGGTCTGGCGGAGGAGGAGGATGTTATGTGGCAGGTCAAGGGGTTGCCACCGAACCCGGTGGAAATGGTGCTGCAGGTGCCGTGATTTTTACAATTGGTCAGCCCTTGTAATCACACCTGCATAACCTTCTGAATACTGACTGCCGACACGCCCGAGTGCTTCGCGAACTCTTTCAGGAATGCCCGTGTCCTAGTCTTGTCGAGACCTCCACACAGGGTCTTCGCAATCAGACCAGCCACCATGACTTTCGGTGTATGTTCAAGCTCCTCGTCGGGGTTCTTGAAGATAGCGCGAATAGATGCCAGGATCGTATCTCGCTGGGATTCCGATACCCCCAGACCGTTCATCATCCGCTCTGCCAAAGACAGCTGGGTTTTTAGCAGGGGATTATCGTCGGCGATAATCCCGAACCGCTGAATAGCTTTGGACAGCGAGCGAGTCGAGACATCAACAATCTCTGCGATTTCCTCGTGCGTTCGCGACACATCAAAGCGGCGGCACGCGACAAAGAATACAGCTCCCAGAAGAGCACGGCGGGTCTCTCCTCGTAATTTCAGAGCATCCTCCTGGCTTTTCAACAGCGAGCAGGCTTCTTGGAGAATAGCTTTGGTGAATCCGTTGCGGTAAGCGTACTGATTCACGAGTTCAAAGATCGATAGCCACGAGCGCTCGGAATGAGATGCCAACGACCAGGCGGAGAGGCGCTGAATACTCCGGAAACTCGCAGAGCCCACCTTCCGGTTCATCATCATCGATCCGTACGATGAGTCGGGCAGCAACTGGCTGATGGTGAGACCTACGCGGGAAGGGTCTTCGTTCCTGTCGTCGGCGCCGTAGTACCGCCACTCGGCACCTTCATCAATCGATTGATCCAGCATTGTTCCACAGGAGGTGCATACGTGCTGTCCCTCCTCCACAACGATTCCGCGGGGATCGTGCTCACACATACTTGCATCGATCATCTTGGGCGTATATTGAAGTTCGTTTTTGTCAGTTCATCTTTTGACGAAGGAATGCCATGGAGGAGTCGTCATACACAAACGGGCGGTACCCTGGACCGCTGCGTGGCGGTGCCCGGACAGTACGCTGTCCGGAAGGGGGCTGGATCCACGAAATCAGGATGGTCGCAGGACCTACATTCCACACTTGGAAGCCCTGTTCCTGCAGGGTTTCGCTGACATACTGAATGGCTTCGCGATGGTCAAAAAGAGGATATCCAAACACAAAGGAGGGAACTTCAAACGCCAAGTAGGGGGCATCGTGATTGGTCGCTGCATGAGTCTTGATCTGCGAAAAGAGGTTGGAGAGCACGGGTTTCATAGCTTGCATATTAATGGTTTTGCGCTGCTGCTCGTGTTTCCACAAATCAGTGGCCCGAATCATTTTCATAGACGCAGAAAAGAACACACAAGGATGAACTACACCATTTTAGGGTTGAATGGAGGTGGTATGCGCGGAGCCTTACAAGTAGGTGCTCTTCGCGAAATTGCTTCTGAAAAGGGAGAACCGTATCTCTACAAGGTGTTTCATCAAGGGATGTACGGGATCTCTATCGGCGCAATCATGAGTGCCTTAATCGCCTTCAAGTTTTCTATTGATGATCTTTCCCAATTCCTCGAGTATCTTGCAAATATCCAGCACTCTGTCCAACCCTTGCGATTACAGGCGTTTATCGGATTTGGACTCACCAACGGACTGGATGATGGTACGCAGATGTTCAAGAAACTATCGGATATCTTTGCCGTAAAAGGTCTAAACCTTGAAACCTTGAACGTAGGTGATGCAGCCGTTCCCCTGCATATCCTGGCCTCCGATATTACGCACCTCAAGATCGTGCGGTTTGGCCCTTCTACACGCGTATGGGATGCCTTGCGCGCATCTATTTCCCTGCCCTTCATCTTTACACCGCACACGATCGGCGATTCCTTGTTTGTGGATGGAGCAGTTCTCTGCACCAATATCATGACCGCTATCCCGAAACACGTGCGGCACCAGACTCTTCTCCTGATGACCACGCATTCGGCAACTGTAACACCCGAAAATTACGTTGGGGTTCTTCCCTTCTGTCGAACGATTATGGAATCGCATAACACTCAGCGCGAGTATCCTCAAAACACGTGCCTATTGGTGGAAGACAATACGCAGATGTTCAATTTTTGGGATAATCGGGGAGCCATTGAGAAACTACTCGCCGTCGGACGACAGTTGTACCTTTTGTTCCGGTCCAAGGGCCGACTTCAGGAAGCTGCGCATGACGCTAACGGTTCCGGGACCTAGGTACTCGTACAGCTTAGACTTGGTCTGCAGCTTGAAGGCAGGGTACGCATCGATCTTGAATGTCTCACACTCGCGACTATCGACATCACAATCAATCATCTTGACCTCTACCGTCTTTCCGCCGTACGTGAAATCTTTGACAACTTCTGCGAGGCTCTCCACCTTCGGAATAGCATCCTGGGAGTATGGACACCATTTTGTGTAGAAGAAGTAGAAGGTTGCGCGATTCGCGGCAAGGTCGCTCTCGACATCCAGCTCAACCATACGACTGGCAGGAAGAAAGCCGCGGAACGCCCAGTAAAAGGTGACAAAGAGCACGAGAAGCAGCAGGGTTATCCCGCTAGCTTGCAGACCTGTTGTCAAGTAATCAGTCATGCGGTATTATTGGATAGAGGACAGACGTTATTTTGCGTTCCTTCGCATACCATTCGCGGTATGCTTTCTGAGCATCCACGCCTTTCGCAACGTTCCACATAATGTGATGCGTAAGGCGAGGAGGTTCTCCGGGTTTGGGCGCTACCACAAACCAGTAACCATTGAGTCTGAACATTATAGAGTAAAGGCGTCCTGTGTTTAAGCGGGGAAGCCAACCAGGTTCGCGCCGATACCGAAGCCGGCACCCGTGCGGGCAGACGAGCCGACCGAGGGGGCATAGATATCGAGGATGGCGAAGACGGCCAGCGCAGTGAGCGCAATCGTGCCGATCTCATCCGTGCGGAGCTTCTTGCCCGGGAGCAGGTAGCACGCCACGGCGACGGCGAGGCCCTCCAGGGCGTACTTTACCAGGCGCTTGACCAGGTCGGCGACATCGATTCCCATGGACGGGGCGGCGTGGGGGGCATCGGACATATTGGTTTATACTTGTTGAAGGAGAAAATTTCAGGAGGGGTCATAATGGCTGGATACTTTGACGAGTCCTTTGTAACAATTATTCTTCTGTCACTCGTAGAGATTTATGGCGACTTTGCACTTCGGTTCTATGCCCTGACGAACAAGGCGACTTACTTGATGCATGGACTGGTGGGGTATGCCGGAGTGGTGTATTTTCTAATACAATCACTGCGGCTGGACAACGTCCTTTATGTCAATGGAATGTGGGACGGAGTTTCGGGCATCCTGAACAGCGTGGCGGCATATGTCATTCTCGGCGACCGGCTGAAAAACTGGAGTCAGTACCTTGGACTGGGATTGATTATCGCAGGCATTGGTCTGATGAAGAACCATACGAGTTCGTGATCGCCGCGTTTCTATTTTAACAATGCTGGCACAAGCATATATAAAATGAGCAGCAAGCGTGTAGAACTACCCAAAGAGGAGGATGGTGCCCCGATCGATTACCTCGACGAGGATCCGGAGCTGCCCAACCAGCGCTACTGCATTGTCTCCTTTCTGTCACCTGAAAAGGTACTCGCCAAGAAGCAGGAGTACTTTTTCCAGAAGTTCATGCAGTGGACGGAGTATGACTTCAAGGTGAAGGGGCTGGAGACGCTGGCGTCGTATCTCTCCAACAAGTACTCCATCAAGATTGACGATGTCATGAAGGATATCCACGATTTTGAGAAGACCCATCGTGCCGAGATCAAGAAATCTGATATTCCCGAGCAGTACCAAGTGTTCCTGCTGAAGCACGAGAAGGAGATTCAGGAGTCGTTCGACCGCGAACACAACTTCCAGTGCAATATTCGGGGTGTCAAGGTGCGCCGCGCGTTCCCGTCCTACGAGGAGGCCCAGCTGTGGTGCAAGGTCCTGCAGCGCAAGTATCCGAAGGACAACCTCATGATCGGTCGCATGGGCTGCTGGCTGCCGTGGGAGCCGTCTGAGCACCTCATGGAGAACGTAGAGTATGCCAACGCACAGCTCAACGAGATCATGCGCAAGTACAAGGAGAACGAGGCGAATCGCGAGCTCTTCTTCGCGGAGGAGCGCGAGCAGTCGATCAAGGCGCAGAAGGAGGAGAACGCACGTCGTCGGCTGGAGGCGGGTGTCCCGGAGCCGCCGCCGCAGCGTAATCAGCTGACGGATCTCCAGGTCCCAGTGCATCCTTCGGAGGGTGCGCTACGCGAGTAAGCATTACGTGCCTCCCTTCTTCACCCACACTGACGGCTCCCTTCCGCGCATAGCTGCGGGGTTATAGTCATCGGATGCCAGCATCGTGGATGCAAACGGCTTGTTATCCACCCACAGCGAGTCCGCACACAAGCGGAACGGCGGGTGGTCACTCGCTTTATACCAAAAGACCTGATCTTCCAGTTTATTGGAGGAGGATGAGTTGCAGATGACCAAGCACTCGTAATTCTCTGTACATTGATCCATAAACTGGCAGAACATATCAAACGTGGGAAACATACCTGCATAGTTTTCGTAGATACGTTTGCGATTCCCGATGATGTTCTCGCGCAGAATGAAGACAAAATCTACGTTGGTGCGCAGACTGGGAGGAACTCCGAGAGGGTACTGCATGGTAATCATCGTCGTCAAATCCACGTGACGACCGTTCATGAACACGTAACGGGTAGATTCCTGACGGATCCAGGTATCATCAAAAAGACAGTCATCCAGAATCAAGAACGCCCGAGGATCCATCGTTGTGGATTTCGTGTGATTGCGCTGCTGCTTGAGTGCCAGCTGACGCTTAACGACGTTTATGACAATTTCAGGTTTGTACTTGTCATGAATGAGTTTGGAAGGAACCATATGCTGAAAGAACTCGTTGGCTACCTCTGTTCCAGAAATGACGGTTCCAATAGGATAGCAGTCTTGGGTATGATGGAGGATATCGCGTACCAAGAACGATTTGCCAGTATCTTTCTTACCTATCAAGAGGATCATTGGAGATTTGTGTGAGTCAATTGCACACCGTTCTTTAATAACTTCCATGTTGAACCTTCGTATATTGAAGTTCATATTACCCAAGGGAGCATATTCTATTTTTTCACGTATAACTAACAATGGTTCAGTACGTCAATCGGATGCACACCGTCCATCTCAGGCGTGGAGATGCATTCTTGGTAACTGCAAATATCGTAATCTTTTCACTGATCTATGCTGTCGCTGGTGCAGTTCTTTCCTTCATCTTTTACTACACGTTTGATGTGTATGATCCGGAAAATCATGAAGGAAGGGAATGGGAACACAAGGGAATGTTGTTCCAGATTGCCGATATAGTTATTGAGGTTGTATTGGTCTCTGTCGTTGCGTTCTGGCTTGTTCATTACATCAATACCAGCACACCCATCATTCCCGTTCGCCGTGGCCTGGAACATTTCATTGATTCCTATACATCCGGTCTCTTCTTCTTCTTTACCATCTTCATTTTTATGGACGATCTTTCACACAAATTGAGATATGTGTTCAAGGGACTTCTAGGGAATGTCTTTGACCTCTATTTTCCTGCCGCAGGGTCTATCTTGGATGGCACCCTAGCCTATACCCCCGAACAGCGTAAAAAGATAAGTCGCCGTTTCCTAGGCAAAGTATAATGCCCAAGCCGACTCCCGATTTGAGGACAAACAACATTCCACTTGAAGTCCATCGATGCACAAACATCCAGGGACTTCAGGAGCAGGCGCAGAAACACTGGGGACTTCGGCGCATCCAACCTTTCTTTCCGTCCATTGAGAAGCTATTCAAGCTCGACAATGTTCGAATGCCATACCACTACGGCATTCAGACGCAGAACTCGATTCAGACCATTGTTGGCGAGTCATCGATCTATTCGGGAGGGAAGGAAGTCAAGATTCATCTGAAGAAGACCATGCTGTACCCATCGTACCGCGTGATGCGAGGAGAGTTCGCCGCAACGGGTCTGCCAAACAAGGAGGATATTGTAGATACTCCTCTTCCACACCAGTCGGCACACAATGCTGCCTACGTAGGATCCCTCGCCTGCCTTGTGCTGTCCGAGTCAGGATGTCAGCATTTTCCGGTGGTGTATGGTGTGTTCTCGGGCATCGAGGAGCGCCACTCTATTGATATTTCCGATGACTATGAGGATCTCTGTGATCGCCCATGGTTCTCTAGCAATATTGGTCACTTCTTTGATCTCCGTCTCCGCAAGTCTTCTGAGGCCCCTGTATTAGAGCTGCAGGAGACAACCGAGACAATTGATCTCGGGATTCAAGATATCGAGGCTCCTAGTGTTGAAATTACATCTCCGGGTACTGCCGTCGAAGAGTCCGAAGCGTATGATGCCGACAATGAGGAGGAAGCGGAAGATGGAGAGTCTAGCTGTTCAACCGACTACATCTTTGAGATTCACTCGTGCTCCAGCGGAACGACTGACGGCGAAGATGAGGATGATGAGCACAACGAGGATGATGGAGGCGGATTTACAGAGGAAGCCGAGAATCCCGATCCGTTCGCTCATGCGATTTTCAAGGATTGCCCGGTACAGGTAACGATCATGGAGGCGTGCTCGGGGACGTTGTACCAGCTGTTCCGCGAGAACCCGGAGACACCCAAGCGGTGTGCGTGGATCGGGCAGATTATCTTTGCGCTTGCGTTTGCCCAGCGCACATTCGGTCTGTGTCACAACGATCTGCATGTGATGAATGTGATGTATGTGCCGACGGCTGCCGAGTACTTCTACTACAATGCTGGGGGCAAGATGTACCGCCTACCCACCTTCGGAAAGCTGATTAAGATTATTGACTTTGATCGGGCAACGTATTCGGTAAAACTTCCAAAGATGCGGGAGTCCAAGTTTTTCATGTCAGATCAGTTCCAACAGGATGAGGAAGCGGGAGGGCAGTACAATGTAGAGCCGTTCTATAACTCCAAGTACTCGGAAATCAAGCCAAATCCATCATTTGATCTGGTGCGTCTAGCCACGTCGATGTTCTGGGATTGTTTTCCGAAGGGACCATGTGCAGAGTATGAGAGCGATCCGATCTTCAAGATGTTCATGACGTGGCTGCTCCTACCAGATGGACAGTCCATTCTGTTCCGTGATCCGAATAATGGCGATTTCAGCGAACGGTACCGCGGGTTCCATCTGTACAAGGCGATCGCCAAGTATTGTCGCGACACTGCGGTTCCGCGTAAGCAGATAGACAAGTTTGGATCTGTCTATCTCTATACGGAGAAGGTCCCGCAGGGTGAGAGTGTGCTTTTTATAGAACCTTAAGTATAATGGCCACCTTTGGATTTGATATGGGGGGTCTACCCAGTCTTCTGAGGACCTACGCACGCCTGTCCAAGGAGATGAGTAAAGGTCGTAAGGGGGGACCTCCAGAGGTGAAAATCACGATGCGGGGGTTGGATGACCACAGAATGCAAAGATACACATTCATTGAAATCACTGAGGACGTTGAGGATAATGTGAGCCCCAATAAGATCATATTGCAGTTGGATCCAAAGACTGGTGAGGTCACGATCATGGATTTTGGTACAATGAGAAACTGGAGTTCCGACGCACAACTTGTGAAATATCTTGCAGAGATGAATATTGTAAAAGTACCTTATGTCCCTGATGCCGATGACCGCATTATGGCGGAGTTAAAGAAGAGTAACGCTGCGAAATCACCAGCTCCAAGTCTCTTCTCCAAGGTCAAAGGTATATTCAGCCGTGGAGGAAAGCCTCGTTCCACCCGTCGTCATCGTCGTCGTTAAAATGACGGCTTGCCGACAAACATATCCTGTGCCGCAGCTGTTGCAGACGCAACCGTTGCAGCGACAGACTCACCATCCCCACCCAGCGCAAACACCAGCCCGCCCGCGCCCGCACCGGACAAAAGTCCGACCTTCGACGCATCTGTCCATTCAATAGGCTTCTGCTTCGTGTAACGCTCAACGGCATAGACAATAACAGCAATAACGGCAACAGCGACTATGATTGCAAGAACACTTGTATCAATCATTTGAGTATTCTATCCCTCTTTGTTTATAGCTTTAGAACGAGCTCACCGTCCTTCGCCTCTACATCCACCTTCTCCTCCTTCTCCTCAGGGGTCTTCTCCTCCTCTGGGACATCGAGAGTTACATCCTCTTCCGACACCTTCATCTTCGGGACATCGTCCTCCTCATCATCCGTATCATGCTCGCGAACCTCGGTTTCTCCGAACGATACCTCCTTCTTCACCTCGGGTTCGGGTCCGGGTCCGGGTGCAGCCACTTGCTGTTCTGTCGCAGGTAGATTCACCTCCGTCTCGGTCGGCTGAATGACATCCTCAGCCGTCTGGGATTTCTCAGGGGCGGAAAAGTAAGTATTCACAATCGACTGCCAAGGGAGGAAGGAATCCAGGACAACATCGAACGTGGTATCCAGGAGCTCATCAATCTCCTTACGGTTACGGGCCTGCTGCTCCGTTGTCACCCCGAATGTCCTGAATAGGTACGCGTGCTCCCAGCAGCGACGGGCAACCTCCTTGTAGAGCTCATGGATAAACTTGGGCAGCGGCGGCCGCTCAAACTCTACCTCAATGCTGTCCTTGGTCGAGCGATACTGGACCGCGGCAAACGCGCGGAGATAGGTGATCAAGACTCCAGTAAGCAACTCCTCTAGATACGAGCACTTGGAGGCAGCCGTGATACGCTTCACCTCGGTGGTAAGAACATCCTCTGTCCAGGTAGGGATACGAGTCAGCAAATTCTGGAACGTCTTCAGAATCTGGTCCGTCTGATTGTTCTTCTCACAGATGGTCTTGGCGTTGTCATACACGCTCCAGATACCATCGGAGATGTGGGGAAGAAGCATAATCGAAAAACGATTACGAATATGCTTCTTGGCAAATTGAACTTCTTCCTTCAGTGCGCCGGACATTTGTTCTGCCAGCCCATATCTTTATGTGTATAATGAACGCCAGTGCTCTGGCGCGATCGAGGCGAAGTCGGTGAGCAGTGTCTTCACCTCGCTCACACTGAGCTTCATGGGGAACTTCACTGGAATCCAGAACTTGTACGCCTTGGCGCTCTCTTCATCTGAGATGCGTAGAAGATTGATGCGCGACACCACCGTCTCGACGACACGAATGAGGTTGCGCATACCTTCCTCACCATTAGAATACTCCTTGATGATATGCTCGGCTGCCTCCTCTGTCGCCGTCAAATCGTCACGAGCGATCCCTGCATGCTTCAAGACCTCCGGCCAGACGTAGTTGGCCACAATCACCTTCTTCTCAGGATCCTTGTACCCTGGGCAGGTGATGACACGCATACGGTCTTTCAAGACTGGATGAACCTTGCTCTCATCGTTGAACGAGAAGACGAACAGGCATCCTGAGAGGTCAAAGTCAATGCCTGCAAAGTAGCGGTCGTGGTACTGTGAGTTCTGTGACCGATCCGTGAGATGGATCAGCATAGAGGTAATCTCCTCGCCATGCGGGGTTCCCGAAATCTTGTCCAGCTCGTCAAAGTAGAGCACGGGGTTCATGCACTGCGCCTGCATGATAGCATCAATGATCCTACCCCATGACGATCCTTCGTAGGTGTAGGAGTGACCTGTGTAGTGCGCGATATCCGATGCACCGCCAAGAGAGAAGAACATGAACGGGCGCTGGAGAACCCCGGCAATTCCGTTACGCGCAAAGCTCGTCTTGCCCACACCCATCGACCCCTTCATCGCAATGACATTACCCACCGAGTCAGGATTGGAAATCCACTGAGCTAGGATCTGCATGATTTGGGTCTTAGCAGGGGCCATCCCGTAGGTCGCCTTGTCCATGGTTGTCCGCGCGTTCTTGAGGAAATCTGAGCACTTTGTCGCATCATCCTTGATGGTCACGGGCAGGGGGATAACCTTTCCGAACGGGATACGCATCACACCATCAATCCAGTTGCGCATCTTCTGGGCCTCGCCGCTCTCAGGACCCATCCGCGTGATCGTATCAATACGACGGATGAGATCCGCCTGAATCTTGGGAGTTGTGTTGAGTTCCAGAATACGGAACTTGTATGGCATCTCAGAGTCGTCCAGGAGATCGGCTATCGTGTACATCTTCTTCAGCACCGCCTTGCGCGCAGGCTTCTTCATCTCCTCATAGTAGGTCATCTCCTTACGAGATAGCTGGATTGGGGGTTCAGGAATCTCCTTCTCCTTCTGCTTGTTTTTACCACCCTTCTTCTCGTCGTCATCACCGACAACAATGAAGCGGGGAGCGCCGCGTCCAACACGTGCGTTTGTTCCCAGATGCCGAGCCAGCATGGCCGTGATAAACGACTCGGGGATATCCTCATCATCTTCTTCCTCCTCCTCGTCATCATCTTCATCGAATCCGTCCTCGTCGTCCTCATAGTCATCCTCGTCCTCTTCGCCGTTCAGATGAAGATGGATCTTAACACTCACGGGCATACCATTGGGAATCGTGATGCTTTGCGTGCTCTCCTCCTCTGTCTCCGAGTCCTCATCCTCCTCGCCGCGGTACGTTGAATCATCCTCATCGTCCTCAAAGAGAGTATCGTCATCTACCCAGCGAACGGTATCCGGCATCTTCTTATTGCGATTGCGAAGGTTGTATCTCTTATTTTTGGGTGATGTCTTCTTGTCGGGCGGGGGCGGCGCTGCTTCTCCGCTCTTTGTGCGACGACGACGTGATACCTGTTTATCTGCCATTACTCCTTCATCGGTAATATTCTTGGCAATCCATTTTATCCGTTTATAGAACAATGGAAGAGTTGGCAAAGAAAGCCCAACTACAGGCAGACTACGAGTTTGCCCATACCCCGTCCATACGAAAAATCCTGAAGGTCGTCAAGGAGTTTATTCAGGAGTCTCGTGTTCTGTGCTACGGAGGTACGGCAATCAACAATCTACTTCCCAAAGAGGACCAGTTCTACAACCCCGAGTACGTTGTCCCCGACTACGATTTCTACAGCGAAGAGCCTCAGATACACGCTCTTCGCCTTGCCGATCGGTTTGATGCTCTAGGATTCACCAATGTGGAAGTCAAGCCGGGAATGCACTTGATGACGTTCAAAGTGTTTGTAGATTTTACGGGTGTGGCAGATATCACCTACCTAGAAACACCTATTTTCACCAAGTTGTGGGATGAAAAACTTGTGAAGGACAAAATCCACTATGTCACGCCCAACTTCCTTCGCATGTCGATGTACCTCGAACTCTCGCGCCCTCGCGGAGACGTGTCGCGTTGGACAAAGGTGTATGACCGCCTGATGCTCTTGAACAAGCACTACCCTGTCGGGTGCGAGACCAAGACGCGGGGGGATCGTGTCCCGCTGACTGAGACTGAGCGCTCGCGTATTGAAAAGGTGCTCAAGACCGAATCTGTTGTTCTCATCGGGTTCCATGCGGCTGCTCTTCATGCGAAGCGCCGGAACAATACGTGGAATGTTCCTATAGATCTCTTGGTAACGCCAGATACCTTTGACAACTACGTCAATGTATTTGCCGATATTCTTGGAGGCGAGAAGATCAAGATCGTAGAACAAGCTGCGTATGCAGAACTTCTTCCTCGTCACGTAGACCTTATTGAAATCAAGAGCGGGTTTCTCATCGTACGACTCTTTGAATCATTTGCATGCCACAGTTACCACCAACTCCGCGACGGAATTAAGGTTGCGTCCATTCCTACCCTTCTGCAGTTCTTCTTTGGCTTCGTGTATGCTGACGCCCATTTCCTGGAAGGGTATGATGCAGATCGCATCGTCTGTATTTCCCAGCGACTCATTGATATTGCACATACCGAAGGGAAGCGCCGATTTGTTCTTCTGACTCCCCTCGATTGCATTGGTCACCAAACTACACTCCAGGAAATCAAGGCGCACAAGTCTGAGCTGTACAAGAATACTCCTAAACGCTCGCCCGAGTTTCTCCGGCTGTTCTTCAGTTATAGACCAGGGAAGTACAGCAAAACCCAGAAAAGGAAGGTTCGTGACTCTCTTCGTCGTACGATGCGCAACTACGAAACACACGACCAGCTTGTTACGGATACCGAACCCGAGTCTGTCCTTAGCGAACAAGAGATGCAGCCTGCCCAAGGTTGAAGGGGAGCTGGCCCGTACAAGTAACGCATGCCGAGGGTGTAATAGAGACTCCGCTGATGAGAGATGTGTAGGGACCCGTCTTTCCGGTTAGATTTGCCATATCATAAAGATCATTGGCAGGAATACCACCCTGAAACGTCTGTCCCTTAGTCTGCAGCGTGCGGTAATGATTGCGCACCCCCTGCTGGCGAAGATACGTCGTTACATCGGAGGAATCGCGCAGACGATTGACATACGTTGCATTCGTATCTTTTAGTCCAGCGCCTGTGCAGTATGATGACATCTTTATTGATTACTTAAGAATAAAGATGAAGTTCAACCTCTCGACGTACCTGATGGTAGCCTTTGTAGTTCTGGCCGTTTGCATTGTGATGATGCTCCCTGCCCGCGAGCATCTGACCGAGGAAGATTCTCTCGAGAAGCTGGAGAAGGCAGTTGCAAAAATTGCCAAGAAGGCTGGGAATGCGGATGCGGTCGTAGAACAGCAGGAGAAGGAGGGCGTGCGCAGGCACGGAGACCCAGACAACATGAAAGCAGATAATCTCGTAGATAAGGAGTAATGAAAACCAAGACCGAAAGTCTTCTGATCTGGTTTCTCGTAGCCGCTGCCGTTATTCTGATTTTCATGCCACAGCGCGAAGGCATTGATAGTACGTTGTGTTCAATGCGGGTTGCAGAGGCGGAAAAGAAGCTCGCAAGTGTCGAGGAGCAGATCCAAAAGGGAAAGGATGAACTAAACAAGGCTCAGGGGCAGATGAACATGAAGCTTTAAGCACGACTCATCCACCAGCTAGTGTCCAGGTAGTCATGATAGTAGGGCAGGTCGTTCGGGTCGCGACGCGGCTTCTTGAGCGACAGGTTATGGACTTCCCCTGGCGTCAGCATGTAATTGTAATACGTGAAATCACCAATCATGCCAGACCATCCGCCATTATCTGCAATGTACAGACTCTCTGTATTCTGCAGAGGAAGGGCGGGTAGCGTGAGATGCTGGTAGATCATGCCGTTGATATACACATCCATCGACTTCTGATTGACCGTGATAGCCAGATGGATGAACTTGCCGGCAGGAAGGTTGTTGATGACCACCTTTCCAACCTGATCCTTAGAGAACGTGTCCTGGAGAATCGTCAGCTCGTTTGTGCCCTTGGTGAGATACACAGCGGGCGACTTCATGGACATATCGGGGCGACCCTTCACGAAAAGGATAGGGCGGGGGCTGCCGTAGTTGTAGTTATCCACAATGAACCATGCAGCATACGAGAACTCGGCACCCTGCTGCTCGTTACGCGAGCGAGGCAGCACCTGGTCAAACTTCACAAACTCGGTACCGAGGTGGAGGAAGTCGAGAATGCTGACCTCCGTATTCCACGGGGCAACCGGCGAGTACCCCTTGCCGCTGTATGAGCCGTAATACAGCTCATACACGATGAGAAACACAATTCCAACGACGATCAGCGTCATCAGCGACAGGAGTATGACGCGCAGTTCCATCTATTGTTATTTACCAAGTGTATTGTTTTATTTGCTTTCCCTTGCTGTCAATGACTCCGAGTTTCACCTTGTATCCAAAGAGGGGCTTGGACGGCAGGGTGTCGAACTTCGTGCCATTCGTTCCCTGGGCGCAGAAGTACTGGGCGTCCGTGGGGGTCAGGGCGCGCGACAGGTGGTAGGCGTCGATGACGTGACCCGAGAATCCGCCGGCGGGCATGATGGTGAGGGGTCCCGTAGGGTGGCGCGGTACGCCCGAGAGTACGCACGAACGTACGAGGCGGCCGTCGCGGTAGAGATCAAGGTTGCGGCCGCTGAGTGACAGCGAAACGCAGAACCACGTCTGCAGCGGGACGTTCTTCATGACGCACGTGTAAGAGTCGTCCGTGGCGCTGCCGTCGGCTCCAGGGTATCCAGGCGAGCTGCCGAGACGGCTGCCGCTGCGTCCGCTATAGACGTTGATCTTGACGCACAGGCTGTTCTCCGTCGGGTGGAGAAACACATAGGGGTTCTGCTGTCCGTTGGGTCCGCGGACGAACACTGGCTTCTCCTGTCCGAACTTGTAGTCCCAGTCCTTGATGTACATCCACCACTGCATGCCGTAGTTGCCGCCGTGCTTCCCCGCCTGCGGGGGCACCTGGGCAGCCGCAACGCTTACGGGTTTCGTGTACTCCACGGGGGTCGGCGCCAGGTTATCAGACTTTGCAGCCTCGCCCCGGATTCCCTCCACCATGAAGAGGATGCCGTAGGCGACCAGGGCAACGATGGCAGTGTAGAGCACCCAGTAGAAGGCGCGGCTCGCGAACGCCAGCTCAGGGGACTGCATAAAGTACTTGTAGCCGAGGTACGCGCTGATGAGGACAACCACGACCGTCGTCCAGAAAAAGCCTGTCGTCCAATTCCTGCGCTGAGCCGCCTCGGCATCCGCCTGCGCCTGCGCCTGCTCGGGCGTTGGGCAAGAGCGGCCACCCATAGATCCAACCACCCCGCCCACCGTTGAAAAGGCATTGCTGATGTTTCCGTAAATATCGTATCCCTGGGGAGAAGCAGACGCAACAGGATCCTGTGGCGAGGCAGGGCAGGGCTGGACGGGGTGAAACTTTCCACCGCGAGATCCCCGCCGGAGAGTCGTATCGCCCGTGTAGGCAAAGAACCGCCCATTAAAGTCCAGGACTCCCGTGCAGTTACCAAGACGAGAGCACTCTGTCTTCGCCTCTGCCAGTGACTTGAACGGAGCTCCAAGCGAGCCCGTTAGTGTCTCCTGAGGTGTCAGAGTGATCGGCGAACCATAGCACAGGGATTTGTTCATTATTGTATGTTATGAGAGGTAAAAATGGATGGCGATATTCCTGGGCAAAGGAAGTATCAACTGACACAATGGCGGGAATGACAACAATCTTCTGTAATAACTGCGGACTACGAGGACATCCATTTCGTGAATGTCCAGACCCAATTCTCTCCTGCGGAATCCTTCTCCTCCGCAACCGCAACAATCCGGGCGAGCCCACGGCGCTGCCCCTGGATATCAACGACCTTGAAGTGTTGATGGTGCGGCGAAAGGATAGCATGGCATACACCGAATTCATTCGTGGGAAATATGACCCCGCAAATGTAGAGTATGTTGAGATGCTCTTAGAGAACATGACGCAGTCTGAACTTGGACGTCTTCAGAACGAGGCGTTTGAATCGCTCTGGACACGTCTGTGGAACAGCATTGATAAGTACGAGAACGAGTACCGGCGTGCCTTAGATAAGTTTGACCAGGTTCGCAACATTATCGGAAAGGCAGACTCTGTTTATACGGAGCCCGAGTGGGGGTTCCCAAAGGGCAGGCGCCTGAAATGCGAAAGCGATAACGGTTGTGCAGAACGAGAGTTCTTTGAGGAGACCAATGTTCGCCGCAACTGCTATGTGATGGTCAGCGGAGTTCAGCTGGAAGAGACATTTCACGGAACAAACGGAGTTCCGTATCAACACAAGTACTTTGTGGCTCTCCTGACTCGTCCTGCCGACTTTGACATTCATCAGCGATTCACGATGATGCAGCGCCGCGAGATTTCGGCGATTGGGTGGAAGACTCTTCCTGACTGCATGGAACTCACGCGACCACAATACACTCAGCGAAGGGCTCTGCTGGAAGAACTCTCTGCGATCGCGCAAACCTTTGAAGTTCGTCTTCCAAGAGAATAATAAGAGATGGCCATCTTTGCGATTACAAGTATGAAGGAGGCAGGGATGGTGTTTGGTCTGGGGTTTGTTGTGTATCTTGTTTTTTTCCTCCTGGGATTTGGGTTTTCTAGCTTGGTAACCTTCCGCGAATGCGAGAAGACTGACCAATCCAAGAATGCGACCCAAGCGGCAATTTGGGCAGCGTATCCGACGATTGGGTGGTACGTGATACGCACATTTGACTTCCTACGAGGATACTTTGATCGCTTCTATCTGATGTTTGATGGCGGAGTAGGAAACAAGGTGCGTGCGAGCTGGATCTCGATTGGGTATGTCTTGACCCTGGCTGCAGTTGCCGGAATATACGGATTGTCATCCACGTCTATTACGGAAGTCTGCATTCCCGATATTGATGAAGCCACGCGCTTCAAGAACAACATGATTCAGCAGCAGAAGGAGAAGGATGCAAAAATTAAGGCTGCAGCGGAAACAACTCCAGCAGTTAAGCCTGTGTAATGTAATGCACCGCAAGATAGCTTACGACCGCAAGAGCAAAGACCCACCACCACAACGGGAACACAGTGGCTTCGCGAGACCCGGAACCGAACTCGCGAACACGATGTCCGTCAAAGACTAGAGATGGACGAAAGTAGAGGAGTGCGCTGACAAGAAAGAGGTATATGGTGACCATCCACATACGCGGATCGCCTTCCAACTTCATTGTTTTGAGACAGGGTTTTTATTTGCTTTGTTCATACAATACAATGGCGGCATTTGTACTGCCTAACCGGAAGGCATTTGCAGATTATATAGCACGAATCTTCCTAAAATACCGCTCCACCAACAAGGATGATGATGACGAGGGAGTCGATAAGTGTCTATCCGATTCCAAGAAATCAAGTCGCGAACTCCTGCCCTACCAGAAGCTGGTTAGCGAATATCTCAAGATAGAGTCACCCTACCGCGGACTCCTCGTCTATCACGGTCTGGGATCGGGCAAGACCTGTTCTGCGATCGGTGTGGCCGAATCCCTGCTTTCCACCAAGAAAATCTATGTTATGCTTCCTGCCTCTCTCCAGAACAATTTCCGTCAGGAGATTCGCAAGTGTGGAGATGCCATCTACATGATCAACAATTACTGGGAACGCCGACCTGCGACCAACGACGCCGAGAAAGCCCCAGCCCTGCAGATGGGAATCCCGGAAGAGTACCTTCGTAATCGTGCAAGCTACTTTGTGACCGTCCATGGAAAGGAGCCAAACTACAACTCCCCCACCATGAGTGACGACGACCGCAAGGGAATCGATGAGCAGATTACCGCGATTATCGCTTCGCGCTACAACTTCATCAACTACAACGGTCTCACAAAAGAGAGTGTGAAACTTCTGGTTCCCGAAGAAGATGCCAAGACATCCACGAAGTTTGACGAGTCTGTCGTGATTATCGACGAGGCTCATGGCTTCATTTCCCGTGTCATCAACAACTCTGAGATCGCGCGCCGTCTGTATGATGCCATCTACTATGCCAAGGATTGCAAGGTTGTGCTCCTCTCCGGTACGCCCGTGATCAATCGCCCGAACGAGATCGCCTTCTTCATGAATCTCTTGCGCGGACCTATCGAGCGCATCTCGATCCCTGTCAAGGAACTGCCCACATGGGACGAGGCTGGTATGAAGACCTTTTTCAAGCTCCTGCCAGAAGTGGATACGGTGGAGTTCAACAGCGTGAAGCGCGTGATTATGGTGACGCGCAATCCAGCGCACTTCAAGTCGCTATACAACAAGGAAGGAGACCGCATCGCAGTCCAGCGCGACGATAAGTTGGTGTATAAGCCCGCCGCCGACTGGGTGGAAGGTATTCGCGAACCATTTGCCGCCAAGTTTCCTGGAGGTGTTCTGGCTGCGCGCGAGTACATTACGCGTGAAGCGCTAGAGTGCCTGCCATCCGAGTTCAAGGAGTTTGTCTCCACATTCGTGGATGGACTGGAAGTCAAGAACGCTATCCTGTTTCAGAAGCGTATCCAGGGTCTGGTGTCCTACTACAAGGGTGCCGATGAGCGCATGCTCCCGAAACGTATCGATGACGACAAGATGTTGGAGAGGGTAGAGATGTCAGATGATCAGTTCAATCGTTACCTGGAAGTGCGTTGGGGGGAGATTCAGTCCGAGGCCAAGAAGGCGACGAAAGGACCGGGTGCCCTTGATGCCAATTTCTCGTCCTATCGCGTTGTGTCCCGCCTTGTCTGCAACTACGCTGTTCCCTCTGAGCTGCGTGGAGACGTCAAAGATATCAAGGATGAGAACGATGAGGGACCGGTAGATAAGGCGACGATCCTTGCGACGCTAAGTGCCGACCCCGACAAGTACTTGCGATCCCTGGGACTAGAGACCTTCTCGCCGAAAATGAAGAAGATTCTGGAGAATATCTCAGCTTCCACGGGCAAGGATGGAGAGTACCGCAATCAGTTCATTTACTCCCAGTACCGCAAGTTGGAGGGTCTAGGTATTTTGGCTGCGATCTTGGATGCCAACGGATATCAGCCCTACAAGTTAGTCAAGGAAAACGGCAAGTACCGCGAGTCGCCCGATCTGGATCCCAAGAAGCCTGCATACGCCTTCTACACGGGCGAGGAAGATAAGATCGAAAAGGAGCTCACGCGCTACCTGTTCAATGAAGACTACTTCGGTATGCAGAACGATTATCCTGAACATGCGCCCTCTGTTCGCGAGAGTGTTCTCGCTCGTGGCGGAAAGAAGATGATCTGTATCCTGATGGCGACCTCCAGCGGCGCCGAAGGCATTAACCTCAAGAACGTCCGTCACCTGCATATTGTGGAGCCCTACTGGAACCCTGCGCGTCACGACCAGGTCATTGGTCGCGGTATTCGCCTGTGCTCCCACGCCACCCGCCAGAGTCTGTCGTCCAGCGGAATCAACAGTGAGACCGTACCCATCGAAGAGCGCACGATCCGGATCAGTTTCTATATGTCGGTCTTTTCCAAGGCTCAGGCATCGTCAGCATCTGCCTTTAATATTGTTCCCATTCGTCGTGCGGATACGCTTCCCAAGAAGTACGATGCCCCCGCAGATTCGGGGCGTGGTGTGGATGCGTTCATGACCAGCGACGAGTTCCTCTATAACATATCGTTTGAGAAGCAGAAGATTACCAGCGGAATTACTCGTCTTATCAAGCAGGCAGCAGTCGATTGCGAGATTCATCGGAAACTACACGCCAGCGAGAAGCCGGTTATTCAGTGCTTGCGGTTTGACAGCACTCCGAAAGGCGATTCACTGGGCTTCAATCCCTCCATCGACAACGACGAGCGCGACGCTGTCTATCTCCGCAATATTATGAAGCGCGGGCGTCGGCTTCAGCGTATCTCCATCAAGGACTTTGTGTTCCTAGTGGATCCCGATAGCAAGGAGGTGTTTGATGAGCCAGCCTTTGGAGACAATCATCGTCTGCTGCGTCTCGGGACGTTACAGAAGGACAGAATACAATTCTTCACATATGAATAATGGCACGGGACACGCATAAACGTGGTCGTAAGCGCACACCGAAACGCGGAGGACAAGCGGCGGCTCCCGAGATGGATTACCCAGCAATTATCAAGGCCCATGAGCTCAAAATGGTGATCAACAATCCCGCGAGTAAGTTTGTGCTCGTCACCTACTGGTGGGGTCGGGGTAATGCCAACAAGAACTACCTGCGGTTTGGCGATGAGATTACGGAGAAAGATGTAAAGGATGGTAAGCGTGTAAATTACGCCTGCACCGGGGAGATCATTGAGCAGATTAAGGGCGACCTTCTTGAAGAGATCCGCGAAGAAGAGGAAGTAGAGCAGGCGATTGAAAAGGCGATTGCCGATGGAATGTTTGATGAGGAGCACGAGTTCTACGAGATATCAAAAGCGAGACAGATCGCAATTCTCAAGAAGTATCCGCTGAAATACGACCGTCCGAAAGTTCTATCAATCCTTGCACGGGACGATATCAAGCAGAGGATATCCGAGATGTCCAAGAAAAAGTTCAAGGAGTTGGAAGACAAGAAGTTTGTAAAACACGAGGCAACCAAATTCGAGGATATGATAGCCGAGTGGGAAGCTATGTGCAAGCGCGTAGGATGCAACTACATTGTGGAGGAGTATCCCGAGTTTGCGTTCCCGGGAAAGTACCAGCTAGCGATCAACCTGAAGCCACTGTTCATCAAGGAGGCTCTGCGTGTTGCGGGTATGCAGGGGCGCGGAGTGCTGTACATTGACGGAGACATGAAACTCTCTCGCTACCCTGATATTTTTGATATGCCCGGTGTGGATTTTATGGCGCGCGGATGGAATGTGGATCCGCGTGGCAGCATGAACTATCTCAAGGACGATGTGTGCTTTGACCCCTATATCTTCGAGACATCGGGTGGCACGATGTTCTTTGCACCAACTCCTCAGGCTGTAGCTCTGCTGAACACCTGGTCCAAGACATCGGCGTGGCCTGAGAACGCTGGAAAAGCTGATGATCGTATTCTCTCTATGGTCTTTACCTACAAGCGCCAGCACGAAGCGATATCGTCTATCCAGCTCCCCATCGAGTACCTGTGGTTGAACGACGCCTACAATTTCCAGAAGCCCGAAGATATTATCAAGTCAAAGATCTACATTGAGCACCCCGCCTGCCTGACATCCGAGGAAGCTGCGCGCGAGCAGGGAGCCGCGGATTCTCGCGAGCCCCCACTCTACGAAGCGGTGATTTCTGACCAGGTCGATTGCCTTGCCGATGGCGGAGTGTTTTACGAGTACATCTTCTTCACGGAACGTAAGTTCGTGGAGTCATTTGAGCCGTATCTGAAGTATCTTCGCAGGGCGAAGAACAATGCAGGGTCTCCCTTCTTCAAGGTTGTAGATTTCGATGAGAAGTATGGAAAGTTCAACAAGGTCGCGATGGACAATACAGAGAAAATCAAGGCTATACCGGACGAATCCATTCCTCGTCGTCACCAGGTCGTTCTCCCGCAGAACACACCAGTCGCCAATATTATCGTCCATCTCAAGAAGGATAATAACGTCATTCTCGGAAACTACAACGGCAAGTTTGCGCAGCATATTGATATCATCGCCGAGAACACAGGTGGCCCCTCAACATCCTTTTACCAGAAGGGTGTGGTACTAGATACAACCAAGCCGATGTTCTTTGCATCGGGCAACCCAGTCTTGATCCACCTGCTGATGATGTGCGACAAACTGGAGGATATCAATTTGCATTACAAGCAGAGTTTCCTGTTCACAACCCGTATTCGCGGATTCTGGACAAAAACGGATGGATCTACCCCCTAGTCAGGACAGAATACCCCCACGATGACCACCTACATGAAGACTGTTACCTCCCCCCTCGAAATCCACCACCAACAAATTGCAGCTGGACTGAACATTGCTCCCCCCATCTTTGAAACGAACAAGACCAGTTACATGGTGATGCAGGATCTCGACGAGATGTGCGTTGCCGACAAGTATGGTCCAAATCCATCGAATACACCTCCGTGGATTTGGAAGCAGATACACTTCATTCTTGAGACGCTCCTGAAAAAGGGCAATATGGAATACATCGATATCACACCCTACAACTTCATCGAGAAGGATGGAACTGTATGGTGTGTTGATTACGGGCACGCGTACCCTTACCGAGGCCAGATTCAAAACTGGTTCCTCAAAGATATGCTAGAGAAGAAGCTCAAGCGCTGGAATCCCGACTTTGTCTAGTCATCCGGGTATTTTTACTTGGCGAGGACCGACTCCAGGAATGAGTCGCAGATCTTGGACCATGGGCGCGAACGGGCAGCCTCGATGCACTTCTTCGACGTAGCCGGACCGAGCATTGCCACCGCCTTCTCCATCGCCTCGGCCACCGCATCAGGATGAGCAGACTGCTCAAGGAGACCGACACCCGCACTCATCGGAAGGTACGAATACGAGGACACAGGGATCAGGACACCTGTCGTCTCATCGATGAATGAGCGGTAGCCTCCAATATCGATGACCACCTGGGGCGCACCCGTCGCCATGTGCTCCAGCTGGCAGAGACCGAACCCTTCACCGTTGGAGGTGTTAATACCGATATCGGCGACATTGTACAGCTGGTTGATGGAGTCGTCGTTGTAGTACGCAGCCGGCGGCGTAGTATCCACAATCGATACGCGCGTACCGTACGTCTGAATATCCAGGCCCACGCGAGCAAGCTCGTTCATATAGACCTGGAGAGGATTGTAGCACGCACCTCCCTCCTGCTTAACTGAGGTGACAAAGACCAGGTAGAACTTCTCGGCGGGGAACTTCGCGAGGAGACGGACGAATCCCATGATGGTGAGATCCAGACGCTTTCGATGGCTATTGCGATTCATGTTCAGGAAGATCTTGCCGTCGGTGGGGATGTTCATTGAACGACGAACGCTCATACGCTCAACCTCCGGAAGAGGCTTGAAGACCAACGCATCTACACCATGCTCAAGAACATCAATCGGGATCGTGGTCGTGGTCAGGCGCGTGAGGAGGTGCTTCTTCCACGACTCTGTGAAGCAGATGATACGATCCGCCTTGTTCTCGATTGTGCGGAGGAGACCCATATCCGCACCCTCATACACCTGGTCGAGATAGATCCAGAGCTTAAACGTCTTCGGGATATCCTTGATCGCGTTGATGAACTGTGAGACAACAATCGGGTCGTTGTAGATCATCACAATGTCCGGGGATACCGTCTCAAGGTAATCCTTGAACTTGTTGAAGCCGAACCCCTGCTCACGAGGATCCTCGTTGGCAGCAGCATCGTACTGGATAATAGCCGACAGCGGGCGCATAGGCTGGGGAATGCGCGCAGGGCTGCGCTGGAATCCAAAGTGAAACACCTTGACCAGGGGAGTCAGCGTCGCCAGTTGCTTCAGGAGATTAAACGACACCTTGGAGTAACCGGTAACCTGCTCCGTGTGGGTAGAGACGAGCATGAAACGAATAGGTGGCATTTTATAATAAAGTCTTTCTTCCCTGTAAATATAATGAGTTCTCCAAGCCAGGGACCACAGCAACTGCCTGCCGTCAAATTTTCCAGTGCATCCGAAGTGACTGAATACCTCAAGCGCAAGACGTCATCTGCTTACTACAAGAATTTCCCCCAGTCTCAGAAGGCTGCGTATGCCTCTACCTATACGACCTTTCTGGGTGCGAATGCGTACAAGCTGCCTACGGAAGAGGCAACATGCTTGACAAATACATCTGGGTTTGTTCAGGGCCCTGCCAAGGTGGCCCCTGGAAAGAACAGGTGGAACCCTGTCTAATAGCGAACATTCTCCTTCATCTTGGGAATCTTGGTGAAGGTTCCAAAGCGGTCCATGTAGGGAACAGCCGGAATGTCATATAGGTCAGTCACCGATGCATGGCGGGAATTGAATGTCTTTGCAAGGACCTTGCGGGTCTGCGAACCGATCCAGTCGTATCCGAAACGAACGCTCATGTACGAATGGAGAGCTACAAACCCAAGTAGTACCGCGATAAGAATATACGGAATAGAAGAATACATTATTACAAGTGTATAATATAAGATGCCAGGTGGTTTGATGCAACTCACTGGGTTTGGCGCCCAAAACGTATTTGTCAATGGAAATCCATCCATGTCCTACTTCATGAAAATGTACAAACGAAGCACAAACTTCGCGATGGAGCATTTTCGGCTGGATGTGCGTAACGTCACGGATACCACTATTCCGCAGGCTGGACTCAAGACCTACCGCTTCAAGGTTCCTCGTTATGCCGACCTTCTCCACGACTGCTATTTTTGTGTGGATCTTCCTGATATCTGGTCTCCCATCTCTATCTACAATCAGTTTGGAGAGGGTGTCCCCTATGAGTTTCAATGGATTCGCAATATCGGATACAACCTTATCTCCGAAGCATCTGTGCTGTTTAACGGCACCCCTATTGTCACAATGACTGGAGAGTGGATGAAAATCCTAAGCTATCTCCGGAAGGATGCAACCAAGCGCGAGATTCTAGACCGTATGGTGGGCAACACTCCTGATGTCTATGATCCCGCGAACGCCAACGGACGCACCAATCAGTACCCGAATGCTCTCATGACTGGCGATGGAACCACTCCTGCGCCCTCTATTACGGGTCGCCAACTGACAATTCCACTACCGTTCTGGTTCTGCGAGGAGATTGCACAGTCTATTCCCCTTGTAGGTCTCCCCCAGACCGAGGTTGAGATTTCTATCACCATCAATAGTCTTTACAACCTTTTTACCATCGCGGATGTCAATCCAGAGAATCCAACATTTGGACAGCGGATTATTGGTACGCCGGGTGACAACGCTGCCGGCATCCAGAACTTCCTAGCGTACCCGGATCGCCAGGGCAATTCTACGAACCGCGCTCTCCTCACTTGGAACCTTAATCCCTATGTAGAGGCCAACTACATTTTTACCACGGATACGGAGCGCGCATTTATTGCGAGTCATGAGCGCACGTTCTTGATTACAGAGGTTCGGTATGTCAAGAACGAGAAGCAGTATGGCATCAATAACCTGGAAATACCCATGTACAATCTCTGTACTCGTGTGGTTGCACTCTTCCGCCGCAACGACCGCACGCTCATCAACGACTGGGACAATTACACGAACTGGGATACGCTAGACTCCCCTCCTATTGACACGAGCTCTGAAACGGTAGAAGCCAATACTCTCTACAGCAGTGGAGCCCTCATTGCAAACAATATGGGTCAGCAGGATATTTTCATGGAGGGCAATCTTATCTTTGATGGCAAGGACCGTTTCAGTACCAAGAACAAGAACTTCTTCCGCAATATCCAGAATTTCAAGTTTTCGTTAGGTACAACAAATAACATCCCTGGTATTTATACGTACTCCTTTGCTCTGGATCCGGACCAAATCACACAGCCAAGCGGATCTGCGAATGGGTCCATGTTCAATCGCACCGTGTTTCAATACACACTTCTGACTCCGCTCACAGTTGTCACTGACGCATCGCTGTCGCAGCCGCCAGTATGTGTTGTCCGTTCTACGGTGTTCAATCCGAATCCCACACCCGTTGGTGCAGCAGCGACGATATCGCCTACACCTGGTGTCGCGCCAGCTATACAACCTGGACAGACACAGCTCCTTTATCCTCCACCTACGAACCGCTCTATTCAGTTCGGAGCATATACTTCCATGGTCTATGTTGAGTCCTACAATTTCCTCAAGGTTACAAATGGAATTGCAAATCTTGTGTTCAATACATAATGAGCAGCGACGATCCAGTCCCCGATATCGAACCCGAAGGTTCATCTGTTAGCAATCTCCCCGAAGATACGGCTCCCCTTGTTAGCAATGCAAATCAGTATTTCGCGTATGCGCTTACAATGATTGGCGTGTTCATCTACTACCGTGTGGCATGGACCGCAGTCGAAGCCGTCTTCTTCACAAATTCCGAGTTTCTCAAAAAGTATTCAAGCTTCTTTTTCTACCTGTGGCTAGTCCCAATTGTTGGTCTTGTATCCTCCATTGTGAATCCGTCACTCACTGGAACGGCTAGCTGGACAACCTCTATTCTGATAGTGGGGTCGATTCCACTATCTGCGTGCTTTCTGTATGTTCTTCTGTTTGGAATGCCGACGATACCGACCCCGGCTGCAGCGTGAGCAGTTCATCCATTGCACGGGTCGGGTCCTCAAAGTTCCTGAACAGGATCTGATTCACTTCGGCAGGACTCCACTTTTCATCGATGGACTCGTCCTTGAAAATTGGGTGCCCCGATACATCGGTAATATCGTAGAACCCACACACCATCTCCTCAATAATCTTGCGAGAACACTTCTTGAACTGTATGATCATATCAATGCGCCCCGGGCGAATGAGAGCACGATCAAACCGCTCAGGAAAATTAGAAGTAAAGACCACTATACGGCCGCTGGACTCTAGCGTGCCATCCAGAAGGTTCAGGAGAAACGACAGATCAATGGGATCCTTGATGATATCGTCATCAGCTTCCGGGGCAAAAGGATCCTTGGGCTTCTCCACTACAGGCTTCTTCCACTTGCGTTCCAGGAGCACGTCACCCATCGCATCAGCGTCCTCAATGATATACACGCGCTCCGAAATCGGGATGGTGTATTTCTCTAGATTGGTCCCGTTATACACGTAGATCTCATCGCTGAAAAAGAGATGCCGCAGCTGTGTCTTGGTCTTGATTTCCGAGAGCTGAATGTTGACGGGATGACGACGAGCCACGTTGGCAATCGCTTTGATCTCCGACGTCTTTCCAGTACCCGGGGCTCCGTGAAAAAGGAATCCCAGCGTGTATGGAATACCCTTCTTCTCGTACCACGACCGATTCTCCAGGAAGAACTTGACACGCTTTTTCACCACTGGTTGCTCCTCAAAATACACATTCTCAAACGTGCGCGTAGTGGAGAACTTGTGCTTGCTATACACGAGGTAGCTCGTGGGCAGGGGATTCTGGGTCGAGCGCTTGCTCTTACCCCCCACAACCTGGTCAAAGAAGTAGAGATCGTTCCCCAACTTGTTCAGCATACGGCGCTCGTAATCCTGGTTGCACGAATCGACAAACGCCTGCAGGGTCTGAATAGGGTGGTCATAGCATGAGAGCTGGAACTTGATGTTCTTAATATTTCCTTCCTCAATTTCCACGTGCGTCAGCGTAAAGTAGATATCCTCGCTCAACCGAACTGGCTCAAACTCGTAGGGAAGGTAGTCATGGTTTGCAATCGACATCAAACGACGGGTCGCGGGAGAGCAGGCAACGTAATGGATAACAGCATCCATGCGAGTGAGGAACTGGGGAGCTTGACCCTTGTTCTGCTGAGGGGGCGGTCCGCGCTCACACTCAATGACGGCGGATGGCTCGCGGTTGGGTTTAGTTATCCCTGGCTGGGTTGAGCGCCGGCGACAAAGGATAGCCGACCACCAAGGATAGGTCATGACTGCGCGCTCATAGAGGTTGAGTCCTAGAAAATTGAGAAGGGGTGACCAACTGCCCTTACCGGCAGAATTCACTAGTTGGTACATCATCCCCATACGAACAATCTCCTGAGGATTCATTTGAGTATTCCCCACAAACTATGACTAAACTATTTAACGATGGTAAAGCACTTGTCCAGAGTCGCACCTCCCTCATGAACAGGCTTGGAGCGCTTGAGACGGAGCTGCTGCGATGCCTTATCCACCGTCTCATTGGTCAGCGACACATACGACTTGATATCCTTGGTCGTCGCCTGTGTATTCACAGAAGGGATGTACAGGCGAACTGGGGGCATGGCAATCTGCAAGGGCTTCGTGGAATTATAGACAAACTCCCGATACTGCTGGATATCTAGGTTGCCCCCAAACAGACGGAGAACACGCTTGTCAGGGGCAGGAAAGATATCCTTGCCAACATAGAGAGCGGCATACATTGCTCGCAGGAGCGAATGACGGCGCCACTTCTCTGACTCGGACAGCTCAGAGTCCTTGTAGATATAGGCAAGGGCACACTCAGGGCTACAGTAGTTCCCCTCGGCCGTGTGCGTGTTGGTATAGACGTCATAGTAGATGGGAATCACAAACGAACTCCCAGCGAATCCATGGCAGCACCAGAAACAGGCTGTGCCCTTGGGATACTCCTTCTGATGATGGAGCTTGGACATTAGGTCGTGAATAATGCTCTCGTCGAACCGCCGCTCGCGGGTCTCCGTCTCATGCAGAATCTCCGAATACTGCGTTGCTCCAGCCGCTCCTGATGGTTGGGGAGCCGCCACCTGCTCTGTCTCCATCTCAAAGTCCTTCCCGATCCGGAGGAAGAAGATCACAGGTGGTAAATCAACTTTCACCTCCTCTCCCTTCTTTGTCTTCTTTGTGCGAGGGGGCATTTTATATGTATGAGGTTTCTCCTCTTAAACAAAACGGCAAAAACGGACCATTTACCGAGGAGAGTCAGAGAACGATACACATCTCACAATGGCAGACGGATCCGCATACAAGAAGCACACGCATCGCGAGCACATCCTATCTCTTCCCGACACCTACGTCGGTTCCATTGAGACATGTGCCGAGGAGATGTATGTCGTGGAAGGCGAGGCGTTTGCGCTCAAGACGATCAAGCAGTTCAATCCTGGATTCTACAAGCTGTTTGACGAGATGCTAGTCAATGCCCATGACCACGTGGTGCGCATGCGGCAGCGCAACTCGGCAAACCCAGTCAAGAACATCACAATTGAGATTTCAGCCGACAACAAGACGATTACGGTGGAGAACGACGGCGAGGGCATCGATGTCGTGGAGCATGCGGAGTACAAGGTCTGGGTCCCCCAGCTGATCTTCGGCGAGCTACTGACCTCCACGAACTACGACAAGGACGAGAAGAAGCTGGTAGGCGGCAAGAACGGCTACGGCGTGAAGTTGGCGAACATCTTCGGCAAGCGCCTGACGGTGGAGACGGTGGATGCAGTCCGTGGCAAGAAGTATATTCAGACGTGGGAGGACAACATGACGAAGGTGCTGTCTCCTAAGATCTCGGCATCCAAAGTGAAGCCGTACGTCAGCGTGGCTTGGACGCCGGATTTCGGGCGATTTGGGATGACGGAGGTGACGCCCGAGCTGGTGAGCGTGTTCCGTCGGCGGGCGAGCGATCTGGCAATGACGGTCGGGAAGGACGTCAAAGTGCATTGGAAACATGGTGAGACGGAAAAGGTCACAATCAAGTGCCGCGACCTGAACATCTACGCACAGGAGTTCGTGACGACTCCTGTAGTGTTCCACACGGGTCCGCGCTGGAGTGTGGCGGTGGCGGACACGCCGATTGACCGGCATCTGCAGGTGTCGTTCGTGAATGGTATCTGGACGTCCAAGGGCGGGACGCACGTGGATTACATCGTGAATCAGGTGGTGGCGAACATTGCCGAGTATCTGGAGACCAAGAAGAAGATCAAGGTGAAGCCCTCGCTAATCAAGGAGAATCTGGCAATCTGGGTGACGGCAGAGGTGGAGAATCCCTCGTTCAACTCGCAGACCAAGGAGACGCTGACGACAAAGAGCACGGCGTTTGGCTCAACGTGCAAGTTGCCCGAGGAGTTCTTCAAGAAAGTGAGGGCAAAGTTGGAACTGGTGGATACACTCATCATCAGCCAGAAAGAAAAGGATGACAAGGAAAATAAGAAGTCCGATGGAAAAAAGCAAAGCAAAATCTACGGCATCCCAAAACTTGAAGACGCTGCTTGGGCTGGAACAGTACGTGGCTCCGACTGCACCCTCATCCTTACCGAGGGCGATTCAGCCAAGGCAATGGCACTCAGCGGCCTTACGAAAACTCAGCGTCAGTCTTTCGGCGTGTTCCCTTTGCGGGGTAAAATTATGAATGTGAAGGACTCGGCAGCATCGAAGGTGGAGCTGGTGAAGGAGATCGCCGAGCTCAAGAAGATCGTCGGTCTGGAGTCAGGGAAGGCGTATCACGACACGAAGTCGCTCCGCTATGGGCGCATTCTCATCATGACAGATCAGGACTACGATGGGTCGCACATCCGCGGGCTGCTGGTGAATCTGTTTCACGAACTCTGGCCTCAGCTGTTTGAGCTGCCTGGGTTTCTGACGTACATGGCGACGCCGATCGTGAAGGCGGCGAAGGGCAAGGACACGCTCACGTTCTACACGCAGTACGAGTACGAGCAGTGGAAGGCAGTGCCACGCACGGGCTGGGCGATTCAGTATTACAAGGGTCTTGGTACTTCGACGCGCGACGAGGCGCAGGAGTACTTCAAGGACATGAACATCACGCGCTTCCGTTGCACGCCGGAGGAGAGCAGCAAGTCGATTGATCTGGCGTTCAACAAGTCCCGGGCCGACGATCGCAAGGTCTGGCTCCAAGGGCACTCGGCAGCGAACATCGTTCTGCCCTCGGCAGACAAGACTCTGCCGTACGAGGAGTTCGTGCATCGCGACCTCATCCACTTCTCGTACTACAATCTGGAGCGGTCTATCCCGAGCACAATGGATGGGCTCAAGACATCGCAGCGGAAGATTCTGTTCGGATGTCTCAAGCGAAAGCTGACCGAGAAGGTGAAGGTCGCACAGCTGGCGGGTTATGTCAGCGAGCACGCGGGCTATCATCATGGCGAGATGTCTCTCAACGAGACGATTATCGGGATGGCTCAGGACTTCGTGGGGTCCAACAATCTCCCGTGGCTGGTCCCGAAGGGTCAGTTCGGCACGCGGCTGGAGGGCGGCAAGGATAGTGCCGCATCTCGTTATATCTTCACGTACCTGCAGCCGTACATGAAACATCTGGTTCCCGCGGACGATCTGCCATGCCTGACGTATCGCGACGACGACGGGCTGTCGGTGGAGCCCGAGTGGTATGCGCCCGTTCTGCCGATGCTGTTGGTGAATGGTGCGCGGGGTATTGGTACGGGCTACTCGACGGTGATCCCGTCCTACAATCCCACAACACTGAAGGACGTTCTTCTGCGCTGGCTGCAGGGCGGGCATGCGGACGATATCCTGAAGCAACAGGTCTTGGCTCCGTGGGCGCGCGGGTTCAAGGGTAAGATTGAGAAGGTCGCGGACGACTATGTGGTGACCGCGAATTACACGTATAACCCGAAGACGCGGACAGTGGTGGTGACCGATCTGCCGGTGGGCTACTGGACGGGCGATTTCAAGAAGATGCTGGATGGCTACTGCGAGAAGAAGGAGGTGGTCAAGGATTACACGGACACCTCCACAGACTGCGATGTGAATTTCGAAGTAGTGCTGTTGGAGGAACTCCCGGTGGCACAGATGGAGAAGGTCCTGGGCCTGACTGACAAGATCAAGACCACAAACATGCACGCGTTTGATCCCGCCGGTAAGATTAAGCGGTACGACTCTCCCAATGAGATTCTGGTGGAGTATGCACATGCACGACTCGATCTCTACGGCAAGCGCCGTGAGAATCTGATCCGAGAGCTGCGCGCCAAGCTGCCGTGGCATACTGAGGTCGTCAAGTTCCTGACGCTGATGTGCAACGATGTGATTGACCTGCGGAAGAAGCCGATGGACGAGTGCAAGAAGATCTTGAAGGCACACGATCTCCACGAGACCGACGGGCTCCTGAAGCTGCCGTTCAGCAGCATTACTCAGGAGAACATCGACAAGCACCAGGCGGAGCTGGACCGCTTGAACAAGGCTATCGCGGATACGGAGGGTACAACGCCTTCCGAGTTCTGGATTCGGGATTTAGGTAATCTGGTAGTATAATAACTAACAGATGGACTCTAATTACCTGCGAATCCTGCAGGAGACAGACTATGAAGCTCGCGATGAGTACGTAGATCCTATGACCGCTCTTTTAGCCATTCGGGGTGGCGAATCCATTGACGACGATGTTGATAAATACGGAAATATCAAGACAGGTATTCCCGATCCGCGTCTGGCATTTGCCCGTACGCGGAACGAAGACATGATGCCAACACAAGCAGAGAAGGCAGTACCAGCTGAGGTAGAGGAGGATTATGAAGCCGAACCCGATGCGATCACAACACTGGTTCAGAAGGCGCCGGATATGATTCCTATCAAGCGTTATGTGATCATTGATACGTCAGTGCGCGATTGGACGATACAGGGAGATGCGTATTCTAACATTTTTTCGTTTGGATCACCAGCTGCTTCCTCGGCGTCTAACTTGACCGCACAAGTTCCATTCTACTTCAATAATCCTACGATTCCCTTGGCAGCGTATGAGACGCCTCACTCGACTCTTCTGAATGTTCGGATGACGGGGGAAGTGACCGTGGTCCCCAACAACCGCTCCCAGATATTTGGACCGGGAGAAACACCGCCCGCATATTTCAATGTTACAGCGGGTGCGACATTTCGTCCAGTCTATGGCTGGAAGTATGTTACGAGCAACGGAGTAGTCCTCCATACTCCAGATGCGTATTCTCCTACCAATCCTGCGGTACGGATCAATTATTTTCCCGTATTCAATCCCCAGGATGGACCAGGTGGTCGGGTCGGGATTGATATCTACCCGGGGCAGCAGGCAAATACGAACACGTTTGCAACGCAGCTCCCTCTATCCAACATTACTGAGATTAGCCTTGTTCGCGCAACTCTCCCTGTCCGGGGAACACAGCCGTACGGAACGGCAACATTTGGGGGGCATCTTATGTATCCTGACTCGCTGCACGGAAAGCCATACCTCTTGATGAATATTCAGAATATGCAGGGCCAGTATTATGGAGGTTCTTATACCGCCCAAAAATCATTCTCGGTTCTCACGCAGAATACCCGGACTCTCTACGAAGGAGGCTGCAACCTCCCGGCGCAGTACACAGACTATTACCCTTTTTCTAAAGAGCAGTACTTGTTCGACCCTCCGTTGGCTCAGCTCTCCAATGCAGAAATCCAAATTTACGATAATGGAGGCGAACCGCTGACGCAGACCGATAACCTGCAGGTCGTTGATATGGTCTTTCAGGGAACGGGAAAGGTCAAGTTCTTTGTTACACAGAATGCGTTGGTCAGCAATGCATTCGGAGATAGTAATGTCTTCATTAAAAGCAGCATACGTGTTGGAGATGAGATCAAGTTTTACGGACCGACATTGACACGTATCCTCTCCGACCCATCCGCGACATCCGCTCTTCGCAGTGCATTTACTCTCCTCTCTAACGATTTTATCGTGAGTGACATCTGTTCGTCTGACTTTACTCCTTCCAATATCCTGTCAAGCTGTGATGTAGGAACATCTTTTACAGCTGTTCCCAAATTGATAGGTGGCATTACCGGTATTACAAACGCATATGTCGCTTTCTCAAATGTGTCATCCTCTACACCGAACGTCTGTCTTCAGCAGTACAACCTTAGCAGTGCAGGGATACCTTTTGCAGCTCGTCGTACATTCTCCCAGGATTATCCCCTACCCCTCATGAACAGGAACATGCAGGCAGCATATGTGATGGAAATCACAACCCTGCATCCGAATATAAAGCTCCTGAAGAAAAACGGCAACTAAGTAATAATAATGGATCCGAAGCGTGGAGAGCTCTACCCGAAACAGACTCCTGACCTGGCGACCCTCTACAAGAATACCGCTATTCCCGGTGCCCCGAAGCATAATGGTCTGGTTCCCAATCTTGGAGATCCAGAGACTCGGGCATCCCAAGCGTTCAAGCTGTTTCAGACGCACTATGAGGATCCTCGCCTTGAGTATGGATCCAAGTTCAATCAGCAGGCGACTATCCGCATTCATACAGCTACCCCTGTGAATCAGGCCTTCTTTTCCGAAGCAAATATCCACTACCTGCAGACAGAGATACGCTACCGAGTCTGGCTCAAGAGCGGCAAGAAGCACGTCATTGATGCCCAGCGGCCCGACGACCTCAAGACAATCATGCGGTCCTACTATCTCCAGTACTCCAACAATGTTCCTGGACAGGAGGCGAAGGAGGTGAATGATCTCAATGAGCGCGTCCTCGCATTCTGTGTGGATGATGTTCTGGGATCCATCAACATGTATCTCTACAACCGCAATCAGGTGCGGGATTACCCCGATCAGATCAGCCGCCCGATCAACCCCCACATTGTGGGAACCAAGTCTGCGGAATTCAAGTCCTTTTTTTAGAGCAGCGACGTAGTAATGCTTCGCAAGTTCCAAGAACGCATATACGGAAAATGCCCACAAGGAATTCTCGTCTGGGAATCATCGTGGGACTCGTTTCGCCCAACTGAAAAAATCGTATGGAATCCCCAAACCAAGCGCATTGAACCCTTTTATGGTCAGTACTGCTCCGAACTCTTTGATGTGAATTATGGGTATGGCGAACACGAAGATATGTGCTCTGCCTTTACCGACGAGCATCTCGAGGACGTGGAGACTGCACCCGAATGCACCGATATTGACGAGTTCTGGGCATGGACAGGGCAGACGATGGAATGGTTCTATGACCGCCCTGTCTGCACTCACCCCTGTTCCCAGAAACCTACTCGGAACGAGTACCTCTCCATACTCAATCTCCGCGCCCGAACGGCTCGTCGCATTCCGCGTCAAATACGGGGAACATTTAAGCAGAGGAATCGTAAGTAAGTAATGCGCATCAACGTTATCTCGTCTCATCGTAACCAGACGGGTCTGTCGCAGGATGCCGATCTCCTGCAGGGTGTGTGGTTCTCTGCAGACGACACGGTCAAGTTCCGTCGTATTCTGGTAGCACAACCCGAGTGCGAGGAAGCCGAGTACAATGTGTTTCTAGAGGTGTTGAACCCATCCCTCTTCACCTATGCCGCGAAGAACATTTTTATCCCTAATCCTGAATGGACATACAAGACCTGGGAGTCGTACTACCATGATATCGATGAGATCTGGTGCAAGACGCACGAGGCAGTAGAGCTTTTCACTCCTCTTCATCCCAACGTCAAGTACATCGGTTGGTCCTCCATTGCCAAGGGTATCCCAGACAAGAAGAACTATCATAAAGCTCTGGTTCTTACCGGCAAGAACATCTATCGCCACCCCCAGCTGATTGTGGATGCGTATGTCCTGGCCCAGGAGAAGTCAATTAAGCTCCCCGAGCTTCACGTGGTCTATGACGGAAGTCGTCTGCGTGTGGATGTCCCCGACTCTCTCCGCAAGGTGGTCATCCTGCACTCGGAGACCCTCAAGCAGTCCGAGTACGATGCCCTCCTACAAGAGTGCGGTCTGGCGATCTGTGTGAGCGGCGCCGAGGGCTTTGGACACGCAGTCAATGAGGCTGCTTCTACGGGCTCTATCCTCCTGCTGAATGATATCAAGCCGTTTGAGGAGTTCGAGTACCCTGGCACCGTCTGGGTCAAGACCGAGCAGACGGTTCCTCATCCCGAGTGCCTGGGTGTCATTAAGAAGACGAATCCTGAGGCCGTAGTAGATGCCCTGCGCGAGTATTCAGCCAAGACGTTCAGCGATCGCAAGGAGATGGGCGGGCAGAATGCAGACCGGTATGTGGATCGGCAGAATGACTGGGTGGCCAAGATGCAGGCATTCCTGAAGACGTATGCAACCACGGAGGAGTACTCTGTTGATAAGACTGCTGTCCCCGAAGACGACCTTCCAGGTGTCACGATTGTGACACCGACTCGTGATCGCCAGAAGTTCATGGAGATCTGTGCAGGGTGCGTCTCTTCACAGTGCTATCCCCAGGATAAGCTTGAGTGGATTGTTCTAGATGATGGCAAGGATACATCAGAGGATTTTGTCAAGAGCGTTCCGTTTGGTCGCCATGTCTATGTCATGGCTGGCCATACTATTGCCTGGAAGCGTAATCTTGGTGCTCAGCTTGCTAAGTTCCCTGTGATCATCCATATGGACGACGACGATATCTATCCTCCGAACAGTATTCTGTTCCGAGTCAGTATGATGCTGCGTGCAAAGAAGAGTGCTGTGTTCTGCACCACTCTTCCATCCTACGATATTGCCAATTATACGTCATTTGTGAATGTCCCCCCGATGCGTCTGCCGCAGTGTATGCGCGTATCAGAGGCGACGATGTGTTATACCAAGAAGTTCTGGGAGGAGCGTGGCTTCCCAGAGGACATCAAGGTGGCCGAAGGCGAGTCTTTTATCAAGGGTCGTGAATCAGAGTGCCGCGAGCTGTCGCCTCAGGAGATCATTGTGAGTCTAGTACATCCAAGGACAACATCCAGCCGTCGTGTCCCTAAGGGCGTTGAACCTAACGGATGCCACTTCGGCTTCACTGAGGATCTATTTAAGATGCTTTCGTCGATTGGTGAGTACCTTAAGCTTACGGCGCCGAGTCCTGTGTCGCCGACCACGACCAGCACGGGGTAGTACTGTGCATGTTATATCGACGACACTGGGATCCAGAATAATCGCCGGATGTGTACTTACTTCAATTTGACGTCCGATCATAAGAGTTATAGCCTCCAAGAGAGTACGAAATTCCGGTTTATTTCCGAAGTATGTGTTCAAACGATCCCATACGACTTCCGCACTACCTGCATCCCTTGCCATGAGAAGAAAAATGAGAAAGATATGTCGTACTCGATTTCCAAGAAAGAGGATATTGTGGATTGTATCTGTTACACATGTATTCCCCTCCTGCGCAACAATCGGACTTCCTGCTCCTACACCTGACGGATCGACCGGAATACTTGTCGATGCGTAGATATGCAGAGTAAATACAACTGCGTCGGGGAGTATAGTTCCCGTTGTCCCCTCTAACCTTGCATTGTTTGGACAAACCGGTCCAATGGGACGGGGGATAAGGTATCCGGCATTGCTATCGGCAAGAAACCAACCATCATTAATTTTCACGTAAGCAACAACGTGACCAAATTCTCCTACAGCAGGCCTATAGCCTATAACGCTTCCGATATGTTCGTACCCCCCAAGCTGCAACACCCGACCAGCGTCATCAAACCCTTCGGTGATATCAAATGCGTTGAAATTAAAGCGTTGTCTCAAGGCAGTATTCAGAGAGTTTAAAAAGTTCTTAATAGCTCCGGGGGCATCGCGAATTCCAGTAGGGCAGTCAGGTGCAAAGATCTGCCGAACTCTCTCACCAACTCCTAGTCTTGGTTCTGGGACGCGACGAAGCATACAGTTATCTATTAACATACATTTTTAGCGGTAAAGCAGTTGCCTTACCTAAAAAATGTTAGATATTAAACATCTACCGGCGGCGCGCAGCGGTCTTCAGCGCCTGGCCCGCCTTCTTCGTGCGGCGACCGGCCGTCACCGCATCCTGGCCCGCCTTCACGGCAGCCTGGCCCGCCTTGGCGACCTGGCCCGCCTTGGCGACCTGGCCAGCCTTCACGGCCAGCTGACCCGCCTTCACAGCCTCCTGGCCCGCCTTGACCAGCTGACCCGCCTTGGCCACAACCTGGCCCGCCTTGCGCGAGCGGCGAGCGCCCTCCTGGCCTCCACGGCGAGAGCGGCGGCGGCCGCCCTCAGTGGGGGGCGCAGCATGCTCCTCCGGCATCATAGGGGCAGCATCCTGACCTCCACGGTGGCGACGGCGAGCGCCCTCCTGGCCTCCGCGGCGCCGGCGGCGGGCACCCTCCATATCCTGACCACCAGCCTGAGCAGCTCCAACGGGGAACGCACTAGATGAATACCAAGCTCCGGACATTGTTTATACTTGAATACATAGAATTTTTTACGCCGAGCAGGTCAAACAGTCGGCCGGACGCACATCAGGGTCAACCGTGAATTTTTGCGCAGATGCGACGGCCTTGGTTCGCAAATAATAACATCCAGTCTTGAGCCCCTTCTTCCATGCATAGACGTGCATGGACGAAATACGCGCATAGGTTGGATCGGCTACAAACAGATTCAGCGACTGGGACTGGCAAACGAACGGAGCGCGGTCAGCAGCCATATTGATAATCGTCTTCATGGGAATCTCCCACGCCGTCTTGTAGCGCTCCTGCAGCTCAGCCGGTACCTCTGCGATACCCTGAACGCTACCGTTATTGGCAATAATCGATGTCCGCATATCCGTATTCCAGAGGTTCAGTTCAATGAGATCCTGCACGAGGTACTTGTTGAGCACCATGAAATCGCCAGCAAGAACATGGCGAACGTACAGATTGCTGGTAAAGGGCTCAAAGCACTCGTTATTGCCCAGAATCTGCGAGGTAGAGGCAGTCGGCATAAGTGCAATGGACAGGGAATTGCGCAGACCATTCGTCTTCACCTTTTGCCGAAGAGCTGTCCAACCAAGCTCTTCCGTGAGAGGCGTGACCCGCCACATATCAGGCTGGAGAATACCTTCAGCGGCAGGAGAGTCCCAGAACAGAGGATACTCACCCTTCTCGGCAGCAAGATCAGCCGAGGTACTCAGAGCCGCATAGTAGATGTGTTCAAAGATACGCCGATTCACCTCGGCAGCCGCATCGGATGTCCATGCGAGCTTCATCTTCGCCAGAACATCTGCGAGTCCTTGCACGCCAATCCCGATTGGGCGGTGGCGCATATTCGATCGCTCAGTTTCGGGAGTGGGATAGAAGTTGCGGTCAATGACATTGTCGAGATTGCGAGCCAGGATTGACGTGTAACGCCTCAGGGAATCATAATCGTATGACCCATCCTGATTGACGAACTTGGTCAGAGAAATGCTGCCAAGATTGCAGACCGCCGTCTCGTCGTCCGTTGTGTATTCCATGATCTCAGCACACAGATTGCTGGATTTGATCGTTCCCAGATTCTTCTGATTAGACTTGGCGTTGGCAGCATCCTTGTAGCACAAGTAGGGAGTCCCCGTCTGGATCTGGGCATCAAGAACCATCTGCCACAGTTTCTGTGCGGGCACTGACTTGCGCCCCTTGCCTTCTGCCTCATACTTGCAGTACAGCGCCTCAAACTCGTCACCATGAACATCTGCTAGACCGGCGCACTCGTTGGGGCACATCAGCGTCCAGTTCTCGTTCTTCTCCATCCTCTTCATAAACAGATCAGGAATCCAGAGAGCATAGAAGAGATCGCGCGCACGATCCTCCTCGGCTCCAGTATTCAGCTTGAGACGCAGGAACTCCTCAATATCGGCATGCCAGGGCTCAAGATACACTGCAAACGACCCATTGCGCTTACCCCCCTGATTGACGTACCGAGCCGTGTCGTTATAGACTTTCAACATCGGGACAATCCCCGTAGATTTGCCATTGGTTCCCTTGATGGTGGAGTTCTTGGCACGGATCCGGTGAATCGCTAGACCAATGCCACCAGCCCACTTGGAGATCTGAGCGCAATCGCTCAGCGTCTCGTAGATCCCCTTGATAGAATCGCTCTTCATATCCAGCAGGAAGCAGCTGGACAGCTGGGGATGGGGCGTTCCCGCATTGAATAGTGTGGGTGTCGCATGAATGAAGTAGCCGAGAGACAGGGCATCGTAGGTCTCGCGAATACGATCGAGATTCGGGACATACTGGATCGGATACCCGTAGTGCTCGGTCACAACCTCGCTCGTGTGGATCTCGATGGCTACGCGCATCCACATATGCTGAGGGCGCTCCACGACCTTGCCCTTGACTTTCTGGAGGTAGCTCTTCTCCAGCGTCTTGAACCCAAAGTAATCAAACAAATGAAAGTCGCGGTTATAATCGATCATCTGCTGGATAGCCGTATTCGCAGACACGTCATGAACCTTCTGTGAAACTACACCCTCGGCAAAGAGTTCGATAACACACTCGGCGAATGTGGCAGGCGTATTCTTGTGGTGGTTATCAATCGCAATACGCGCTGCCAGCTTGCCGTAATTAGGATGCCCACGACCCACCAACATCGCGGCGGTCTCTGCCGCAAAATCGTCAAGTTCAGCGGTCTTGATACCGTCTTGGATCTGGGTGCAGACCTTTTGTGCGACAATTGTGGGATTCACATGGTCCAGTCCATTGGCAAGGGTCTGGATACGGTGAAGAACCTTGTCGAACGATACGTCCTGACGAGACCCGTCGCGCTTGATTACGTACATTCTTATAGGTTATGGCGACCTTGTTTTTAAACTTGTCCGTTTTTGATATTTACGGATATGTGCATTGATTCCATCTCCTTGACGAAGAGCGACATTGCGTAAGGCATCCGCAGGTTCTCCACAGGTCCATCACCAGTGGAATCCAGAAGACCAGTTTCGGGCTGGTAGATAACTTCCGCCTCATCTGACCGCTTCATAAACGACTCCTCAATGAATCCTGAGACACCGTGGGCGACCAGGGCATCGCGCTCCATCTCCCCTACACGCAGACCACCACCGGCTGAACGACCTTCTAGCGGCTGGTGCGTCAGGAGTGTCTTCGCCCCTGTGTCGCGATAGTTGATCTTGTCCTCGACCATCAGCTTGGATCGCAGGTAATAGACGGGACCAATAAAGATCTCCATCTCCATCATCTCTCCTGTCATGCCGTTGTACATCCACTCCGACGAATTCGGTTCAAACCCGAGTTTCTTCAAGGCATCGCGGTACTCTTCTACCTGATTCTGGGCACAGAAGGGAGTAGAATCTACTAGGGTTCCCACTGTTGTTCCAATACGAGCCGACATGGTCTCCAGCATCTGTCCCGTGGTCATGCGCGAAGGGATAGCGTGGGGATTCAGGATAAGATCCGGGCGCAATCCCTTGGCGGTAAAAGGCATGTCTGACTCCTCCATGATCATACCAACTGTACCCTTCTGTCCCGCGCGCGAACTAAACTTGTCTCCTAAAATAGGTCCGCGAGACTCGGCGATCCTGATCTTGACCCCACGCAGGGTCACCTTGTTCTTTCCGAAGCCGCTAGTGGTTGTAAACATCTGGATTCCATCGACGCGACCCGTCTGTCCGCGCTTGGGCAGGGCTGAGACGTCAGAGCTCTCGGTGGCAATACCGACTAGCACAGTATCCACATCGACCATCGACCCCAGCTTGATAATTCCGTTGGTATCCAACTTAGAGTAATCCTTGTCTGCTTTGGGTTTCAGGTTCTTTTCCACTGGGTTCATGAATGTCGTGTGAGTTCCCATCATCGGGTTTGTCACCTCCTCCATGAATGTGTAAGAATGGAAGTAGGTAGTGCCAAACATTCCGCGAGACAATGATGCCTTATTGAGGATCACGGAGTCTTCCTGATTGTATCCTGAGTAAATTGCAATGGCCACAATGGCGTTTTCGCCGTAGGGCATGCATCCTCCGCGTCCGAGGACATGGGGGTACAGCCATGTCTCACAGACGGGACGCTGGGGGCTGTTCAGGATGAGGGTAATTGTATCAAAGCGCTTATTGAAATTGGAGTGGTACCATGATGCTCCCTGACGGCTCTGTGCAGTCGAGAAGCAGACGCGCGGGCTGGGATTATGGTTGCAGAAGGGGATAACAGCCGACAGGGGAGACAGCATAAACACTCCATGAATCTCGGATGACAGATCCTTGGAAAAAGGAGTCATGGAAATCTTGATGGTATCTGACTCATCGGCATCTACCATATCAAACAGCGACAACATATCGCTCCAGGTCTTCTTTGCAGTGATAGCGGCGGCTGTGACTCCAGGGCGGTAAAGCGGGCGAATCGGGCGTCCCTGGTCGCACCAGATGGTCAACACGTTGTCTGTACGATTCCACGCCGTAGAAATCCCGCTCTGCTGCGATCGGCGGTACTCTACAAGTTTCTTGTAGAGTTCATCGGTCTTCTCCGTGACAGCACCGTAGATATCGCCGTTCAGAAACACGGTTGTCCAAGATGAGTCCCAGGCCGACGGATGAATCGTCTCGGTTGCCCGGAAACCCCCAAATCCATCCACAATCTTGCGGATAGGAGCGGAGTCGGACTGAGTCGATACCGTAGTCAGGAGAGCAAAGTGTTTGGTCATACCCACCGACCGACCATCAGGGACATCCGAGGGACACGTGAATCCAAACGAACTCCCGTGCAGCCGACGCGCACCTAGAGCCTTGACCGAGGCATCCATCTGCAGGACTGAACGACGGAGCATACTCACCATACCCAGAACAGAAATACGACTCATAATCTGCGAGACACCATCGCGTCCTCCCCACTTGCCCTTGAAGGATTTGGAGAGATCAGAGAGAAGTACATAGTTCTTCCAGAACCGACGTAGATTCTCGGTCTGTAGGAGGGTAGTGAATCCCTTGCCACTATACACCTTCTGTTCGTAGTGAATACGGGTATCCATCTCCAGCTTCATGGTCTTGCCCATCTCCTTGTAGATCCGCTTGAACTCCTGGAAGCACAGGTCTCCACTGACATCAAAGCGCTTGAACTGGAAGTGGTCGCGGTCGGATGGCTTCTTGAGTCCCAGGGCATTGTCCATTGCCAGACGTAGAAGGTATCCAAGGGCATACGACTTACGGCGGTACAGAGCCGCAACCTCTGTTCCCTCGATGTTCGGAAACAGCATCGCCTGGAGATTGTAGAACACCTCTTCCTGGCTCCGGCTTTTCGTGGCAACAATCAGAGTCTCCAGATCGCTTCCCTCGGGCTTATGTCCCAGAATCAGCTGGAGGAACAAGTCGTCATACACGGTGCGGTCGGGACCGGGGATACCGAAAAAGATACTGTCGTACAGGTCCTTATCGGTATTGACGCCCAAGAGATGGAGGACTGACAGAATGGGAACAGGGATCTTGAATCCGGGCAGAGTAATCACCGGCATCCCCCGAATACGAGAGGAGCCATAATGCTTGCTCCGTTTTGTTGCTTCTTCCAAGGATATCTCGCGCCGGGCAGCGGGGATCACCAAGTAATGAGAATACGGTCCGCGCGTTCCATCTTCACTGACACTGCGAATACCTGCATAGTACTCAATCACCTCAGATGCCTCTTCCGTCTTGCCTCCTACCTGTTCCTCCTCCTGACGGGTCTGCACCTTTCGTGATCCAGCGTAAAAGAGGTTGTTGCCAAGACGCTCCTGAGCCAGGAGAACCCGCTCGCTTCCATCCACCACAAAATACCCTCCGAGCTCGTGGTAGTCCTCGCCCTGAGCATACAGCTGCTCTAGATCCATGGCTGTAAGGTGGCAGTACCGAGAGCGAAGCATCAGCGGCATCTGGCCTAGCAGTACTTTGGGGAATATCACCTCCTCCTTTGTCGTCTCATTCAGCTGGTACTCGACCTTCATATCAGCAATGATATCCAGGGCATACGTCTTATTCTCGGTTCGGCAGACGTTCGGGGGAAGGATGTTCTCGCGCTCGTCCAGCGGAGGGCGGTATCCTACGTTTTCAAAGTAGATGCGGATCGCCCGTTCCGTATCAGGAGACCCTACCATGGGGGGCAGAACTAGATTCACGGCAGGGTTGGATGCAGCTATGAATAGGGGAATACGTCGCTCCACCAGGTCATTGAAGGAGTCAATGTGGTGCTGGACAAGGGGGTTCAGAGTGGTTGTATAATAGGTATCGCACACATGTCGTGCAGCAAGGGTGCTCATTATACTCTTGTAATTAAATAGAAGAGAATGTATGAACCTACGCCGTACCTCAAGGATCTCGTCGTGGTCATCGCCAGCCTAACTGTCCTTACCATCGTCAGCTACTTGTACTTGAAACTAATTCCGATTGTTGTCGTGCGTCCAGGGTATGATGGAGGTGCGGATAGGGGATTTCGCCCTAAATGTCCCGATCGCTGGATCGAGAATGACGGAGTCTGCACTCCTGCCTATAAGACAAAATGCCAACCGTTCAAGCCCGAGTTATACAAGGGCAAGGAGTGCGAGATTGCTCGTGAGTGCGGCACAACTTGGAAAGGACTTTGTAACTAAACAACTAGTAGTATAATGTTGTCGGAGGCGTATCGCCCACAGACATTTGATGAGATCGTGGGGCACACAGAAGCTAAAGTTATACTCCGTGACTACCTCCGCGATAATCCCAGAGGAAAGTCTGTGATCATCTGTGGAACCCCCGGGATTGGAAAGACTACACTTGTCCTGACAGCAGCTAAGACTCTAGGATACGAGCCTCTGGAAATCAATGCATCCCGATCTCTGCGCTCACACGAAGATGTCATCAAACTATCTGACTCCTGTAAGGCTCCTGTGAGTTTCACGTCCATCTTGAAGTACGGCAATAAACCGCGAAAGACATGTGTGATCCTCGATGAAGTGGATGGAAGTGATCCTCATGCTCAACGCAAACTTCTAGAGTGGATTCGTGATCCTACACGCGCAGTTCCGATTCTTTGTACTGCCAACGAAATGCCCATTATTTTCAAACGAGTTCCCGAACACGTGATTCTTCACAGATGTATTCCATTGAATGCCCGAGTTCTCTACGAAAATCTTCCAACGCATAGGTCTATGCAATTTGAAGAGTTCCAAAAAGTCGTAAAAGATTGCCAGCATGATGTGCGACGAATTATGAATAGGTTTCAGTATGGACAATCGGATACTCTGCATCAAACACCCCTAACTGGGGATGCGATCGCTGATCTCTTCAAACATCAAGAAATGTTTTACGGAAAACAGCCCACATACTGGGATCTTTGATCCACTGAAACCTGACAATATTCTTGGCATTGTCGGCGTTATTCATGCGGCTCCCAAACTTCCTGGGATCCTCAAAGATCTCACTCTTATTCACCGTATTCTGCGAGTGTCCGAGAACCAACATGATCTCCTTGGCAGGAAGCATAATCATCTGCAGTGTCCAATCGCGCGTAAAGGTAGATTCCTCCGCCTTGGATGCAGTCTCCAAGAAATAGCGAGTCCGAGCGCATTCGGCACGAAACACGTACGTTGCAGCCGTAGCGTGATTACGTCCATATGGACCTACATCCATCAGTACGTTCTCTCGGGTCAGGAACACACTCATCACTTCACATCCCACAATGTCATATTGGGGATTGTTTTCTAGAGCATTCACCGATGTCAAAATACGACCGGGGACATAGTAGTCATCGTCGTCCCAGAAGGCAAGGTAGTCGGGGTTATGCTTCAGCGCCTCCTGCATCATGATATTGCGAAGCAGACCGATGGTCTTCTTCTCGGGAATGCGGATATAGGTGATAGACAACCCCTCCTTCTCCTGAATATCCTTCCACGACTGCTCATCATCAGACGAGTTATCAACAATGATCCAGTGGAGTCCAGGATATGTTTGGCGACGAAAGCACTCCACCGAAAAATCAAGACAGAATCGGCGGTTGTACGTCGGGGTACAAACAACAACCTTCTTACTGGGAGTCGGGGGCAGTGTCGCTGTCGCTGTCGGGCTCTCCACCTGGGGCACCTGCACTTGGTCCGGCATTTGTAGTAGTTGGGTTCAGTGTTCGTAAATCCGCCCGACAGAGGGGGCACCGAGGGCTCATCGAAAACCATGCCTGCGCACATCGCCGATGCAGGGAGTGATGGTTGGTGACGGTCACTCTATCATCTAGGGGAGCGCCTGGGCAGAGGGTATGAATAGCTGCTTCCGTCGTAATGCCCTCCTGACAGATACAGCACTGATCCTGCTCTGCAACATCCGGAGGGTTTTCGTAGTCTCGCGTAGCCGCCGCAAACTGTTCAGTTGTCAGACCTATCTGCACCGGATCCCAGAACGCACCCTGACCCTGCCGTTGTCCCAGACCCACAAATGCATCGGGCCCGAACAGCAACTGAACAAGGTTGGCTGGTATAACGGGAGCGGGCGCAGGAGGGGGAGGGGGAGTTTGAAAACGAGATAGCATACTGAGAATATTGGTCTCATTGGATAGAAACTGGGTGACATTCATCTGCGGGTAGATGTTCCAATTTCCAGCCGACCGCCTGAAAAAAGTTGCCCTCGCATGGCAAATATCAGAGAGAGCATCAAGTATGTCTCGGTTCATACTTGTTTATTTAAATAGACGCCGCGCCTGAAAATCCTTCCAACTTACGCCTTCGCCTTCTTGAAGAACGAATCCAGCGGTCCTGTTCGAGAACTACGGAGGGTATTCTGGATATAGTCCGCCCCCAAGAAGAGCAGCTTGTCTAGATGTTTCTCCTTGTGCTTCAAGACCCCCAACATTGCCTCCTCCTGATTTTCAGGATTCTCAGGATCATCATACTCTGCAAGGATAGACTCGTACAACTTCTTGTACGATGGCGACGGTTCTCGATATCCATCGACCTCGGAAATACATAGGGCAAACAGCTGAGCTACGGGGTTCTGGATTTGGTTTGTAATGTAGAACTGCGCATCCAACTTCAACTTCTTCTCCTTGACATAATCCACGTGCTCAATGCGCTCACCCTGCAGCTTCTTCTCGCTCTGAATATGCACATACTTGATACGCTCGCCCACTGACGGAGCATTGCCTGGATCACGAGCCGTCATGCGATCAGCCAGGACTCGGTGGGCAGGCAGAGTCGCCCGACCAGTGTAGTTCTCCTTCATAGCCGCGTAATCGTCGCGCAGCTGCTTCGTGACCACAAACTTGTCCAGCGCCAACTTGTTCTGGATCACGTCCAGGAGCGTACCCTTCACAAACTTCACAGCCTTCTTGACATCCTTCTCCAGCAGGAGGATATCAAGGGCGCCGCCATACACATCCTTGACAATAGGCGCGTTGTCCCGACGCTTCAGGACGATACCCATGGATGCGCGCTTACACTTTGTGGGGTCATCCTCGTACTTCATCCCGACATACCGCTTGCGGCAGAACAGAATGAACGGATAGAAGGTCTTCTCGTACCCGATGACAAACGCCTTGTGTGGGCAGCGAGACGTAATCATTGTCGCCGCCTCCTGACCCTGCTTGATCGCCGTTGGCAGATCCTTGGTCGGGAACTTTACGAAGATAGAATCTGTATCCCCATACACCACCGTCGCCCCAAACTCTGTCTCCACCGTCTCCTTCGCAAAGAGGAGAGACCGCCGTCCTACCGCCGTCGTACATGCAGCTACACAGATCTTGCGGATAGGCGATGTCCGCGAACCCAGCTGACCATAAATCGAATTCGCAACCACCTTGTAGGCTAGCTGAAGACCGTTAAACACCGACTTCTGCGCGTCGTCCAGTGCAGGGTCTTCCATCTTCTTGCGCGCCTCCTTGCGCTTCTTCAACATGATCTCCAGTGCTGTCGGAATAAGACCCTTCGACAGAGGATTGTCTTCCGTGGGCTGAGCGTAGATGCAGACGTGCTTACCCACGATCTTATCGGCTTCCTTGAGGTCATACGTGACCTCGTGAGACCCGGGAACTTTCTCCTTCATACCTTCAATTCCCTTGAGATTGCCACGGGTATCATACGTCTTCACTGCCACCAGCGTATCGGGCGACAAGTTCTCACCAATCATCGATGATGGGTACAGACTGTTAAAGTCGAGGACGGCTACCGGCGTATCGAGGTACATCCCAATGTGCGGAGGAAGTACAATCGCGCCCTCGTACTTTGTATCTCCCATCTCTGACTCCTGATCCAGAATGATTTGGTTGCGCTTCGATGCCTCGTAGGCGACGCGCGAGTAGATCTTGATCCCCTGACCCCGCAGGAATAGGAATTGTAGCGGAACAAAGCAGACGTCAGCCATACCCCGTGCGTTGGTCAGCGTATCCAGCTTCGCCATCAGCGTTAGGACTAGGTCGCAGTCCTGAATACAATACTTAGCAATCACTGCCCGATCAGCGGCGCTCCCCTCGTGCATCTTGAACAGCTCCATGTGATGCAGGTCGTCCTTGGTGAACGACCACTCTAGACACTTGCGGTCCTCCTCTGACAGATCAGCGAATAGTCCCTCCTCCTTAATCGTGAAACTCTTGGGCGTCAGTTCCGTCACTAGAAACTTCTGACCCTCGCGGTAGGGATTCAGGGTGTTAGCCACAATATCAAACCGCACGTAGTTCCCCACATACAGACCACGCGTGGTCTTGGTATTGATCTTCTTGCCATCCAGCGATACCACCTTGTCGCGCAGAAACGTGGAAGCCACATTATCGAGCGTGTAAGAGTCCAGATTGTGTTCGCGCCGCATATTCAGAAGCAAGTCAATCGTCAGCCGACCAGGAGTCTTCATGTACTGCACCTCGTACTTCCCCGACGCCAGCTCAAACGTCTTCTTCTGCAGGGTATCGCCCCAGATAGACCCGCGGCCGAGATTCAGGGTTAGTCCGTTGATTTTTGCTCGCTCTACCATGAACTTGTCATCAAAGCCATACGTATTGTAGCCGCAGATGATATCAGGCTCCTCCTCCTTGACAAACTGCTCAAATGCCTCAATCATCTCCGCCTCCGTCTCATATCCTTCAAATGTGACAGTAGGATCATCTGACGGAGATACGCTACCCCACACAAACACCTTGCGCCGATACGTCTTCATCATATCATTAGACCACCGCAGCGTGATCCCGATCTGGATAACGGGGTCGCCGATATCTCCACCCACCAGCTTTTCAAGATCCCTTGCAACTGCATCCCAGTTGTCATTCTCAATATGATGAGCATTCTTCGTGAGGAACGGAGTGAGCTTCACCTCGCGATGCAGACCTTCCAGAGCCAGTCGCCGCTGAAAGATTGTGGTCATCGACTCATCCTCTGGCGCCGTCTCCAAATCCTTCTGGATCTTCTTGGTTACATACTCCCACGACTTGCGGGGCATCGGAAACTGACCGCTCCGCGAGGTACACTCAATATCGTATGCAGCGACCAACAGAGGCACCTCCTTTCCGACAGAGCTCTTGATATTGACTGCCTCGACATACCACCCATTGATGTCATCGGACTTGATCTTGCCTGATGACACAAAACTCACCGGAGATGCAGGAGAAATCTCGCGGTCGTGATAGAACCGGAGTAGAGGAGGAAGATTCGCTTCATACACCTTGAACTCGGATGCCTTGGCAACCTTCGACAGCTCAACGAACTGCTTTTTGGACCCAACCTCTACCTTCAGGACCCGAGATGTCTTGTAGAAGTTGAACCCGCCAAACACATCATGCTTATTCTGGGATGTCAGAGTAGCGCCTACCAGAATCTTGCGAGCTTCAGGGTGGTCGTCAATGTAGAAATACGGCTTGTACCCCCGAATCTGGAGCATAGCGGTCTCGCCCTCACTGGTCTTTCCATAGACGTCAATGACATACTTTCCGTACTGGTCGTGCTCAATCCAATCACAAGGACAAAGAACGGACATTCTACTAATACTCCAGAGTAGCGAACTCATAAATGTTTATCCGTTTTAGTAATAATGACTGACCAGGAGCCTCAGACCAACAACCCGCTATCGTGGTTTTATGCCCCGACGCGCCCGAAAAATGATGTAACACAGATGGGATACGATATTCGCGACAACAAGCAGCAGCAGGACTACTACCTATCCACTGCTCGCCCACAGCCCAGTCCCTGCCAGGACTTTGACTCCAAGGCCGACTGGGCGTCTCAGTTTGTCACCATGAACTACACTGGCAATTTTGGCAATACCGCTGCTGGCGGATGCGACATTGACCTGTATTCTCGTCTCGCCCTGGGAGATGCGGGCACCCAGCGTGCCAAGGGACACCAGCAAACGTTTGCTCGTCCGTGGGCTACTACGCCTTACATGGCTGGTGGTCCGTCGGCAGGAGAGAAGGATACAGAGAGCCAGCTGATCCAGAGCGTCCCGGTGCGCACGCGCAAGGAGTGCTCTACCGTGTCGGACAAGTTCTTTGCCAATCAGTTTGATCCCCTACTCAACAGCGTCAAGACAGACATCCAGGAGGCTGGAAACTTCGTCCAGAGCTGGTCGCGCGGCGGAGATCCTACGCGTCTGCTACGCCAGAAAGCAGTATCGCAATAAATCAATATGAAAATTGTGTTCTTCGCTAATTTTATGCCCGACCCATGCGGCGCATTCTTTCATGATATTGCGATTGCAAAACTACTGCAGGCTCGCGGTCACACTGTAAGCTTTGTAACTACAAAGCGGGGGATGTACGCTATCCGCGGAGAGTATCGCGGACTTCCATGGGTATTTTACACCAATGCGGAACATGAGATGAGTGGGGCTCACGTTTGGTCTACAGCTCACTTTCCTACGCTGAACATTGTCCGTCGCTTGAATGGAAGGTTTCATAAGCCCATAGTTGTCACGATGCATTTTGGCGAGAACATAAATGAACTCCCTTATAAACCCGATTGGGCCGAGTTCCTCTGGGTTATCAGCAATCACATTACGAATAATGTTCGCTCTCGCATTGGAGAGCACCATTTCAAGACGCTGGAGCCGATTCGACCAATCATGATTGAGAACGAGGTAAAGTTCCAGGAGAGGGGTACGCCTCCTCCTGGAAAATACGTAACGCTGATCAATGCAAATATTCTTAAGGGACTGCCACTTTTTATTGAGCTCGCGACCCGGATGCCGAAGATTAAGTTTATGGGTGTTCGCCCCTATTACAACAAGATTGTAGTCCCCGAGAATATACCTAACATTAAGTGGATAGATGCTCAGGACGATATCAGGGATATTATGAGGGAGACGCGCATTCTTCTGGTTACCTCACTCTATGAAAGCTGGGGAAGGGTTGCGTTTGAAGCAATGTACAACGGGATCCCAGTCTTACATACCAAGCCAATGGATGGAACAGATGTAGCAAATACACGTGAATCTGGAAGTACCGAAGGAATGTGTGAATGGATCGCCGGTTCGCAGTTGATGCTCGATTACAATAAACTTCAGGAGTGGATATCAGCAGTCAAAACTCTTTCGGAAAACCCCGAGGAGTACGCGAAGTACTCAAAACAGGCATACGATACAGCGTACGGACTGAACATTTTTAATGATATCAACGATGTCGAACAGAAGATGTTTGATTACGGAACACGGTTTGCTCCCGCTCCCACTACAGGGAACAAAGCCGTTGCACAGCTGGCTACGCCGTCTCTTCAGTTACGTCCGCCAGCTGCGGGTGGTGGCTTGCCGCTGCGCGGAGGTCGTTTTTCGCTGAGAAGGTAAGTAGATCAGCAAGCTTCCGAGCCTTCATCAGCTTCTCGCGCACTTCGGGGGTCAGACCATCATCTACCTTCGGCACGGCAGGAATGTACTTCTGTCCGCTCACCTCCGGTACAGACGTCAAGCTAATGATCGCCTCCAAAACGTTTCCACCCGATGATTCCAGAGCCTTCTCGGCTGTGGCCTGATCGGTTCCAGTATTGTTGATAATCTCCATAACCTCCTTGCTGCTCATTTTTTATGTTCTATACACAAAGCACGAAAATGAAATTCATAGATAATCTGTGCCCCCCTGCACTTCTCTATGCGTTGTTCTTGGCTATCCAACTTGGCTTTGATGTTGCCGACTTCGCGTGGTTCACGGTTGTTACCAAGGTGATATTTGGAGGTGCAACGATCTTTATCCTTGACTTGCTGTGCCGCCTCAACCTAGGTGTTGTATCCTGGTTTCTCATCGCCACGCCCTTCCTGATCACAGCCCTGGCGACATCGATTGCCATGGGACTTCAGATTGATGAGGAGCTCAAGACGGTTGTTCGCGAGATGACGACGCACCGCGGCAAGACGGTGCATGACGACAGGGATTCGCGCACGTGGTCAAAGCTCTCTCAGTGAGCGTTTAAGGATAACGTGTTCTACAATACAAAATGGAAGAGTTCCAGACGACAATCGCCAACACACTTATCCGCGCATGGCACTCCGTGTATGCGGTGTATCTAGGAAGCTGCCGTCGCATGACAACGACGTATGCGACAGAGGTATGGGAGCTCCATGATTTTGAGGAGGAACGGTCAGAGTATGCAGATACGCGCGAAGAGCTCCCGGAGGTGTATGCCAATAAGGTTCTTCTCCACCACACCCGCCGGGAGACGCCCGACTTTACCGATCATCGTGTTGCTGTGCATTGGAGCCTAGTTCCTCGCGAAACGTATCGAATCCGCGACCTATATGAGTCACCGATCCCCCCGTGGTATTATATTGGGTATACTACAGAGGAGGGTACTAAGGTAGATTGTACTGCTCTCCTCTCTCCATTCGTCGTCGAAGGGAATAAAATTACACGCGCCCTTCTCGATATTATTGTTGAGAATGGTAAGGGATTGCGCTGGTCCTATCTGGACAAGACGTTTAATCAGGTAGATTTTCCTTCAAATGGTATTATAATCTCTGACGCCCCTCATGGAGATGATCAAAACACTCACAGCACATCCGAATCACGGGAAGGTGGTGTGGAGATACAATGAACTTCGCACTCAGTTTTCGGATCCCAGTTTTCTATCTCGCGCCCTACGTTTTTCGGGAATGTTTGTACAGCCGCTCAGCCATTTAATTTCGTGGGTCGTATTTCTATGTTTTCCGGACATCTACGCATCGTACGGAGGAACATATGACTACAGCACCCTTCAGATGATTTTCTATGTGGTATCATCCCTGCAGGTCTTTTATTCATGTATCCTGCGCTGGAGCGAGACTATAGAATACTATACTCTCGGCACAACACTTATGGTATGGAAGATTCTCACTCTCGGACTTCGCGTACCCCCACTAGAGATCCGCTCAAATTCGCCTCAAGATCACATGTTCCAGTACTCCGCTGGAGCTCTACTTCTTCAGAACCTCGCTAATGTTTCCACCAAACATCCCCTGGAATGACTTCACCAGTTCAGCGCCCTGCTGAACCTGCGGTCCCAGGCTTGACAACGTCTCAACGAGCTGCTTTTGGGTCTCCATCAGCTCTTTGGTATCATCGCGCATCTGTAGAACCTGCTGGGGGTTCAGCTTCTGGAAAGCGTGCAGAATTGTGGTTCCTGCATCCAGATGGGCATTCAGGTTATTGTCTGAAATCTGCTCGGTCTTTGACTTTGAATGCGGCTCTGGCTCCTTCTCGTCCGTATCCTTCTCCTTCCCCTCCTTCTCGCCCTTTGAGGGATTCTCATAGCGCTCCTTGAGGGTCTGGCCTGAAACGAGAATCACAGCGACGACAGTGGCTACACTGATAGTCACCGCCGCTGTCAGAGACATCTTGACACCATAGCCAATCACTGCTGTAATCACCACTAGCCACACAGCAATATATCCAAGCTTGCGCTGAACAAGGAAAGCGACAGCTACCATGAGAATAAGGACTGCAATGGCTGTATCTAGTGTGTACTTCATTGATTATACACTAGAATTTAAACATTGGTCGTATTCGGTGCTACGGGCACCGCATTTGCCAGACCCGCCGATCCCGTGCCATTGAACGTGTATCCCGCCCGCGGCTGCTGGAGAGCCAGGACATTACCTCCACGATGCCCGCGCGTATGACGTCCGCCCTTCTTCGCAAAGCGCTTAGCCGCATACGCCGTACCGAGTGCAAAGATCGCGTCATCAACAGCACCCACGCCTCCGCGACGAGAGCGGCGCCCTCCCTTCTTCGCAAAGCGGTGGGCAGCATATCCGGTGCTGGCAGCCAGGAGGGCATCATCCACCATACCTACACCGCCACGGCGAGCACGACGACGACCACCCGCTAGCGTATTGTTACCTCCGCGGTTCGCCATCACACCGCAGTCCTTAGACGTATCCGAGTTCCACATGGCGTTTCCCGCATTGGAACCGCTCGCGCTTCCCAGAATAGAACCACCAAATCCATAACCACCTCCACGACGCGCTGCTTTCTTAGTGCGAGCCATTTGTATTTGGATGAGATTCTATTACAGGTGTCCAAGTTCCATCGGGGTTCTTCTGGCATTCGAGGACGAACTTCCTACCCAATGAACGAAGAGCTTTTGAGAGTGCCAGAGTTTTGACGCGAAGGTACCCACCTGCCGATACTGAATACACGTCAGGAACGTCGGTAGCACTAATTTCGTAGCGATTTGTATCCGTAACCGGAGTTGGCACTGGAGTAGATACTGCGTCAGAGTAAATACCCTTTTCGCCAGGCAAATCCGTATAGTACTCGTATCCTCGGGCTGATGCAGCTGTATCGCGAAGAGCTACCCGACGACTTTCAAAGGCTTGGCAGGGAGTATAGACCACTGGGATCGCATTCTGGAGAAACGTTGCCCGGTCAGCAAAGTTCATCTTTTCAAATAGACGTGTTCCGTTCCACAGCCACACATCAGCAATAAAGAGGTGAGTAGCCGTATATTCTACGCGTAAAATCGTATCTTCGTAGCACCGCTCATCCCACACAAGACGCAGGATTTGCGGCTGGGCATCCTCCCTCCGAGGAATCCAAAGCGAGACCGGTTTTGACTGCTCGTCACGAGTCAGACACAACCAACCTGGAGTACCAACACCCTGCGGAACCTTCACTGCAAACTCAGAGGGAACCTTTCCCTGACGAGTCATCCTGATCGCCGGATCCCATTTGTACAATGTTCGTAGTCGGTTCATGGTATAATGTATATAGACACACTCTGTCAAAACCACTCACTTGCTCTGGCGCGTCTCAATCGGCGGCGGGAGTTCCATGCGGGGTGCGGGGTTCGACGGCTGGGGGATTGGCGGCTGTTCATATGTCGGTACCTGAACCGATGGCGGCGGGGGAGCGACGGGCGGAGGTGCAGGGGGAGGAGGGACAAACTGCTGCTGAGGCGGCGGGGCGGGGCGTTCTACATACACGACACGGGGCTTCGGGGGCTGAATGAGACGAGAGACCCAGAACACACCCACGTGCAGACAGACAATCACCGCAATAGTGGCAAAGGCGAGATAGACAATATCGGTCAGTTCCATTGTTAGCTTGAACGATTTGGAAACTCTGTCGCATTACGCGGCTACGATAAACAGATCATCATTCTCGGACCACATGTTCTTGTTATAAACCTTGACTCGCACCGTCTCCTGATTATGAACAGCCGATAGATGATGGGGGTAAGGATGAGATACACGTTCAAGACAACCTCCTTCGCGAGGAAGGTACGACCAGCACTTCTTTTCCTGAGTATCAAGAACGTAGGAACCCGACCAAACGAAGGTGGATGTGTAATCCTTCTTCGGCTGGGGGAGGGCGTAGGGATACTTAGCCAGTGAGATGAGGCGATACATTATATACTCAGACAGCCAACACTTAAACGTACATCAGACCTAGAGTCACCGCGAAAAACACGGCAGCATGGAGCATGAGACCGAATCCCGTAGGCGAGCCACCCTCTGCGACACGCATAGAGCTATACGGACCAACGACACTCATAATGAGGGAGTCCACAACCGAGAACGTAATGGGATTTGCCAGGATGAAAAACAGCAGCGCCTGGAATGCCGAAATTTGAACCTTCTGAGAATGACCAAGAACAGCCATACCTATCTATTGTCTTGAAGAGAAGGAATTTTTCGTTGCTTCGATTGTCTCGATCCACTGCGGAATCTTGTGCATGTTGGCTGCAATGTCGTTCTCATTTCGCCGTGCCGGTTCAGTCGTGTTCAGAGCCTCCGTTACAAAGAGAACAGCTGTAATCAGATAGGTCTTGTTCTTTGACCAGCGCAGACAGTACAATTTAAACAGAGCTTCCACATACATGTTCCCCTGGGCGCGAATAGCTTCCCAGAACATCCAGTGAAGATGCTTGGCGTGTTTAGAGTCTATATACGGATTCCGACGCTCGGCGCACTCAAACGTATGTTTCGTCTGCTTCTTCTTTTCCGAGGCAAATCGCATGATCCAGGACATCCAGTAGAGTGCCCTCTGAGTGTCTTTGGTTTGAATCGAAAAACAAAACTCGTTAAATGGAATACCTATCTCGTATGGATCATTCTCTTTTAGAAAAGGTGTCCCCGCATGCTGAGTCGTTGCTCGCAAATTCTCGCGCACTGTCGTCTCCTGGAAATCGTGTTCGGGTTTGATGGTAGGGAGAGTGACCGTCTTCTGTTTCTTGGCAATAGCTAGAACCGTCGCAGTCTCACACACAAGGTTGCGCGCATCGTCGCGATTCCGGATACTAGTCATATTACTCACTGAGTATGCCCGCTCAATTGCCCCAAACCGCTCGTATTGCGAGGTGAGATATGTAAAAATATTTGGGCAGGAGCGATGAATGTAGAGAGATGCGCTCTCAAAGAGTGTATCCCAGAGAGAATGGACAAGACCCGAACACAGAAGTTCTAGACTCCAGTAACAGGCATAATCCGCATGACCTAACTGAATACTTTCAAGCAGGGATTTATTTGCAAGTTTTCGGGAATGACCTGAGAAGGTAAAATGCTGAAAATCAGCGACAGATCGGCTGTCGTTGATAGCCGCCATTCCTATTGTCTGTGGCAAAGGCTTTCATTTATGCCTGCAGACGCAGTCGGCGACTACTTGGTAAAATAGACGAGATACTGATACTCGTACCCAACAGGTGTCATATCCACCATCTCATGGCGAGAAAACCCTGCTGAGCGCACTATATCCAGCATCGCGCTCACGCTTGGCATATGCAGGCGATGAATATTCTCGCGGTACGACGGCGGATTCTTGAACTCAAATACCTCTTCAAACCGTGCATCGTCATCGCCCGGTTCCTTAACAAACCGGCTCTTGTACTTGAACTTGTCGAAGAAGATGTCAGAATCAATCACGCGCTCCCGGCTGTACTTCTGTACCGAAAAGGCGGCAAAGGGCGACGCCGCATCGAGAATGGGGTCAAACTTTCCAGGATCCACGAGATGCAGGATCAAGACACCGCCTGGACGCAGCCATGAGTAAATGTTATCTAGAACCATCTTCTGATTGCGAAACTGGTAGATGGAGAAGTAGAGCATCATGGCATGCGAGAACGATTTCGGAGGGAACGTCTCTACCCGGGTGATATCCCCCTTATAGAACCGCCCATTCTTACACTTTTCACGAGCCTTCTTTAGCATCTGCTCCGATGTATCTACACCTACCAGATCAATCTCCTCCCTGCACATCCAGTCAGCATGCGGCGAAGTTCCACAGCATACGTCAAGAACCTTCACTTCCTTCTTCGGCCAATCGTGGAGTCCGTACTCCTTGATCGATGCCTTCTCAAAGGATACGCGTTCCGGAATCGTAAAGAGCTTGTCATACACACTTGCATAGAACTCATCGTAGATCTCATCGTAGTCTTCGTGCGATTTGGACGGCAGACCCTCCTCTCTCTTATTATCAAACATCTCTCGGTCGGCTTTCCACGTGTGATACACAATAAGCAGGGCGAGGATAGTGAGACCTACCACCCAATATGCTAAATAAGTCTCCATTCCTCTCTTGTACCTATGTAAGAAATGTGGGAGAGCCTTCCAATCCAACGGAAAGCCGCTGCTCCCGACACCCGATATTCAATGATCAACCGAGACCATATGTATGAACCGCATCCTGATGTATCTGTCGCAGAATGGAAGGATGTACCTCCGCAGCTCCAGTCGTGGTGTATGTCTGTTTGGGAGGACGAGTTCAAACTTCGCCGATGCCCGGCGAGTCCAGGTGATATCTTGGCGTGGATCCCACGACAGGGTATGATCCTAGCTAAGTATGGTAGGTGGATTGGACCCTCTCAGTCCGTTCGCGCCATCTACGTGTGCTACAATGTTGTCATGAAAGACCATCGCGGCGAAGGCCTCTCGGGCAAACTCATTCTCACAATGTGCCATGCATGTACGGAAAAGTGGGGACCCATCCCATTCATGTTTGAATTACAGCGCGTTCCAGCAAGTCTCTGGGAGGTCCCAGCATTTCTGCGCTTCTCGTACGTCTGGGTTCCCTTTTTGAATATCCAGATTCCTCCCAAATGGAAAGCTTCCTCCCACGAGTCGTTAGGAGCTTATCCGGGATTCCACACGGGCGACTGGACGGGATACCAATCCTTTGAATACAACGGTATGAAGATCGTCCTCGATCCACATAACGATATCATCTACTATGACGACTACGCCAGTCTTTTAACCTTTGATGCTCTTCCCCTCACAGGGGCTTACTGCCGAGTCTTTTCCCCGTTTGGAACGATGACGGTTCTTGTTGAGAACTTACGCTTTGCCCCCAATGCGGGATTTAAGCATTTCTTGATTATTTGAGAGCATACGGCTTGGGCGTACTCTGATAGAACGAGTACATGCTGCGACCCTTGAGTGCAGCTAGGACCACAATGGCCAAAATGAGGAGGGCAATAAACACATCCAAGACAATCTTGAAGGAGGAAGGATACTTGGAAAAATAAGCAACAGCTGGATCAGGGCTCTCGTTTGTTCCTATCGGGAGCTTGCGGTAATCGGGGTTCGTGAGTTCAAGGTATCGGTCATACACCGAAATCTTGTCCTTTTTATCGCCAAGGATTCCGTTGAAGAACGAAAAGGTCTTCTGAAGGGAACTCTTCATGGACGCTTGCTTATCGCGAATTGTGGCAATTGAATCGGTGAAATCCTTACGGAGAGAATGCTCCTTCTCCAGATCCTGGAACTGTTTGCGGTAGGCAGAGATGACTGGCTCCATCTTCGTATCGGCAATCCGCTTCTTCTCCTGAGCGGCCCAATCAGGACCATTCTTCAGGGAATAGTACTGAAACTTTGCCTGCTCAAACCCTTCAGGATCTTCGTCGCGGGTTCGTGCAGCACGTTCAAATGTCTTGTAAGCCTCCTGGATACGACGCTGTTTTTCGATACTTTCTTGAGACATGTCGGGTTTCGCGGAAGAAGAAGAAGCATTTGACTGCTCTTTCAGCGCCTGCTTGTGAAGTGGCTCTAGTTGAGGGATATACTGATCACTTAGCTGTTTTACAAGAAGCTGTTTGATATTTCCCGGGAGCTGAGAACTCTGAATCCCCTTTATCTTACTATCGTACTCCTGTCTCAATCGCGCAAACTTTTCCCCGGCGCTCATATTATCTTACCACGGCAAAATACACTGATGCCAGAAACCCCGAGATGAGCACAACAATCGCCACCCCGCTCGTAATCTCGGGAGACGCCACCGATCCGCCTACCAGGAACACAACAGCTACAACCGCCAACGTTGCAATAATGATCTCCAGCGGCAGCATCTTCGCCTCGTACGACTTGCGAGTATCCTTTCCGAAGCTAATCTCGCGACGCAGATTCTCTGTTTCTACGCGCGCGGGTCCCAGGTCACTATCGTACTTGATCGCATCGCGCAGAACATCAATCGCTGTCTTACGTGTCAAGCCCGACACCAGCTTCTCGTGCTGCAGCTTTAGCGTGTCTCCCATCGAGTTGATATTGTTATCCATGCGGTTATCGTAGGGATTAACACCCTGGAGAACCTTCTGCAGATGCGAACCGCCCATATCGTCCAGGCGCTGGAAGATATTGCCCGCCTCTCCGTTCTCCTGCGCAGTCATATACACCTGGTTGCTTGAGGGATTCACCGATAGTGTGCGCAGACCAGAGACGCTGTATCCCTCCATATCAGCAGGCTTGCACGACGTCGCCCTGTCGTACGGCGCCTCGCAACGCTCAACCGCTCCCGAGGCTGCGTTCGTCGTGTAAATTACCTGATTGTCCGTAGCAACTGCCACTGGCAGGCGATTCTTGAGTCCCTTCAAATTTGTCCATCCACCCTGACCCGTCTGCGAACTCTTCAAAATGTTCGTGCCATCGTTTGTCGGAGCAGCCGCATACACTGAACCCGAGCTAGCGGCGATGACTCCACCTGCTCCCGACCCAGGCACATTAATATCCACCCACGCTCCCGTAGTGCAGGGCTTCGCGCATCCCTTCTTGCCCACGAACATGAATGAGTCTGTAAGGTTGATTGTCGCGTACTTCGGCATGCTTCCCGGGACCTTGAGCATCTTCCAACCACCGCCTCCTGAGACTGGACGCATCGCAACCAGCGCACCAGGCAGCTCCTTCTTCGGTCCAGCCGGCGCCTTGATCTCAAGCGACAGCTGACGAGACCCCGCAAACTTCTTGTCCATCGTGTCCCCAGAGAAATTATTGTTGTAGATCACGTAGTAGAATCCACCCGATCCCATGTTCGTGATCTTAACTGACGACGACTGACCCTTCTCGTCCTTCACGGTCAGCGTGTACTTCCCACTGGCGCTGAGCTCAGCGACCCTTGCGGCATTCGGACCCAGGAAGCTTGATGACACGATAACGCCGTTATAGTAGGGAGAAATGTGTCCCGGCGGCATACCCACGTCGCCCACATTGATGAGACCTGTAGAAATGGCGGCGCCCGTATCCTCTGGAGGAGGAGCTGGGGGAGCATACAGGAGATAGACGTTGGACTCGTCAGTATTGATATCCAGAGGCATTCCATCAACCCCACCAGGTCGCTCATAGTACTGCCAGTTCTGTCCATCGCAAGGCTCCTTGCAGCGGTAGATGTCGCCATTCACGTTGAATCCCCACACATGACCCGTCGAAGACGCCGAGATCTTGTTTAGCTGACCAGGGATGTTACGCCAGCCAAGAGCCGTCGATAACTGGTTCTGCACGTATCCTGCCAAGTCCTTTGAGGCAGTATTGAATGCGCTGATGTAGGTTGCCATCCTTCTTATATTCCATCAACGGAATTTTCCTTTACCAAATATAATGGATCCTGAAGTCTACGATCAAACCAAGTCGCGGGAACTCGCGACGTCTATGAGTTCTTATGGCTCAATAAAAAGTGGCTATCTTCGCATGATTCGCGACGCGCTTCGTCAGAAGGATGGTAAAGCACGCGCCGCATCCCTCCAGTCCATTGTGCAGACAAACCAGCGTCTATCCTCGGCGGTGAATCGTCTGCTTCGTATTTGGACGAATGGAAATCGCGAACTTAATACGTACTCCAAGTACAAGATCCGCGACCTCAAGAACGATCTTGAACTCTACAAGAAACAACTTGGAGAACTCAGGTCGCTTCGCGATGAGACAACAAAACTCAAGGGTCTCAAGGAGACACTGGAGAACACGACCTTTACCAACAAGATGACCTACTTTGGACTCATTGCCGGTGCGCTCATTCTCCTCCTTGTCGTGTTCGTCCTATTTGTGTATCGTATGTTTGTGTCTCCTGCCCCGACCCTCTTTGCTCCAGCTCCCGCTACTACATTCGGGGGGCGTAGGCGGTAGAGGGTGTTCCAAATCCAAATACAGCCGATGACTGCGTCCAGAAATACCCTACAAGAACAAGCACGGGTATCAGTAGAATGACAACCGCGATTCGCCACAGGATCGCGTACCCCAGTGCTACATTAACCTTATTTCCCTTGTCTCCGATAGTACTTATCATATCGTAGCGAGTCTTAGACGCTTCAAACTGATCCTGCACTTTATCTGCATCTTTGTACATGTCGGTACCCATATCGTACATAGATGACAGCGCGCTATTGTCCTCCTTAAACGACTGACTAAAATACTGCATGTTCTCTGCCTCCTTTTCCACAATACCGCGTTTCTGTGAGAGAGCTTTCTCTATGAAATCCTGAGCCTTCTTGTAGGCACGTTGGTATTCAGCACTTCCGGTAGCTAAAAATTGAATGTAATTGCCCTTGTATTCTTCGAGAAGCTTATTGAACTGCTCCATTATTATACACTGGCTACACAAAATCGGTAGTAAGGCGTACCGCCAGCGGTCATGCTCTTCCGGAGGATCTCCACGATATCGCCCGGCTTAGCACCCACCCAGCGCGCCATAGCATCCTGCGACCAAATCTGGGGCATCGGGAAATACTCCTTGTACTTCATCGCAATCTGCTGCAGAACTGACGTCTCCGCATCCAACTGAATGTGATCCTTCTGCATGGCTGCAACAATCTTGTCCGTAGAGATGTTATACTTGGCTAGGAACGCCTTCACTTCATCCTGCGTCAGGATCCGGTGAGGAGGGACAGCCCTGTGCCGAGAAATATCAATCAGCTGGCTCTCGTGGAAGATCTGCAGAATGTGGCTCTGCTGCGATACGGCGTAGAGGATCGTCTCAGATGGAGGGATAGGAACGATCACAATACCCGTCTTTCCCCCGTGCTCCTGCGTTAGACCTACCAGAGTCAGGACATCCTTCTCACTGATACGCTGGCGAGTGCTCTTGAAGACGATGACATCGCCAATCTTGGTCACCGTCCCTGGGAATTCCACCGTGAGCGTCTCGACGTTCGTTACGGGGACACCGCGCTGAGACAGCATGAGTTTAAGGGTCTCCATTGTGTATGATGTTATTCTTATGTATCTTTCTTTTCATCCGTTTTAAATAATATGAAAAACAGCAGCATCTTGATGGTCGCAATTGCCGCCCTTGTGGTTGCTGGCGTTCTGTTTGCGTCACGTGGAACAGAGCACTTTGGAGTCCCAGAGTTCATTGATCGGTCTCAGTATAATCGGACAACTGCAGGCGCAGGGTCGTCGTACGCGCAGCAGACGAACCATCTGCGGGCGCCGGACGCTCGTGAGCCACCTCGGGGGTCGCCGACGGGCCATCGCGTGGGGCAGTGGGAGGGGCATACTGGTCTATTTTGGTAGGGTCTTTCCGGCACTCTTCCACGATCGCCCAGAACGCTTTTAGTTCGTCTAGATGTGTCTTCATCCACAGAGGATCGCGCGGAACATTCTCGATACGGATATTGTTGAGAATCCAGAACATCACCCTGAACTCGTCGCCTGCAAGAGAACTCTTCCAGCTTACGAAGTCCGCCTCGTCGTCCATATGCTCGATGGTCCCATTGTCATAGACCGCCATCACACCCTTGTAAGGCGACTCTGAGTCGTTCCATACCGACTTTGGTACTGTCTTGAACTGCATCTCCACGTAATCGCACTCATCCACGTTGCAGCACTCCATTTGCATTTGCATTTGGTGGTAGTAGGCGTCAGGGATCGGACTGTTCTGGGTGAAAGGACGACTAATGGGACACTTGAACTCTACCAGCTTTCCCCATCGATAATCAAGGGGATCCTTGGTCAAAACAATCCCGTCGGGTGATGCTCCTAGGAACCTATGGACCGGGTGCTGTACGCAGGAGGTATCGACAATCTCGGCTCCACCCTGCATATCCCCATAAATCTTCTTGGCCAGCGGCTCAAACTGAGTACCCCAAAGACAGGCCCCAATAGGACCACCGCCCTCTACTTTTGGTCCCTCCAACTTTCGGAGAAGAAGCTCGCGCTTTCCAGAAGGAGTCGCAGCAGCAAATGCTTTCGTCACCTCGGATGCAGTGATCATTTCAGACCGCTTGGCGTGCCAGGCATCCGTCCGCTGATCGGCCTTTCCGTAGTCTCGTAGAACCCGGTGAATTGAACGGCGGCGGGCCCACACTTTACCCAAGTCGGTCGCCAGAAGTCGATGTACCTGTGCTTTATAGTTCTTGTAGTGATATCCACGATCCCGGCAAATGGCCTTGATTCGGTGTGTGAGGTGCGTACAGGCATCTAAGGGCAGCTCAAACACTTCCATTGTTCTATTAGGCTAGTTCCGTTAAAGTTAGTCCGTTTTATCACGAAAGCCCTTACAGAAAAGGAGGTCCGTTTAGATAATGACAACTACAACCGAAATCTCTACGCAGGAGGGTTGGGTCCTTCATCGTCTTGAATCCTTCTATACCCCAGAACGCACAGAACTCCTACAGAACATCCTGGGTGGTAAGTCCAACGTCTCTCTACGTATCCTGGACTGGTTTGTTACCAATTATGCCAAGAAGAATAATGTGTCCTACATGCACAACGATCGCCACGTCATTGTGTATCTGGCGTACAAGTCCCATCTAAAAGCTTACAGCAAGAAGATGTTCGACCCCTTCTGCCGGTGGCAGCGCCTGGACTTCCGTGGCATCTCCACCACCGTCGGCCAGCTGAACTTCTTTGCGTGGGCGATTGAGGACGGTATTATTGATTACCTTTTCACCCATCGCGACGATATCCATGCCGATATGGAGACGCGTATGACGACGACCGGAGATGCAAAAAAGGAGACGGAGCACACACGGAAGAAGCGCCACGAGCTGTCGCATTCTGCCACCAAGTCGCTGAAGAAACATGACGTCAAGATTGTTGTGAGCTTTACATAATGATGAAGATCTGGTACAAGGATCCGATCTACGTGGTTCTCCACGTTCTATCGGGTGCTCTAGCCTACCTCTACCCTATTCTGCTGGTTCCTATTGTAGCTTACCACGTTCTACAATATGTTCTCGGGGTTCGCTTCTTTGGATTTCAAGGGGAAATACGTCCCGGAAACTCCCTTGAGCACACAGCTATAAAACTGCTGGAAGTGGGTGCGGGTTATTTGGCTGCATATCTTATTTCTACTCAGTAATGCTTTCAGCCAGTGGCACTCTATACCCTGTTGATGAAGATATTACCGAATTTGATCTGGGCTCCGATGTCTCTGAATATGAATACGACGGTCGTTCCGTATTTCGTGGCAATCTAGATCCGACCTTTTCTACCAGCGAACTGCAGGTGTATTGGCTATATGACGATTACAAGCGTGTAGGACTGGTTGAGCATACCACCGAGGAGGATTACACGTGCTACTGGTTCCACGAGAATGTGTGGGCAACCCTTCTGCAGGAGGAGTGGGAGAGTGCAGACAAGACTCTCTGGAACATCATGTCCGAAGCGGCCTACGAAGACTGCATGAAACATGGCTGGGACACTGTCCGCGACATCAAAGCACGGACGTCTCTCACCGTTGTGACTCCCGCAGATGTCGTCAAAGGATATACTTCCGCCGACCATCTCTGTGTGCGATGTGGCGGAGGAGGTCATCCAGGATGTACGCAAGTGAAAAAGACACCGAAGTTTGATGTCTTCTCAACGATTTTTGTTGATGATGATGGCGTTATCTATATCCCTCCCTCCGATACGCGTGCTTACGCAACCTTGCGACGCACCGCCGGCTTCTTGGCGGCTGACGACGGCGCCTCTACGACCGGCAGCGAAGCCGTAGGCGTAGGCGCGGGAGCCTCATCCTCAACCGTCTCCTCCTCAGCCTCCTCCTCCTCGGCGAACGCGGCCTTGGCACCGCCCGAAGGAACCGGAACGACCTCCTCGCCGTCCTCCTGATCCTCCTTGAAGTACTCGCGCGCCGTCTTGCGCTGGCGCTTGAACACCTGCATCATGGACGGACGCCACGTCAGACCGAAGCCCTGGCCGATGATGTAGATGCTGCCCTGCGCGATGATCTTCGCCTGGCTGCCCTTCGGCAGAGCACCCTGGAGCTCCGTCGGCGCCAGAGCAATCGTGTTGTCCTCCGAGTCGATCACGTCCATGCTGACCTTGCCGTCATAGACGGGCAGCTTGAAGCGGAGCGACGGCGGGTACTTGCCGTTCGGGACCCAGCCGTCGTTGGTCTTATCGACCGAGACGCTCAGGAACTTGTTGAATGAGTCGCGGATGGACTCCTCGCCGCGCTTCTTGCCGAACCATGCAGCCGAGTTCGCGACCGCGGCCTGAATGACCGACTCCTGGAAGTCGCGGAGGAAGTTGTAGGACTTGGACACCTCGTCCGTGCCCGTTGCAGGCTCGCGACCGTACGGATCGCAGCCCTGGAGCGAAGCGGACATCGTGTAAGAGGTTGAGGTACTCCCATCCTTGTTCTCGTTCTCCTTCATCAGCACACCACCAGGGAAGCCGAGGAGAGGGAAACGGAACTGGACATTTTGGCTACGGTACTTGAATGCGATTGACTTGCCTCCCTGCTTGTTGATCTTGGGCTCAGAGAACTGAATATCGGACGCGGAGATCTTAGAAACGCTGACGACTGCGGGTGCTGCCATGTTGTATGTGTTGGGTTGTGCTGTTAGACTACCTTGGCTGACGGGCGATCCGTTTTTGTCTCACGGAATCGTTTCAAGTGCGGACGCGTATTTAAACCATCAATGAAAGTAATAGATAAGTGGAATGCAGTGTTTTGCATGTAAGAATCAACAATCATGGGAACGGTGTGGCATACGCTCCGTCTCAGGGTTTTCGTGCTGCAGACGACACCTAAAGACCCGTCATACACGCATGTGGATCACTCAGTTTCCGGGGGCACTCTTGTGTGTTCGGAGATTCCAAGCATTGTGGAGAGGGTATAGCGTACGCATCCCCCTGAAACTGGCAGGACCCGGGGTTCTACGGAGATCTCTCTGCAACAATGACGACGATGTAAGCACTCTCGATTCCAAGACGGAAGTTCATCCGTTTGATTACTTTTCTATCATGGAGTCGGGGAAGGTGTTTTGGTTCGATCAGCGCACAATGATTCAGTGGGCGCAGAAGGAATTGGAGATCCAGAATCCATGGACGCGTACGCCAATCCCTGTAGACGATCTCCGGAGGTTTAGGAAACTTTGTGAGTGGCGAAGACTTTCGGGGAGGCCAATGTATCATGAAGGACAGCCGGGACCTATGACTGCTACAGAGCGGAGGGATGGACGATGGCTGCGTATTGCTCAGTTGATTCGCGAGTGTGGCTTTGACGTTCATCATGAAAACTTCATTTCGTTCAGTTATTCGCAGTTAGCCCTGTTTGTCAGTGCCCTCATGGAAGATATGCGGTTGGCAGCGGCCATGAAACCAACCCCTCCTCGCCTGAAGCATCTCCTCTGGATCAAAAATATCAGGAACGTTTTGCACACATACCCAAGTCTTACACATCTGAGCACAGATGTGGCTGGAATTCTCATGGCGATTTTCCAGCAGAATGTGAAAGCCCCTGATAATTTTGCGTTTTCGGTTTATTCTGCTTTCTCACGAAGCGAGGCGTTTTTTTAGTTAGACCACAGCGTGTGCCTTCTTCTTTTCCGCCAGCATAGACTGAATCTCTGCAAGGTCGTCGGCACTGATCTGCAGGGTGACGGGATTGCGGATTTCATCTTTCTGCTCCTGAACGATAACTCCTCCGAGATCCACGACCTCGTGGCTTTCGGTGCGCGGGAGTACAGGGACGTCTACAACATCGTTAGTTGCTTCGGGTTCAAACACGACTTTCTTGGACGGCACTGGAGAGGGTTCGCGAACGCGCTCCTGCTTCAGTTCGGGCTCTGGCCCCGACTTGCGCTCCGGTTGCGGTTGCGGTTGCGGTTCTGGTTTAGGCTCAACCCTGCGTTTCGTGTCTGGCTCCCCTTCAGGTTCAACCTTGGGCTCGGGCTGGGGCTCGGGCTCTGGTGTAACCGCAGGTTCTACACCTACAGCTTCTGTTGTAGGAAGGAACGTATCCTTGATGCCTGGAGGAACCATCTCCATCACACTATCAGGGATCTTGAGACTCTTAAGAATGCTCTTGGGATCATTGACCATCTCGGTGACGGATCCGAGGGGATCGCGCTTGAACTTATCAATTGTGGATTGAGGAATCATACGACGAAACCGTTGTGCCCATCCGGCGGGGAGGTACCGTCCAGCAGCCAGCGCGACTGCGACGATAATGAGAGCCAGCGTAGTTCCAAGGAGCGCGTTTGTGGTGGTCATGTTTGTAGCCTGACCATCAACCACGATGATAGGAAGTGTGGCGTTCTGGGTAGGGCTGTATGTTGGGGTTGTTGTTGGGAATGCAGTTGTATAAAACTGCGGAGTGGAGGTGGCCGACATTGCTGTGCTTATATTATTCACCTGCTGGAAACTTTGAGGGATACCCGATGAACTGATAGAGACGCTGACACTCAAGCTTGGAGATCCGGATAGGCTGGAGCTGGAGCTGGAGCTACCGGATAGGCTGGAGCTGGAGCTGGAGACAGACGAGAATGTCGCTGCCAAACTCTGCGACACAGCTCCCGTCACGCTAGAACTCACGCTCTGCGACACAGCTCCCGTCACGCTCTGCGACACAGCTCCCGTCACGCTAGAACTCATGCTTTGAGATACTGAGGATGTCACGCTTTGAGATACCCCGGCTGTCGTAGATTCACTTGTACTCAAACTAGACGTCTGTGTTGGAAAAACAGAAGAACTGAACGTTGCCGATGGTGTGGGAGATAAAGAGATGGACTCAGATGCTGTGAGAGAAGCAGTTATGGCAGTCGTTAGGGAAGGTGAAGGTGAATCTGAAGCTGTAGCGCTGATAGAAGGGGTAGAAGCAGCCGTTGGTGAAAGAGAAAGGCTTTGGCTCTGGCTTAAGCTGGAAGATCCAGACCCTGACACTGCGGCAATTGAAGATATGGTCATGGAATTACTAGCAGATATGGACACGGAAGATACATCGGTGGTTGGTGAAACACTGGAACTGGGACTTGAAGATACAGTGGTACTTTGAGATTCTGCTAGTGTTACACTGGGACTAGACGATGTAGTTTCAGATATACTAGAGCTGGAGCCCCAAGATACAGACACAGACTGGGACTCAGGGCGGGACGGAGATACGGTTACCGAAGGAGCTCGAGAAGCACTCCTACTCCTGGAAGACGTTCGTGAATCAGTTGCATCAGCCGAGGGACTGCGAGATGTGCTCCGACTCCCGCTTTCGCTGGAGGATACGCTCCGACTCGCGCTTACGGACCGAGAATCCGTTGGATCCACGGACGGACTCCCTGAGACACTTCTAGAGATAGAGGTAGATGCAGTCTCCGAAGCCGTCAAACTTGGCGACACCGGAGATTTTGTGAGAGAGGGGGTTGGTGTGGGAGACGGAATGATAACGGTATAGGACATGAAAAACACGGACCCCGACCCGAGATTGATCATGTTGGCACCGATCTGGGATCCTCCGGAATTGTAGAAGGTTGCTTCCCATATACCCGTTTGTTCCGTTGTTCCAACCGCTGTCCCCGAGAAATCCATATAATACCATTTGTTGGCATTCGTGCAGGGGGGCCGACCACAGGGAGAATTGTACCATGAGTATCCCGCTGCCGCTACTTGAACAGCCAGATCGCATCCTGACCCGCAGCACTGAACAGCAGAGGATGTTGAGAGACGAGGCGTGGCGGTGCTTCCGTGCAGCTGAATGAAAGCAGGGAGGGAGTTGGTTCCGTAAATTGCAAAGGCGATCTGCTTGACTTTCAGACCCGTGGCGCCAGGAGGTAGGGATTGGCTGAGACCTACATTGAGCGCACCTGAATCCGATCCGCAACCAAGACCGGATGCTGAGAACCCGTTCCAGTCGTATCCCATGGTTTGTGCGGATACGACCGATGCCATAGTCAGCAGCGCTGCCCAGAGCATTGGTTTGTCATATCCCTATATTAAACGCGATTATGGTATATGTAAGTCCTCTACGGCGGGCAATCGGTATTCTGTGTACCACTACCAATATCAGTAATAGTGCCGTTGTCGGTGAGTGTTCCAGCTCCACAGGTTCCCCCACTTGAAGTACTAATTATGCCGGCATTGTTGATGTCGCCGTCGTTAGTGAGTAGGCCGCCGTCGTAAGTATAGAGAAAGCTGCCGTCGTTGTTGTTGATTGTGGCACCAACTTCATTAGAGAATGTGCCAGTGTTGTCGATTATGCCGCCGGAGTTGTCGATTGTGCCGGAGTTGTCGATTATTAGGCTGTTAATGATTTCGCCACTTGGGCCAACATTATAGAGTGTGCCGCCGACGTCGTTGGCAAACGTGCCGCTGTTACATAGAGAGAGAGTGTTATAGACTATGCCAGCGTTGTTGATTGTGCCCACTACATTACAGAATATGCCAGTGTTGTTCATTGTGGCGCCCGCTTCATTAGAGAATGTGCCTTGGTAGCTGTCGATTGTGCCGGAGTTGTCGAATAATAGGCTGTTAATGATTTCGGCACTTGGGCCAGTGTTATAGATTATGCCGCCGACGTCGTTGGCAAATGTGCCGCTGTTACATAGAGAGAGAGTGTTAGAGAATGTGTTAGTGTTGTTGGTTGTGGAGCCCACTAGATTAGAGAATGTGCCAGCGTTGTTGATGTTGCCGTAGTTGTTGATTAGTGTGCTGTTAATGATTTCGCCACTTGGGCCGACATTATAGAGTATGCCGCCGACGTCGTTGGTGATTGTGACGCTGTTATATATAGAGAGAGTGTTATAGACTATGCCAGTAGTGTTGATTGTGCCGTCGTTGCTGAATGTGCCGCTGTTGTTGAATGAGCCGGGGCCCGAGTAAAATATGTTGAGTGTATCGGAGCTCGCGTTGTCAGGCGCTTCGGTCACTGCACGCAAAACGATCGAATATTGAGTGTTATTGGTCAGACCGGATATTGAAAGGGGGCTGGTCGTTTGAGGGGGATTGAACGCCGCGAACGTGCTTCCTCCATCCAACGAATACTCATAATTGGTTATGGTAGAACCTCCATTTGATGCTTCTACAAAGGAAAGAGAAATGATTCCATTCAATCTATTCAGCGATATTAGACCAGTTGGTGCATCCGCTGGACCATATACCAGGTGATCAACGAAAGATGATGCCTCGCTTTCACCCACGCTATTTACAGCCTTGAGCCCGAAAGTATAGACTACGCCATCCTCTAGACCACTAAGGGCAACAGGGCTCGTGGTATCTACAGGGTTGAAGGCATTAAAGGATTCACCGCCATCAACGGAATACTGATAATTGGTTATGGCAGAACCTCCATTTGATCCTGGTGTAAAGGAGATCGATACTGTACCAGAACCAACATATGTCACAACGAGATTGGTAGGCGCACTTGGGACTGTAGCCATGCTTGTTATACTATGATATATAATCTTCGCAATGCCCCCGACCTACTTGTTGATTAAGCAGGTGTGTTGTTGAATGTGCCGGAGTTGTTGAATGTGCCAGCGCTATTAATTATGCCGGTGTTATTGATTGTGCCAGTGTCCATGTTGCTCAATGTGCCGGTGTTATCAATTGTGCCATCGTTGTTTAATATGCCATGGATGTTGAATACGCCGATCTCGTCTGTGCCGGTGTTATTAATTATGCCATCGTTGTTGATTGTGCCATAGGTGATGAATGTGCCGAAGTTTCCACCTCCGCCGTTATTCGATAATACGCCATCGTTGTTGAATGTGCCATTGTTGAAGAATTCGATGGTGTTCTGAGTTGTGAAATTGTAGTTGACTGTTGTGCCATCGTTGTTGAATGTGCCATCGTTGTTGAATGTCTTGCTATTCGTGAATGCGCTGACGTTTTCAGTTATGCCGGTGTTGGTGAATATGCCGACGTTTAGAGTTGTGCCACTGTTGCTGAATGTGTCGTTATTCGTTAATGTGCCGACATTGGTGGTTGTGCCAACGTTGTTGATTGTGCCGTTATTCGTTAATGTGTTCCCGTCTTCAATCCGCAACGAAACACCATACGGTATATTTAATATTCGAGACTTAGCAATAGTGTAGTTGCCATTTAATACATACCACATATATTCAGGATCATATGTAGCAATATCCTCAATATTAATCAGGGTAGGTACGTACCCCTGCTGTATAATCGTCAGCGACAACACCTCGCCTCCATACGCAGCCCCGTTCAAGATCGCCTGAGACATCCGGAACGGGTTCTTCTTCTGCGTCCCTGCATAGGTCGCATCCGCCTGTCCCTGCGCTACCACGCGAATGTTCTGGGTGACCGCACTTGCATCAGAGACGCGACCTCCCCTTTTCCAAGACCCTAATCCTACTGCTGAACTGCTCATCCTTACTCCTTACTCGTAATTTTATATTTCAAACCTATCTACGCGCTTGGGGGATTCTCTAAGTTCTTCAGAGACAACACCTGACCCCCATACGCTGTCCCGTTCAAGATCGCCTGAGACATCCGAAACGGGTTCTTCTTCTGTGTGTTCGCATAGGTCGCATCCGCCTGTCCCTGGGCTACTGCACGAATATTCTGGGTGACCGCACTTGCATCAGAGACACGACCCCCTTTTTTCCAAGACCCTAATCCTACTGCTGAACTGCTCATCCTTAGTCCTTACTCATAATTTTATATTTCAAACCTATTTACGCGGTCGGGGGGTGATGTATACATAACCGCGTTAGAAATGCCCGCAACTGCGTCTGCCTCTACTACAAACATGAGTGCTGATCCCAAGGTTGCCGCCAAGAAGCCCGCTGCTGCGAAGAAGGCCGCTGCTGCCCCCGCTACCACGCCCGCCGTGGCTGCCCCTGCCCCCGCCGTTGAGAAGAAGGCGGCTGCCCCCCGCAAGACGGCGGCCAAGACGGAGGTCCAGGTCCCCGTTGCTGCTGCCCCTGCCCCCTCGACGGAGGTGGCGCCCGCTGCCGGCGAGGCCCCGTCCATCTCGGCGGTGGTTGAGCGCCTGCGCGAGATCCGCGCGCGCCTGGCCGATGAGCTCAAGGCTGTCATCGCCGACACGCTGGTCGCGGCGAAGGCGGTTGCCAAGCAGGTCAAGGAGGCGGGCAAGAAGCGCCGCGTGAAGAAGGATGTTGCTGACATGACGCCGGAGGAGAAGGCCGCGTGGGAGCTGCGCCGCTCCAAGAACGCCTTCCTGAAGCCCCGCGCGCTCTCCCCGGAGCTGTGCGCCTTCATGCAGCTGGCGGCTGGCTCGCAGCGCTCGCAGACGGAGGTCACGAAGTTCGTCGCCAACTACGTCAAGGCCAACTCGTGCTTTGACCCGGCGAACAAGCGCCGCATCATCCCGGACGGCGTGCTGTCCCGCCTGCTGAAGGTTACGGACAAGGACACGGTCACGTACCTGAACCTCCAGTCGTACCTCAAGATCCACTTTCTTAAGGCTTAAGAAACATTGGGATGATTGGAGTGATTAATGAAATATAAAACAGCGCCAACAAGCGTCTATTTTTTGGGTTAGACAACTCATAAAAATGGGTCGATTTGGGTCTTGCATATACACCGATTGAGTATGCAGTTTGTCGGGTACAAAACGCTGTTTCGAGGTTTATTTATAAACTTCTTGATGGCTGGATCCCCATTAAACCAGTGAACACCAAACGTATGTTCAGTTATCTTATTAAGTCCGCCTCCATTTTTTAGAATTTCATGAATAGTCTCTGGTAGATACGGATATATCATACTTGTGTCCAGACAAGTTGAGTTTGTAAAAAGATGACTGTTTTCTGCGAAGAGGATTGTCCATAGGAATGGACCGATTTTCTGATAGTCTCCGGGCACTGTAATTAAACGCTTTGCATGGGAAAATAGGATCTCCGCAATAGGTATCTTCGGGCGACATGCTATAAACCCGGTAGGAATAGTGTTTGAATAGCAGAAAAAGAACAACTCGGTCGATGAGACATCGAAGATGAATTCGGGAATCGGTTGTATGAACAGGATATCAAAATCAAACCAAACACCTCCATGTTCATAAAGCTTGGCGATACGTATGAAGTCTGCTTTAAAGACCACCGAAATATCATTTGAAATATTGTACTCCTCCTGAAAATCTACATGGACTATTTTTATTCGCGTTCCAAATTCACTTAGCGATGAGAATGGCAGTGTATTTGTAATCGGAACATTGTGTTCATCAGTTTTCCAGTCGACAAGTATATCCCTGGACGACGAGGAGGTATAGACTACTATCTCTACTCCGGGGTTGTATTTGACAAGTGAGTATATCGTATAATAATGAAGTTTTGAAAATTGCGCACCCTGCCAGAAGGTGAAACAGGTCTTAGGAATACTCTCCATTACGTTTAATACCTTTACACTTAACGAAACTACTAATATAATGTTGAACAAACGTATCCTTCTCTTCGGCGGTTCGGGATCCCTCGGAAACAAGTTTATTGAGACCCATCTTTCCGGAAACACGATCACAAACTATTCACGAGACGAGTGCAAGCACTGGCAGATGAGCTTGAAGTATCGTTCGGAGAACCTCAAGTTCATCATTGGAGATATACGCAACTACAATGGGGTAGAAACCGCGATTCTACGAGTTCAGCCCCATATTATTGTTATCATGGCTGCTCTCAAACATATTGACCGATGTGAATACGCAGTGGAAGAGTGTATTCAGACAAACTGCGTGGGACCTATCAATGTAGTCAATGCTGTCGAGAAGAACAACGATAGACTCACCCATCTTGAGTGTGTCGTCATGGTTAGCACTGATAAAGCCTGCGAACCTACGAACGCATATGGGATGGCAAAGGCACTTGCTGAGAGTGCAATTGTTGAGAAGTCGCTCTACGTAAAGAATCGCAAGTTTGTGAATATTCGTTACGGAAATGTTCTGAACTCGAGGGGCAGCATCATTCCAATCCTTCACGAAATGGGTCAGGATCCTAATGTTAAAGAGTTCATGCTGACGCACAAGGATATGACACGCTTTGTTATGACACTTGAACAGAGCGTACAGTTGATTGAACATGCGATTACGTGTGCAGAGTCCGGGGATACCGTGATACCTGAGCTTATTTCCATGAAGCTTGTAGATCTGATGGACATCTTTTCGGAGAAGTACGGAAAGCCCGTCCGGGTCACTGGACTACGACCAGGAGAAAAGATGTTGGAGTCTCTTATCAGCGAAACGCAGTCTATGCGCTTGGTTGAGGGATCCGACGGATACAAGTACATTCGACCTCCGTATAAGAATCTTCTCGTGACAGACAACGTGCGAAACTATAACAGCCATATCAATCCGCTTGAAAAGGACGCGTTACGTATTTACCTAGAACGTATAAACATACTATAAAGAAGATGAAGATCATAGACTGCTTCATGTTTTACAACGAGCTTGAAATGCTGAAGATACGACTGGAAGAACTCTATGATGTCGTAGATGCATTTGTCCTTGTTGAAGCGACGAAGACGCACAGCATGGGGAAACCAAAGCCTCTATACTATGCCGAGAACAAGCATCTGTTCGACAAGTACAATGACAAAATCGTTCATATCGTAACAAATTTTGAAGAGAACTATCCGTTCGCAGCGCACATCACAGGTGTAAGCGAACATTGGTTCCGCGAAATATATCAGCGAGAGTGTATCGTTGTTGGTCTAGATAAGCTGGGTGTGACCAATGACGATATTCTTCTGATATCGGATGCAGATGAAATCCCAAAACGCGATACCGTTATCGGATTTCGCAACAATTCTCCCCGCATTCGTAGTCGAGTCTATTCTCTTGAAATGACGCTGTATTACTATACGATTGAATTCACGACTCCTCGCAAATGGCATCATGCAAAGGTTCTCAAGTACGATACGCTTAAGAATTTTAAACTTCTGTCTGCGATTCGTCTGTCTCATCTTCCTAGCGGTATGTTCCTTCCGTCTGTAACCCAGTCATGCCATAATGAATTAATTCCTGATGCTGGATTTCATTTGAGTTATTTCGGCGGTATCGGGGCAATCAAGACAAAGGTTGAGAGTTTTGCAGAGAGTACTGATTACAGCCGCTCTAGCAAGGATATAGAACATCTTCGCCGATGCCACGATGCAGGGATCGTTCATTTTAACGGGGAGAAACTCATGCGTATCCCGATTGCGGACAACGACAACGTCCCGCGCCATTTTAAGAATGCAAGCGCGTAATGGTTATACATGTTTCGCGTTCTTTCGCCAGCCGACTACCAAGAGTATTTGGGACTTATCAACGAGTTCCGTCCTACGTCTTTTACCTCTGAACAGTTCGCGGAGATTCTCCGGACTATTCAGCGGTCTGGAAATATTTGGGTGTATGAAGAAGACGGGAAGTTGTTGGCAACAGCGACGGTTATCTATGAACATAAACTGATTATGAACACGTGTGTGTATGCTCACGTGGAGGATGTCTGCGTACGAAGTTCCCACCGTCGCATGGGTATTGGTCAACAGCTGATGAGGCACATAATGAATGAGTCTCGTCACTGCTATAAAATCACGCTTGACTGCGCGGATTCAAACGTGGCATTTTATCAGTCGTGCGGCTTAGAACGCAGGGGAAATCAAATGTGTCAGCTGCTTTAGAACAAGGAAATCACCTTCTGCCGGCAGCCACTAAACCACCAGATACACTCTGAGAACGTACTGAGTCGGTTACATACGAGATAATCGCATTTTGATGATAGAAGAATATTGGCTGCAGAGTATTGTAGGTGCGTTACATGCTCGCGCTGCTTGTAGATAATTACGTTGTAGTCCTTTAGCAGCTCTAGATATTCTGGCAACACGTTGTCGTTGTCCGTGCTAATAAATACACTTTTGCAGTCGGGTAGAAACTTCTCGATTGCAGACTTATACGTTTCAAAATTGTATATCCGCTTCCCAGGTTCATTCGTCCGGCTTGTCAGATTGGGTGGATCGTACTTATGTGTCCATGTTCGGATATTTATCGAGAGAACCGGGTGTATAAAATTCGCCTGAACTCGCTCGACCTCTGATAATACTTCTGGACGCCACTTAATCTTCTCGATTCCACCCATAATTCGGTTAAACACCTTATCCGAAATCAGCGACCTGTCATAGAACCAGTCGATATTTTTCTCTGCGAACAGATGCTTCAAATCCGGATATGTTACCGCTACGTCGATTATATTTGTACGATTAAACTCGTTATCGAGATGCTTCTGTTCGCTGCCTTCCGATGCCAATATGAGTAACCTACACGATGTAAAAGGGTGTCCATAATCTTCTCCCCGAAAGCAGATATGACTATCGTCTAGAATTTCACGATAGTTTGTTGGATGCCACAGATCGTTACGACAGCGTATATTCGTTGGACCCATGGACAGTGCGGTAATAAATGATTTTAGAACATTCCCTAGACCGGTCAATATTTCTATTGTGAACATCATTATTTTAATGGAATACACCTTTCATACGTAAATAACACATCCCCACGCGTTTAGCGGTTTAACAGTTACTTATTCAGTATATACATATGGATTCCGAATCCTTTAAACAGTTACGGCGTTCCGGAGACCATATGGTCGTAGCGTACGACCCCAAAAAATTTGATTTTCGAGGATACTTCGAGACGTTATTTGGAATGAAAGACCTTGAACATCTAGAATCCGCAAGTTACTCAGGTACGGGGCTCCAAGATATCGAAACCGACCTCCATAAAAAGTTTTATACCGATATCAAAACCAATACAGCGTTCAAACAGCTGTACTGTAACTTTGTACGGCACATCTATATGCAGTATTATCCCGATGAGGAGTTCATGATTTACCAGTCGTTTCCGAGCGTACGGTTCCAGTTTAAAAACAATACAGCTGTTCCTCCCCACTACGACTCAGACCACATCGGACGTCATCCCGTTGGCGAGCGTAATTTTTTAGTTCCGATCACGTCGATGTATGGAACGAATAGACTATTTATTGAATCGGCACCTGGAAAGAAGGATTTTGAAGGTGTAACTCTGAACACCGGAGAGCTGTTTATCTTCAACGGAAACAGATGCACGCACTATAACCAGGTGAACACAGAGCCTACGATTCGTATATCGTTGGACTTTCGTACGATATCTCAGGCAGACTATATGAAGTATTTGATTCAAAATGAGATCACAACTACCAATCCCCGTGATCCCGATCAGATACGTAAGCCAGTTAAGATGATTATAGGGGGGTATTACCAGATGTCTAGGAAGAATGAGTCTTTTGAAGAGATGATGGATTGGCATTCACAAAAGGAGATGCTTCAGCAGACGCGTCCTAATTTTGATATCTGCGAAGCAAATGCATGCTTTGACTACATGAAAGACGGCATAAACTATGTAACCGAGTACCAGCAGACTACGAAACTAGAGGAAATGATCGCTAACTTCATAGGCGTTAAACACGTGGTGATGACAACGAGCGGAAGCATGGCCCTTGCGCTTGCACTCATGAGCTGCGGTATAGGACCCGGAGATGATGTCATTGTTCCAGATTTCACTATGATTGCAACAATCAATGCGGTCAAAATGGTTGGAGCAAATCCAGTCATCGCAGATGTGGACGGACGAACCTATACCTTGACACGAGAGCTCGTAAAGCGATACCGAACACCTGCGACCAAGTGCGTCCTATTTGTGTCGCTTAACAACCGCCAGATAGATCTGGAGGATATCGCGCAGTACTGCCAAACGACTGGATTGTGCCTGGTCGAAGACGCTGCACAGTCGTTGGGGGCAACGGCGAATGGGAAGCACTTCGGAACCTTTGGTTGCGCCGGTTGTTTTTCGCTGAGTACTCCAAAAATTATCAGTACGGGGCAGGGTGGATTCGTGACAACAAATGACGACAGTCTAGCGTCGAAAATGACGATGATCAAGAACTTTGGACGGAAGACGGGTGGCGTTGATAATTTCGAGCTTTTCGGACTCAACCTGAAGTTCACAGATATACAGGCTGTGATTGGCATTGAGCAGATGAAGAAACTACCGGAACGCGTAGTGTTTATGCGTAATCTGTATCAGTCCTACTTTACCGAGATTGAAAAGATACCAGGGGTGCGAATGATTCCTCGGGCAGACGAGAATTACGTTCCGTGGTTCGTAGATATATACACCGAAAAGCGCGATGAACTAGCCGACTTTCTAAAGAAACATAACATCCAAACAAGACCTACCTATCCATCAATTCACACTACGCCCATGTATGCAAGTAACGAGACATTTCCGAATGCGTCATATGTCTCGCAGAAGGGTCTATTTCTTCCAACACATACTCTGCTTACACAGGTGGAGGTGCGCCATATCTGTAAGCTAATTGCGTGTTTTTTCGGTCAGGGTGCTATATGAATCGAATGTTACGGTAGAAGATTTCACAGCCTGGTTCGTGAGATTTAGAGTGTTCTCGTCCCTTAAATACGATACTTTCATCTCCGGGTCCCAAATCATAGCTGTATTTTTCTTCAGGGAGCTTACGACGAATCGTGCCAGCGTGGGGGTTCACAAATCCCGACTCTGTCCATGTCTCCTCCCACTTTGCTGCAAAGTGTGCCTTTGCCCTTACATTGTCCCAGGACGTTGGATCGTTCTTAATGTAAGATATACTTCTTTCTTCGTATATAGCTATATTTGCTTCGCAGATTCGTCTCATCATATCACAGTCCTCATATTCCCCACGGACATATCGTTCGTCAAAAAATCCTATCCTACGAATTAGCTCCTTTCGGAAGCCAAAAAATGCGAATGAATACAGAGCGACGAGTCCATATCCTTCATTGAGAAGACCTAACATGCGGGTTATATCTGAATGTATTGGTCGAACCTTACGAGAGCATATGATAACAATTTCAGATTTTGCAGCTATGATTGTATCGTTGCATATTTTGGAGAACGAAGGATAGTTTGGTGCATGGAATATTTCGCTCATAAACGGACGAATACTTTCCTGAACCGGACGTCCTAACTCTACATCGTGCGTTATAATCATGATCGATACACCATCCATTTATAAATTACTAATTACATCTAAAATAGAAGGAGGTACGGGTGAATTCCATCGTGGAGGGGTTTCCGGAAGGCTATGACAGAAGTGATGTACGAATTTATAATGAAAAATATCAGGACTTAGCCAGATGCGAGTATTGAATCCAATCATCAGATTATCCCACGAGTAGCCGCGAATATAAATATCGCGGAGTACAGATGCCCGGCTGCGCATCCGCAGAATAGGGATGCCGGCATCGGGGGGAGAATATGATACAATCGGTCTATCTCCTCCGAACATAACGTAGTACTCGTGGAGAACTGTTTTATAATCGTCCGTTGTTTCGATCATATGGAGTCCTAGGTTATAGGAAGAAAATCCCGCCCAGTCGTAGTAAGTCTGAAGACCGTCTAGCGTTCCCACCTCGCCAAATTCCAAGGAGCGCGAAAGCTGAGACAAGTACGGTTCAAACTGCCACGAGGTTTTGTAGTAATCACCGTCTGATATCTCGCCGACACCAAGCCCGATATCATACGTACCCCCAGGAAACGGCTTCCACGCCTTCTTCTCAATAAACTCAATGGCTTCTTCAGGGGTGTTCTTAATGTTTAACCTCCGTACATCGTCATCCCCATTGCACGCCTCGGTAAAGTAACCTGCAAATGGGATCCACACACTGGGGTTCAGCTTATCGATATGTTTCTTAATTTTGAGAAGGAACGACCGCCTTTTTGAATTTACGAGTTCAATGACTCGCTCCTTACCGTATAGCTCTTCGTAGAGACAAGGATACGCAGATGCCCCAGATGCAAAGTCGTTCAGAAGGACATCGCACGAAGCAGGTAGGTCTTCGGGATTACAACAATCAACCAGATTGACTATACGATGCCCCTTGTATTCAAACAGTAGGTACGTGTCGAGGTTCGGAACCAGTGTATCAGCAACGATCATGAAATGCACAGAATCTGCTGGATGTATCCATGTTTTCAAGCCTACCACAGTTATGTTCGTGAAGCCAATCTTCAGAAAATCATTTTTAAAGACAGGAGTGGATAGGTTTCCTACGTATATCCGGATATCTGGATTTAGTTTAAACACTTCGTAAAGAGTCGGCAGATTGAGGTGGTCCGGATGAGAGTGTGAGATATAAATGGCATCTGCAGATGCAATTCGCTGGATTGAATTCAGCGGAGGTTCGTGGAGTGACCACCATCCCCTACTAAATGCAGGACCCAGTATCCATGGATCGGTAATAAGCCTAAAGGTTCCCGCCTTTATTTCCACGCATGCGTGCGACAAATAGGTTATCGTAAGCTCACCTGGTAGGAGTGTCGCTTTCGTAGGGGTTAGCCACTCAATCCTCTGGTCGATTAAGATCTCGACGCTTCCATCTGCCTGACGGCATGTTTCGAGGCGCTGCTGGGTTAAGCATGAGGGCGGAGACGTGTATTCCAGCGTTTTGGCGTTAAGTTTCCATCCATGACGAGTACATCTTAATGTATTGACCTCTTCAATATCCTGCATAAAAATGCCGCCATTGTGCTTACAATGATTTTTAGATACAATCATGGACTCTCCGTCTTTGAATATGATAAATCGGAGGTCGTCCTTTTTTATAAAGTTTATACCTGGGACCAACCTATCAAGATCTGATGGTGTCAAAATGTATCTGACCATCTCTTAACGCTTATAGTGTCATAGACTTAAATCTTTTACCAACTGCCCCCACTTCTGCATAGATATAGCCGTAGAGTATTTCCCAATATAGTAGTCGCGTGGCGAGAACAGCTGAGGATTCTGGAGAACATACCGTATCTTCTGTGGAAACTCATCGTCGTTTTCTGCGATGACACCCCACTGGATATCGGCCTTATCGTCCAGGTAGCGACTGAGAGGACGAGATACCATCGGAACGTTGCATGCGCCGATTTCAATCCCAGAAATGTGTTCTTCCTCGTTCCCCGACGTACAAATAGCGCATACAGACGAGTTTATCAGTGCTCGGACTACGAGCGCAGAGACTTTATTGAAGATCCGGACACGATGGCGATGCTCCGGTGGAATTTTTGCTAGAGTCGTGTCGTCCTTCATCACCAAGCAGAAGTTCATCTCTGGCATTTTGCGAATAATATCTAGAACACGGTGAAACCCCTTTTTTTCAATGGAGGAGTCTCCGATGAAAATAATAGAATTCGGTAGTACGGCTGGGTACCTTTCGGGCATAGGGCGAAAGAATGTGAAGTCTGCACCGTTCTGGATAATTTCTACTCGCTTGGGGTTGATTCGGTCCTTGTAGGCGTTATACGTGAATTTTGACGGAAACACCACGACATCGCACGAATTTATAACCTCTGTCTGCATCGGGTTATTCATCGTGTCCTGGATCAGACAAAAGGTTGGAATATCAATATTTAGCTTCCTGAAGTAAGACCCATTGCGTATGATATACTTGGGCTTCTCTTCTGCAGTCCTGTATTCATATTCAATTTTATCCGCCAGGATTGCATAGTTGGTATATCCCCCCGTCCGGTCTTCAAGACCAGGTATTGAGCTAAGCATGTTGTGCCATAGTGTCAGTGTGCCCGGTATGCAGGTTAGACAATCATTTACCAACCAGCCCTTCATTTTCTTTATTTACGCGCTAATGTGTGTAAGTATATATAATGGATCACCACGCCCCTGTAATCGGTATGCTTGCATCTATCTACAAGCCGAAGGTATACGTCGAACTGGGATTACACGTGGGAGAGACATTCGTCAAGGTTCAGCCCCATGCGGGGAAACTATACGGAGTCGACATAAGTCAGAACACCTACCTAGAGTCTCTCAAGCGCTTTCAGAACGTCAATATTCACTACTGCACGACAGATTTGTTCTTTGACAACTTCTCAGAAAAGATAGATATGGCGTTTATCGATGCAGATCACTGTATTGAGAGTGCGAAGCGGGACTTTGATAAAGTCTTGTCACGACTGAGTCCTGGAGGGATCATACTTCTTCACGATACTGATCCAGAAACCGATGATCTCATTCGTCCTGACCGCTGCGGTGATTCATACAAGATTGTGACCATGCTTGAAGACAATCCTGAACTCAATATACTAACTCTGCCTCTAACGAATGCTGGTCTTTCCATTGTCACCAAGAAGAACGAAACTCGGACAGCACGTCGTCATCTACTCTCCAAAGCGTAGTTCTATATTTTTCTGTATAGTTTCGTCAGATAGTGTGGATGTCTCCGAAGTGGTCGCATAGTTTGCATCGTAGTAATACAGGACTTTATCAATCCGGACCTGTGTTTTTATATCTAAACATGCCCGTTTCACCCAGTCCAAATCTTCACAGTTCTGCATATCGCGAAAGTGGTGATTCTTTGCAATCGAGCTCTTATACACCATTGTATGAGCTGGTTTGCCCCGCCACTCATTTCCTCCCAATATATCACCGTATTCAAACTCGATGCCGTACTTGCATAGCTTAAGCGGTCCTCCGTCTATACAACATATAGAGTTGAAGACTACGCAATCTACTCCCGGATTGTTATCAAGTGCAGAGATGATCTCAGAGATGTAGTCATCTGAAATACGATCGTCATCATCAATGAAAACAACGTACTCTCCCTGTACAAGTCCTAGCATCTCATCGCGCTTTTTACCAATAGTTCGCTTCTTGTTATCAAAAAACGAGATCAACTCAATGTTTCGGTACTGACTCGTCTGATCTAATAGTTGTTTCATGAGACGCGGATAGTACGTAGTCAAACGACTAGGTACTGTCGGAACGAGAATCGTAAGCTTTATACTCATTGTTTTATATGCCAGACAACCTTACACATAAATATTTATTCAGATGTATCGCGCATCTCTCCCTGCTGAAAGTGATACACTACGCTATCAAACGCCGTCCAATGTGTGACTCCGATTGTCTGGAGCTTTGCCATAAACACTCTGTCACCTGGCATACAATATTCATTTTGTTTTGCATAGCGAGGATTGAAGATATCCGATCCAGGAATGATATTTCCTTCGGGGTAGTAGTTAATTTTTTCAAGATGAGATTTCTTAATGAGGCATGGCATAAAAAGACCGCCGGGTAGAAGGTTATTGTTTGAGATCCGTGCAGCATACTTCAAGAACTCTCCCTCTTGGTAATCAGCAGGTACATTACCAAAATCACGTTCAATGCCATACGTTCCGCTACGTAGTACCCCCCTCTCGACTAGCCGAGAATTGATGATTTTGGTGTCATCAATCTTGTTCATCAGGTTCTCAAGCCATCCAGGAGAAAATGCCATGTCGCTGTTAAGGAAAACAATGTATTCGCCCTTTGCTACTTTAGAGGCCGCATTGTATCCGCGATATACGTTGTTGATGTACCACTCCTGGCGCTGTTCGGGAGTGTTGTTATGGATGTAGTGGGGGATATTGTGTTCCTTCAGATAGTTCAAAACCGCCGGACAAGCATCGTTGGCGACAAAGTAGAACTCCTTATCAGTCATATCGGTGTACTTCAATACCTGGTCATAGACAAAGCGCAGCCACCGGGTACTCTTGTAAATTAGGCAGGCGATAGAAACCTTTACCATTTATATGACCAATCCAACTCTGTCTAAACATATTAGTTGAACCGATACACATCCTTGTACTTCTCTGGATCTGCTCGCAAACGACGTAGCTTGTCCTTCTCTTTATCGTGTGGATCCCCTGGGCGTGCTACAAAGAGCGCCTTGACACGCTTGTTCGTATCGCTTTGGTTTTCGCTAAGGTATGAGATAGTCACGAAAATCCGAGAAGCATCGGGTGGGCACTCTGCAGATACTGGATTTCCGTGCCAGGCATAATCATTGCACGTAAAGATAACAGCCCGATTAAAGTTGGGCGCAATGGATTCTACCTTCTCATAGATACGAGGAAACTCTGTTCCTACGCTGTCTCCTCGCCACGCTTCAAGTTGGCAGCCATACTCTTCCTTCCAGTTCTTACTTAGATACAGACCAAGCGTTAGCTGTTTCTTCTGATGCGTGGTTGGATGGAGCCCAGCATCCACATGAATATCCAACTTGTCTCCGGTCTTGTACTTATGAACGCCCCAGAAGTTGCGCGTTGGATCGCAAACTAGACGATGCCCAGATACCTCCGACAGATGCTTCACAAACTCTGGCGACTCAAATCGTTCAAACAGCTGATTCAGGAGAGGAGGGAAAGCATACTTATCGCGCAGAGTGTATTTCTGTTCAAAGGGATTGTCGTAACGATCCCACGCGCTGTCTGGAATGTTCAGGATCTCTTCCTGAATATCCGAGGCGTTCTCAATAAAGTTGTCCTGATATACATACGGAAACGGCTGAGTGCTTGCATACGTGTCCGTAGATACGTTAAATTTCATTATCTATACGATTCAACAACTCTTAAAGTAGTTGGAAATATGATCGGCAATAAGCGTACTTGTCTTACCATTTCCAAGCCATTCCGTGCTCATGACGCGCTCTCCCTTTTTGATGGAATCCAGCCAGGCAAATACCTCTGCGTGATTCTCATTCTCAAGGTCTAGACGAACACTGCAGTTGTGAGCATAGCTCTGCGGACGTTCCGTAAAATCGCGAGGAACCACCACCGGCGTCCCAACTAGAGCAGGTTCCTCCTGCCCTGTTCCGCTATCACTGATAATGAATGGGCAGTTGTATATTGTTCGGATGTAGTCCTTGTAGGACAATAGGGGTACAAGTTCAACACGTCCGAGATCAATCCTAAACGTATCCAGAGCATCCTTGAGCCGCTTAAAGTAAAGCAGGCGTACTGGAAGACCGAAGGCGTCAATGCATCGGTTCGCAAACCGAATCGCGGTTCGGAGCCTGCTTTCAAATTTGAAGTTCTCCGGGCGATGAATATCCATCAAGATAGACGAGTTGGTCTTTGGCAGCGCATAGATCTCATTACGAATCTCCTGCATCGGCTCGACAATCGTGTTTCCAACGACAAAGACATTCTTAGTAATGTTCTCGAGAGCTAGTTGCTGGGCGTAATCAGGATGATAGACAAACAGAATATCGCTGCAGTGATCGCATACTGTCCGATTGATTTCTTCCAACATACGGCGATCATAGGAGCGCATACCAGCTTCAATATGCCCGATACGATATCCCTCCTTCTTCAGAGGGAATGATACACCTGCAGAGTTTGAATCGCCCAAGAAGAGGATGAGGTCGGGTTGAATATTGTTCTCCTTGAACACGCGTGGGATGGCGGTTGTCAGGTAGCTTAGCTGGTCAAAATGGGTGGCTGATTCCCGTCCAGTGTTCAGGATAAAATCCGGCTTCCGAATCCCGAGTTCCTGAAAGAAGACGTCGGACAGAGATGCATCGTAATGCTGACCAGTATGGATAAGAACGTGATTGAACACCTTGTCTAGCTGTCGGAAGGTGTGCGCCATCCGAATAAAATCGGGACGAATCCCGGTAATCGTTACCACAGTCCGCATTACTACTCAATACTACTCCAACCTTTAACTTCATATCTGTATGAGGTCCTTATACTGCCCGGTTGTCTCATAGTGTTTCTTCTTCTCTTCAAACACCAGGTCATTCAGGGGGAGCTTAGCCCCCCAACCCAACTCAGAGGGTGTATGGTACAGATGAATGCCTCCGCACTTCACATCTGTATGCGACAACGAGGTACTCTGTATTCCCAGCGAATCTATTCGCAGGACAAAATCGTTGTCGTCATAGGCATTTCCAATCGTATAGTCGTAACTAAATCCACCAATCTTGTTAAACGTATCACGAGTCGTTGCTGTCAAAAAATGGTAACGGGAGTTCCGATGTATCACCGACTGGTACCAGATTTCACCAACAAATACCCGTTTGTCTGAAAATATGTCTGTCCCGATATTTGACTTTGAATAGACCATATCGTTATACCGAAGACCTTCAGTGCTTTTTACATCAAATACCGCGTACGTATTATCATTCACACTTGTATGGACATAGTCTATCACGTTGCCTACATGACACACTTCAGCATTCTGGATAATCACCTTGCCCCCTTCAATAAACTGGAACCCAATATTGTAATTAACGCACGGATTTCCCCATATCTTTTTATCATGCAAAATTTGGATAAAATCAATCGTGAATGGATATCCATTGAGCGTGTCTATACTTATAGGATCCGACGTTGAGTCATCAACCAAAATAACCTGGACATTCTTGTACCTATCCCGCGATATCGTGTGCAGCGTATAATATGTCTGCTTCGAACGATTGGACGATGTCATTACAATGGACACCGTTTCACCCGTCAGAGGTTGTTTTTGAATTCTGGAATGCTGGTAAAATAGACCCGTTTTAAGATTACGTTTAATATACGCAATCTTCTGACGGCTAGACAGTAGAGTTTCTATTTCAAGTCGCGTAGTGCTTCCTGTCCAATTATTTAGTGGCTGTGGAGGAATCGGGGTTGTTATGGTATCGACTGCCATTCTTACTGAGCCACTTGTAAATCGTCCAGTCTTGGGAGACCAACTCATTATACATCTAAAAGCATAAACTTCCGTAAATCGCTCACCTGCGCACTTATCTCAGGGATAACGAAGATCGCGGGATATACAGAGCTCAACGTTTTATCGCATAGGGTTGGTCCTGTCGTCTCATCAATGGTTGTCGTTACTCCGAATACCCTAGCAACCATACATGCAATGTCATACTTACTTGCCGGAGTAGGAGACGCAACATGTCGTACTCCAGACCAGAAGAGATTCTCTGTTATGATTTTTTCGATGACTTTGCAGTACTCAAGACACGTGATGCCATTCCACATGTGGTTTGTCCAACCTTGAATAGTTCCAGAGCTGTTCTTGACAAACTCAAGGAAGGATTTTTTGTTTGATAGCTCTTCTCCAATAATAGATGTTCGGATAACAGTACAGCCTGGTTCTCCGAGAGACTTGCTGAGCCCGTAGTGTCCGCTTTCGTCGTGAGCATCCGCCTCAGTGTACATTCCACGTGTTCCGCTGAATACACAATCCGTCGTAGGCTGTATCATACGGCAGCGGTACTTTTCACAGACAGACCAGAGAAGGTGAGGAAACACCCCATTTACAATGTAATAATTCAGGGGGGTCTGATTCCTCTGGGGGATCGCGCCAATACAATTGATAACACACGTAGATTCGTTAATCCCATGGGCTAAGAGAACTGCTTCGATATCCGCACTTGTTGTGTCTTTCGTTACACGGAATCCACGGACTACTCGAATGTTCTTGAAGTAAGAATACACATACCGACCAAGCATCCCAGTATGTCCAAAAAGAATAATATTTGTAATCATATGTGATCAACCCCCGCAGGGGGTAAATACTTTATACCCTTTTAAATCTGTTCATCATATAGTCTCGATCATTGTTGTTTGGTTGAACATTTTTACCGACTACAGCCCTCCTAAAAAAATAACTTCGGCCACAGATGAAACGGTCTACAACAGTGTTTTTAATTTTATTTTTTAGATGTATTTCTCCTGACCAGATATCTCCGATATTAAAGTACGTATCATCATAAATATTTGAAAGGTAGTCTAGCTTTGCAGCCCAACACCCATCGTCAAATGCCCATTTTCCTGATAGCACGAAATCTCTTGACGTGGAAGGATATATCTTTAGTGTATCTGTAGTATACACAGCAGGCATGGATTGAACGTGTGTAATCTCAAGTGGGGTCATTTCCATATTTAACATATTGTAGTCTCCAGTCTTGATAAAATTAACTAACTCTGTGTTCTCTTCGGGTTGAGAATATGAATCATCCTGCATAAATATAACCCGATCATACTTTTCAGCTCTGCATTTTTGGAGTGTTCGCTTAAATGTTTCGGTGTACGATATATCATTATACCGAACAATCTCAAGATTCTTGATCTCTTTAAAAAATTTAAAGTTCAAGATAGTGTTCACGTAGTCGTCTGAACAATTGTGAAATGAATAAATATTCTTATCAAATGAATTACGAAAGTGTATCTGATTATCATCGCAATTATGAAATCTAAAAAGAATGTGCCTGTTATCTGAATATGTTTGACTAATCACGCAAATTTTTCTATTCATCCTTGTTCTATAGTAACAGTATGTCTATCTAAACCACTCAATAGATCTCGTTTATACGATACTTATTGAGCCCTGTTTCCAGGACCGTTATTTATTTATTTTTAGTTAACATCACTACTACACACCACCGCCGTATAGCTGTTTAGTTGGAGTACGCGAGGCCGCCCATGCCGGACATGACGCGGAGCACGTTGTAGTTCACCGCGTAGATGCGCACCTTCGCCGTGCGCTGGTCGCGGACGGTGTTCACCGACAGCGTCAGGTTGATCGTCGCCTTGTCGATGCGCGAGAAGTTGCACGTGCCGCTGGGCTGGTGCTCCTCCGGCTTCAGGGCAAACGAATACACGTTGATGCCCACCGACGGCGTGCGCGAGTGGTGCTGCCAGGGCTGCACCTTGTCGAAGTAGCGGCCCTCGCGCTCGGAGAAGCGGTCCTGGCCGTTGAGCTGGATCTTGGCGACCTCCACGGGGTTCTTGCCCTCGCACTTGACGTTGGAGGCGAGGATGACCTTGGCGAGCAGGTAGTTCGTGGTGCCCTCGAAGAACGCCTCATCGCCGACCGAGCCGTCCGCGTTGTAGAGCTGTGAGCCAGTGCCCAGACCAGCGCCGGACGAGGCGCCAACACCGGGCAGGTAGGCAGCGCCGTACGCGCCGGCCGGGCCCGGTGCCCAGGTCGGGACCGTAGCACCGGCAGACGTCGCCAGGGCGCCGCGGCCGAGCACGGCCGTGACGATGCCCTCCGTGCTCCAGTCGTCGGAGTAGTTGAACGGCTGCTGTCCGTACGCCTGGGCAACCCACGGCGTAGGCGGGGAGTTGCAATCCACGAACGAGTCGCGCTGGACGACCCACACCAGCTCCTTGACGGGGTGGTTAAAGTTCATCTGGATCTTGTTGGACGAGGCCGTGACCGTCTCGTCGCCCGTGAACTGCAGCTGGTCAATCAGGTACTCGTGCGACTGCTGGGCGAACCGGCGGCGCTCCTCCGTGTCGAGATAGACGTAATCCACGTACAGCGACGCGGCAACCAGCTGGAGCTGGGAGATCGACGTGACACCCGAGCCGAGGGAGATGTTCGTCTGGACAGGCAGCAGCGAGATGTTGAGCTGCTGCTTGTCGGCGTAGCAGCAGTTGTAGTTCTGCTCGAACTCGACGTTGATGCGCACCTCGTGGTACTGGAGGGCGATCAGCGGGATGGCCAGACCGGGGTTGCGGCAGTACCAGAACTGCAGGGGGATGTAGAGCGTCTTGAGCGGGGTGCCGGCGCGGGACAAGCACGAGTTGGTGGCCTCCGAGGCGGCGCACGTGGCGTCCAGCGCAACACCCGAGCCGTCCTTCAGCAGCACGAGGTCGGCGGAGTTGCCAACCATGTCGTCGAACGACACCTGGGTGCCGACGGGCTGCGTCAGCTGCGTCCAGATCTGCATCCAGTCACCATACTGGCGGTCAATGCGCGAGCCGCCGATCTCGATCTCCACCTGCTTGAGCAGGCGGTGGCCGACGTAGTTGAGCCAGCGGAAGCGGGCATCCGGCGTCGAGAGGGTGATCTGGGGCAGCGTCACCTGGATGTAGGTGCGGTACATCAGGTCAGCGTTGCGGCTGATGACAGCCGTCACACGGCGGCCGAAGTCAGCCTGGCCGTTGAACGTCACCTCAATCGCCTCCATGGCGAAGTTGGTGTGGCGCTTGTAGAGCACCTTCCAGAACGTAATCTGGGGGTTACCCGAGATGTAGATATCCTGAGCGCCGTACGAGACGAGCTGCATAAGTCCGCCTCCCATAGTTTGTTATGCTTCTACGCAAGAGAATTTTTTTCTGGGGGTCCCCGTGGCGACCCTTTGTCCTGGACATGCGGTTTCAAATGAGAAATTATTTTCTTCAGATAGAGAAGCAATGCTAAGCCCCCTCTTCCGCTACCCCACGTCCAACCTTTTGATCAACACTTTCCTCCGTTCCATCGTAGTTATTCTCGGCATGGTTTTGGGACTGAGGATGTCATGGTATTCAGCGTATTGGGGTGCGGTCATCCACGATGGAATTTCACTCGTTTTGATACAACGGTATATATAAGCAGGGATGTCCACGAACAACGTGCTTTCCAATATCGCTACAACCAGTGGGTACATCACCGCTATGTGTTCTATCCCATCACTGCTTGATGCAACCTATGATACTATCCTGTTCGGGACATCTACCGGTAAGGTATATAAATACCAGCCTGCTACCGGTCTTGTTACGATGCGGCTAGGAAAAGATGGAAGTGATTTCACCAGTGAGATTCGTGCAATCACCACGGATCCTGGCAGTCTGTTCGTCTTTGTCGGTGTCCCGGGAAACAACGCGCTCTGTCGTTATCGTACCACCGATGTTATCGTCAATAACCAATTATATACTATCTCGGGCACCTCCAATTCCAATATTTATACAAACGGCGATAATACGGGAGGTATTGCAGTGAATTCTCAAGGAGAGGTATTCTTTGTCAACCAAAGTGGAGGAACAATTAGTTCCGTTGGAAATTATGGATATGAGAGAACTCCAACTGTACAATACTCAGACATTACTCCTACATTTGTCCCGGACTTCCGCACTCTTCAGTTTCAATCCAACGAAAATAGGCTCTTTATAGCCGATAACAAGTTGGGCATCGTGTATTACTATGATTTTGTCAAGGATACTGGCGCAATCACACCATTTTTTCAGTATCCTCCCAACCAAAATCCACTCTCATTCTTTTTTGATTTCAACAATAACTTGTTCTCAACCCTTGCAACTGAAGGATTCGTTACCGTCCGCACGGAAGGAAATAATCTTTACACGGTGATTGCTGGTGGAGGAACGGAACTCATTACGACCGATCCGAATGAACTCAAGATTGTGACTCCACGTGCTATCATTGCAGATAATGTGGGAAACCTCTTCTTTCCATCCGATATATCTGGATCGAACTCAAGCTATCTCTTCTATCTCTCATTTGAATTCGTCCAGCGCGCAGGCGTCACAAACTTCCCTCCGCGCCAGAAACCAGTCGATTGCGGTCTTCCTGCTCCGGGAAACTGCAAGAAGCCAGCGCCAACATTCAATCCGCGTGAATTCTGGGGTTGGGGGTCTCCGAATCGCAAGTTTCTTACTCCCGACCCTAATCTTGGATGCACGCTGACACCCTATGTTGCATGTGCTACCATTCTTCGCTTACCAATTCCTCCCGATCCTCCGCCGCCTCCGCCGGTTGTTATTCCTCCAGTGATTCCTACACAAATTCCCACTCTACAGTTTTCTGAACGGCGTGTGAGTTTATCTCCCACTCCTCTCATCGCAGGTCAAGTAATTACCATCTTGGATATTTCTGGTTCGGGCGAACTTGTCGGTGCACCCGCTATCGGTCCGCTTGGCGAAGTATTCGTAGGAACGTCCTCGGGTAACCTGATAAAATACACGACCTATAGCGATACGTATTTTCCTCGCGAAGAATGGACTCGGAATCTTGGGGCTCCTATCACAGTCTCTCCGTCGGTTAGTCGGAAAGGCGTCGTGGGTGCCTTTGCCGGAAACACCCTGTACTCGCTGAATCCCAGCGGTGCCATTCTATGGTCGTGCAACTTACCTGCAGCACCTGCTGGTTCAGTGGCGTTTGATGGAAAATCCCTCATTGCAGCCTACGGGCAGTATCTCGGATACTTCTTTTCGAATGGACAACCAATTTGGATAAACCAACTACAGGATTCAAACGAATACTTCACCGTCTCTCCACTCATTTACGCTTCGGTGGTGCTTGTAGGAACGAACTTGGGCACGATGTACTGCTTTGATCGCGACGGCAATAACCTGTGGGGATACAACACAGCTACTGGTTTTCCAATTACGACAAGTCCTGTACCCCTGACCCAAAATACACGCGTTGTCTTTGCCAATGGAGCCATAGTCTATGCTATCAATACTCAGAATCCGCGCAAGCCTCGTTTTGATATTCTATGCGATATCAGCAGCATTACAAGTATCCAGTCCAGCCCAGTTGCGGTGATGGATACCTCGGGAGGAGATATTATATCCCGGATCTTCTTCACTGCTGATAACTGCAATGTGTGGAACATCGTACTTTCCAATGACACAATTTTAGAGGTGAAATCCACTTCGACGGCAGATTACGAGCCTACGTTTTCTACCTCATTTTCTGCATCTCCTAAGCTCATTACTGTCGCATCTCGCAAGAATACATCTGGATACATTTACCAGCTTAACATGGATCTATCCCGTTTAGCAGCTATCGATCTGAGCGATAAGTATGTCAATAGTGAAAGCGTTCTCTTATCTGCATCTCGGCGTATCTACGCTCTAGCAAACAGCCCAAATCTGTGTAACGGATATCTAGTCACACTCTACGGCGAGGCCCCAATTTTTCCACCAACCAATTTTGTGGCACGTCGCCCGGTGGCGCCGCCGCCAACACCCCCTGCACCGGATGCTCCAACAAACTTTCAAGCAGACGGCTTCAGGATAGCCACCCGAAGCACGATTTCGCTCGTATGGGATTCGGCATATCGTGGATACGGAAGTCCAGTGACAGGATATACATTGACAATATCGCCAGCAGACAGGAACGGAGACACCACGTTTGATGTTGGACTAGTTACGGCATACACGTTCAGCAACCTTGCAAGTATAACTTCCTACACCTTCACTCTAACGGCCTACAATGACGAGGGTGGTGTGTCTGATTCTGTGACTACTACTGCCCAAACTCCAAGTTCAAGCGGTCCGCTGGATCCTGTGCGTCCTGGAATAGGCCGGGTGACGTCTTCAACTGCTGAATTATCTTGGGCATCCGGGTCGCCGGGGGGAGGCAGTGCGGTAACCGGCTATGAAATATCCTGGGATGTAAACACAAACTATGGCTACCAGTGGTACATACACGCTCAGCGGAGCCGCAACACTCGCAACTGACATAAGCGGTCTGGCGCCGGGAACGACCTACTCGATTCAAGTCCGTTCGTACAACGGCACAACTTACTCGCCAGGGAACGGCGACATTATCGTGGCAACAACGCTTAGCGCAGGGCTCCAACCAACCGACCCCACTGATGTCCAAGTACGAACTGGTACTCCTTCTACTGCGACTACCGTCACTATTACTTGGCAACCTGCTGACCAGAATGGAGGAGCCGGGCTTAGTGGCTACCAGATTACATGGGATCCTCCTTACGGCGGAACGCAGCCACAGATCTTCGAACCCGGGGCCTCGCTGCCTTATGCCGCGACGATTACCGATCTGGAACCGTATTCTCGCTACACATTCACCGTGACGACTATAAATGAGGATGCCTCTGCATCTCCGGGGTATGCAAAGGTTGTCGCCGCAACGGCACGATCCGATGGATGGCATGATCCTTCTCAGTTTGCGATTGATAACACTGTTGCAGCGACCTCTAACTCGATCGCTCTAGATTGGGTCGATCCCGACCGCGAAGATTCCTCGACGAGTGACTTGTCTGCGTTTTTGATTACCTGGCAGCCTCCGGATGGTGGTGGAAGTGTCTATACCGACAAGTATGATACATATAAGATTGTCACAGGACTCGAACCTGAGACCACATATTCATTTAATATTGTTTCAGTCGATGAGTCTGGTAACACGTCTCCTGGAAACTATTACATCACCGGCTCAACGATTGCTCTGGGAGGTCTTCTGGCCCCTCTTGACCTTGCGCAGGATGGTCAGGCGACAAATAACACCGTGTCTATGACGTGGATTCCTGCCGTTGCTACTGCACCCGACACTATTGAAAGCAACGTCATCACCGCATACGATATATCGGCGGATTATTACCTGCCGCCTCAGACCTCGGTAGGAGATCAGAGCAATTACACTTACTCGAATTTGTCTGCCGGTACTGAGTACAGGTTTTCTCTTGTGGCATTCTCCACAGGATTCAGTGCCGAGTGCGCAACTACGTTCGATGCTACCACATCCGTATCTGGTGCGCCATCCGATCCGATCCTGTCACTGACAAGTATCGCGTACAACAATGCCGCTTTCTCTTGGAATCTATCCGGAAACGGACGTAATGGAGGCGTTAATCTCTCTAGTTACTTCATCGAGTATTATGACACAAATGCCGGTCCGGAAACAGCTCTGACAAAGAACCCGGCAGGCTCGCTTGCAAATCGCAGTACCGTGATTTTTGGTCTAACTGCCAATACAGATTACACCTTCAAAGTGTACGCTCGCAATGTAAGCGGACTCATATCTCCTGGAGGCACCGAAGCAACAGTGGAAGCTACGACCCTAGAGCTAGGTGCTCCTTTCACGCCCAGCAATCTCCAGGCTCATCCGTATATTCCGGCGACTTCTACGTCCGTCACTGTCATGTTTAACAGTGCCTACAAGGGTCCAGCGGAGAATTCAGAGGTTACAAACCATATTGTGCAGATCTCCCCTCCAACCTCGACTGACCAGGGCACTTTCAACATAGGGTTAGATACGACGCTAACGATCTCCAATCTGACGGAAGATACGCTTTATAATGTTCGCGTCAGAGCTGAGAACGCTGACTTTATCCTATCTCCTTGGTCGGGGTCCCTGGGGCTAACGACCAGTCCGGCGGCTGGACCTGGAGATGTGGGTGGACTCCGGACAAGCGGCCTTGTCGATGCAGACTCCATTCCAATTGCCTGGACCAGTCCCGACGAGCAGGGCGGAGACCCGATCACTGCATACGAGGTCTCATACACGTCTTAAGAAACGAGAAACGAAAAATATGTTCTACATATTCAAAATTACACGTCGTAGCTGCGATAAGTAATTTTGAGTCAAAATATATTCAGGGGTATAAAACAAACCCATGACTACGGCTACAGTAGGCGCAGACGTCTTGGATTATATTATTACAGGTCTATCCAGTAATACCGGCTACAGTGTCACGATAAAGGCGATAAATGCCGATAACCCAGCGGGTCTAAGCCCTGGAAATTACGCTCTATATGCCACCACCTCCACTCCTGGAAAGCCGACAGACCCGTGGGGGGTTCGGTTGAACGGTTTGGCAACGTCCAATACCGTGGCGCTAATCTGGCAGGATGCATCTCGTAACGGCGGAGGTGCAATTACTGGATACACGATAAACTGGCTGCCCCCGGATGGAGGCGGCACTCACACACTCACAAGCAATGTCTCGCAGTACCGAGTTGAAAATCTAGAACCGGGATCGCGCTACACATTTAACGTGATAGCCAACGCGGGTACTCTCAGCTCGTCTCCAGGATACGCAAAGGTTTCGGCGGGAACGAACGCTTTGAATGGACTATCCGACCCGTCGGGATTTGCCCAGAGCACGCTTACGACTGCAACCACCTTTGGACTGGAGTGGCTTGCGGTGTCGAATGTTGGCAGTACAACATTGTCCGAGTATGTCGTTCTATGGCAGCCTCCGGATGCTGGTGGATATGCCACTTTCCCTCCTAACGCGGTGGACGGGTCAATTACAGGTCTTACAGCAAATCGGCAGTACACCTTTAATATTTACAGCGTTGGTGTAAGTGGGGCAATTGTAATAAATTCTCCTGGCAATTTTTACGTCACTGGTTCTACCCTTGCAGAGGGCGAACCCCGACCTCCTTATGATCTCAGAATTAATGACGCAAGCGGCGGAGTTACGTCAAACTCAGTGGCTCTTGAATGGACTGCTGCGCTTCCTGGAACGGAAGGTGACTTTATCGAATTCTACACACTCACAGCGACAGATGTATCTGGTTTTACTATTGTTCAGAACACGTCTGTTGGAACGTTTCCAAAGGGCGCAGCCACCACATTAATATTTACGGGTCTCTCTGCAAACACGGAGTACACTTTCACTAATCTTGCCGTAACCGATCTAGATCTTTCTGCAGCGGGACTGGATTCTCTTACGGTGACAACAGCGGTGTCGGGAGGACCACTTGATCCCGTGATGTTCGCTGTCGAAGGATCAATCACAACCACGTCTGTGAAGATTGGTTGGGACCAGCCTACTTTTGTCGGTTCTAAGACAATTTCCAGTTATACACTCACATCAGTACCTGCCTTCCCCGCGCAGCCCCGTATCATTAGTCGGTTTACTCCGTCGTATGACAGCCAGGAAACCGCAGTAACTGGTCTGACCTCCGGCAAATACGTCTTTACAATGATTGCAACCGATGTAAGTGGAGTGTCATCAACGGGTAATAATGGACTCGATGTAACAATAAATACGGCTGGCGCTCCTGGTTATCCCACCGGATTAGAGGTAAATCCAGCTATTCCGGCAACATCTACAGCTATTTCGGTAGTATGGAATTCCGCCTCCCGGGCTGGAGGATCTGCTATTGCATTCTACAATATATACGTAACGGGTGTCACCGCTGATTATAATAATACATTCACAACATCGAACACGGCCTTTACTATTAGTGGCCTTGAACCTAGCACGGGGTATGGTATTAATGTTACGGCTACTAACCTATCTGGATTTTCCTCACCTCTTGTGTCAAACGCTGCGATATATGCAGAGACACACGCGACGGATGCTCCTGGCGACCCTGGTTTCTTTTTCCTCGCCGCGCGCGCGAACTCGCCCCAGAATGTGCCGGTGAATAATGACTCTATCCATGTCGAGTGGAACACTGCAAGCGCGGATGGCGGAGAGGATATCTCAGGATACGTGGTGACATGGGAGGCGTAAGGTAGATACGGATAGATATAAACCCATTCATAAATAAGCGGTATGAACCCATACGAAACAATCATTCTTGATTGGTCGGCGAGTAAGAGTTATACCGATCTCGGAATAAACGTAACGTACACAATATTTGCCGACAACCTTGGGGGTAATGTTCTTAGTAACACTACAGCTCCCAATGCAGTGACATACGATTTCGAGGGTCTAGAATCGGGCAGGCTGTACAAATTCAATATTATCGCAACCTCCGACGGGAAGTCATCGCGCCCCGAAGATGTTCCGGACGTGTTTATTCGCACGATGATTCATCCTGTATATGACGTCTCAGCGAATCCAGTACCTGGAACATTCGGAACGGTTGCAGTGCAATGGACACCGGGAACAGACTACGACCAAACATACCAGGTGGTGGCAACACCGACAATGGGTGTCTCAAGTCAGTTCACAATCAATGCACCTTTCACATCTATAAACTGCACCGATCTCCTAGCAAACAGACTCTACCAGATTGTGGTGACAACCTTCATTACAGGTCAGTCAAGCGAACCAGAAACATATGCATTTGCATTCACGGGTACAGTTATTCCACCGACAAACCTTGCATTAACAAATGTCAATATTTCGAGCGCTAGTCTCGCATGGGATGCGCCTACATCTGAAAATCTATCCTATGCGATTGATGCGATTACCTACTCTGGTATTAGTCAGACTTTCTCTGGAATTACAACTACGCAGTTCGTCTGTAGTAATCTAACTTCCGGCGCTACCTATTATTTTTCGGTTTATACAGTGTATAAAGGACTTCGTAGTATTGACTCGATTAATACACAAGGAATTCTTCCAGTGGCTCCTCCCACCAATCTATCGTTTGCACAGACAGACCCTACATCCGTACAACTCAATTGGTCTGCGAGTCCAGCCCAAGTTCCAGGGTATCAGACTGTGGTCTATAACATCAGCGGCACCAATATCTCCAACTCCGCCGACTACTTTTACGAAACGACAAATCCGAATGCTCTCACCTACTTGCTCGACGATAAGATTATTCCGGGAACAATCTACAACGTTTCTATTACCACTCAATTTGAAGGTCAAGAAAGCGAACCTGCTCTTATCCAGGTTTTTACCATAACGTCTCCTCCTACAAACCTAGTGGCTCTACCCACCTACGGAAGCACAACGTCAATTACGGCAAGCTGGACTGCAAGTCCTACGCTTGGAGTATCGTATAGGGTGTATGTGAACGGTGTTGCACGCAATGCTGGAACAGGTACATCCTATGTTATTACAGGTCTTGTTGCGGGGACATCCTACAATATACGTGTAACTGCTCTTTCCGGTACAAATGAAAGTCCTTCGACAGCAACCGTAACCGCCACCACATACATTAGCCCTCCCTCCAACCTTCGCAATACGTCTAAAGGTGAATACAGCCTGGGATTCTCTTGGAATGGGGTATCTGGCTCAGACTATGAAATCATATTAGCGACGAGCGGAACTCAGCTCACGGCGAATACGACAGCTACAACATACGAATTTTCTAGTCTGTTGTCGGGCGAACGATACACTGCGTCTATACGTACAATTAGTGGAGACCTTTCCAGTTATTCGGTCAATTTTAACAACCCCTTCTTTACGCTTGTTGCTCCTATTACCAATCTGAGCGCCTATCCTACTCAAGATTCGCCTGCAAACAGTTTAATTGTAGATTGGTCGCTCAGCCCTGCAGACTATGGAGATCCATCAAATACACGCTATAACATTTCTGTGACTCCGGGAGATCGTGTGATTAACGTGAATGGAGGAACTACAATGTTCGTTCTGTCAGATCTGTCCCCTCTGACATCTTACACAATTAGTGTAGTCACGCGCCGCCCGAAGCCTACAAGCAACCCTCCTCGTGCGAGCACAGCCGTATCGGTTATCGCATCCACGGAGGCACAGACATTTCCAGAAATGACATGGCTGACCAATTCCTACGGGTATGCGACGCAGCAGGAGACTTCACCCTACGGAATTATTTTCGCACGAGAGTCGTTTTGGATAACAGATAGTTTGGCTGGAGATATTTGGGTCATATCACCTCCAGATGCAGGCACTATGACCCCCCTCCGTGTTCCTACACCCTTTACCAACCCTCGCGGAATATCATACACTCCTGTATCTCCCGATGGAGCTCCCCTGTTTGTTGCGCATGCAGATGGTGTGTCGGTTGTATCTCTGGATGGACAGTTTGTCTATCAGCTTCAGGAAGCAACCAGCGCTGCATGGGGCATTGTTACCAATGACGAGGGGAATACGTATGTCAGCATTCCTACAACACAAACTATACAGTTTATTGATCCGTACTTGAACGTCACTACATATGCATCGAACCTGGGATCAAACCCCGAAGGGATTGCCCTTGCTACCAACGGGTTTCTCTATGCTGCAGATCCATCGCTCAATGCTGTAACATATGCTGATCCAAATGGTTCTGTTGGAGAACTATTGACCGTTCCGGGATCGTCGGCTGTATCATCAATTGTATCTGCTATCGATGGAAACTTGTACGTTGCCGATCGCGGAAATAGAAAAATATTCAAGGTGACTCTTGGAGGCGCAGTCAGCCTATTTACAACGCTCAGTGCTGGATATGCCCCTCTAGCTATAACACAGGACCCCTCAACCGGATACCTCTACACCACCCATTCGAACGGAACCGTCACCGAAATTCGGGTCACACTCACTTAACTTGAACTGACCATGCGCGGGGATATATGCATAGCCTCCAGCTCTTGGATCCACAACTTTACGGCATACGGGATCGTCTTGTTCTCGATGCCCGACTTGGACGAACACCCCTTACACTCATAGAGATGATCCTTCTCATTGATTGTAGAGAGCGTACCACACTTGGTGCAGACGCCCGTTGTGAATGGGTCGGAAACATCCATCAGCCGCTCCTTGGTAAAGACGGCAGCGCCGTGGGAAATGAAACAGTCGCGCTCCATCTCGCCTACACGCAGACCACCGTCGCGCGCCCTGCCTTCGCATGGCTGACGAGTGAGCGACACGATGGGACCACGCCCGCGGGAATGGCACTTGTCAATCACCATGTGCTTGAGGCGCTGGTAATGGGTCGTGCCAATGAAGATCTCCACCTCCATCATTTCGCCCGTCTGACCGTTGTACATGATCTCGTTGCCGTACGGGTGCAGACCCAGATTCAGCATGTGGTCCTTGAGATCGTCCAGACCCAGATGGGTGTAAGGCGTACCGTCACCCAGCGTGCCGCGGGCCGTGCCCACCCGACCATACATTGTTTCCAACAGCTGCGCAATCGTCATGCGCGACGGAATGGCGTGAGGGTTCATAATGATATCGGGACGCAGTCCAGAAGCCGTGAAGGGCATATCACACTCATCCAGAATCATGCCGCACGTACCCTTCTGCCCAGCACGGGATGCAAACTTGTCACCGATCTGTGGGACACGCTCGGAAATCATGCGCACCTTCACGAACGGGTAGCCGTCCGAGTTCTTGTCTTGCCACACCCCGTCAATGCGCGCAGGCTCAGCGTTCTTGTGGGTGGTCGAGAGGTCGCGATACGTGTAACCGTGGGGGTCGCTCCGTAGATTCACAACCTTGCCGATCACCACATCGTTCTCCTGAACGACGGCGTGCTTCACAGGCATACCGTTCTCTTGGACAGCAGCGTATGAGGAGTGCTTGTAACTGCGCGTGCTCTCCTGCTTTGGCTTGGAGAACCGCTCTTCCCGACCGCTCGACACATTGCGGTGTTCCTCATCCTTATAGACGGTGTAGTAGAACCCCCGCATGAATCCTCGGTTCAGAGAGCCGCGGTTGAGGATGACGGAATCCTCTTGGTTGTAGCCCGAGTAGCATGCGATCGCGACAATGGCGTTAGCCCCGCTAGGCATCTCGTGCATGTTCAGGATATTCATGATCTGGGTCTCCACGATGGGGCGCTCGGGCGAACACAGCATGTAGGCGTTCCGGTCCAGGCGCTTGTGGTAGTTGGAGGCATATAATGTCATCGCCTGCTTGGCCATGGCAGACTGGTAAGCGTTACGAGGTGACTGGTTGTGGTTCGACAGCGGGATGCTCGCCGCCATGTGACCGAGAATCATGTGGGGATGAATCTCGCAGTGCGTGTGTGCAGGCGTGACCTCGTCGGGGAACATCGCAAGGCGCACAACCTCGGACTCGTTGGGATCAATGTACTCAATGCACGACATCACCCAGTCGTTCCAGTTATCGGAGGCGGGACGGGGCAAGAGCTTACCGTTCTCGACGCGGAAGACGGGGCGAACGAGACGACCAGCGTCGGTCTCCACGATGATCTTGTTCTCCAGGATATTCCAGGCAACAGAGATATGGGGATGGATGCGCGCACTCCACTTTGCCTTCTTGAGCTCGCGATGGACGCACTGTGGCGTGTTGGTGTAGGCGACGATGACGCCATTGATCACGATGGCGACGGCGCCGGTTGTCCAGATATCTTCTAGCCAGACGATACCTTCCAGCTCCTTGAGTAGATTGAGGACGATGAAGGACGGGACGTGGTTCGAGATGCTGGACATGAGGCTCATAGTCTTGACAATACCAACCGAATGACCTTCTGGAGTCTCGACGGGGCACACAAAGCCCCACGAGGACCCATTCAGCTTGCGGGGAGCCAGCAGCTTGCCCGACTTCTCTACCGGCGTCTGGATACGGCGCACATGCGACAGCGTGGCGTTGTAGGACAGACGATTCAGCACCTGCGACACACCCGATTTGGTGGCGTTCGAGAGGGAGGTAGAATTGGAGGTCCCGAGACCCTGGACAGTGAAGTTGCCCGTGGCAAGAGCCTGCTTCAGCTTGCCCTCGATGGACGAGACCTTGAGAATCTTGTACAGATTGGAGAGAACCAAGACGTCTAGGACACGACCAGACCGCTTCCAGTTATCGTTGTTGATTTCATGGACGAACTTGGAGCGGATATCCTTGCACACCTTCTGGAACAGCTGGCGGAAGAGATGGGTCAGCAGCGACCCAGTGGTCACCACGCGCTTGTTGGGGTAAGCGTCGCGATCATCCTGCGGCAGCTCGCCCTTCGCCGTCTTCAGGAGCTTATGCACCATGGTCACGATAATCTTGACCTTGCGGGCAATAATGACGTTGGGCGGAGGGTTCTCGCCCGACAGGCTCACGTGCGGAAGGAACTCGGTGAGCAGGAGGGCCCGAACGTGAGGCGTCTTGTCCTCGGCGGCAGGGGGATACTGCAGGTTGCGCGACAGGTATTCTACCGCCTGGTCCTGAGTGAAGACTTCCAGGTCCGCGCACTCCTTGAACGATGCAGCCAGGTAATCCTCGTCAGCGCCCTTGAGTAGGTCATAGACCTGCTTGTCCTTGGTAATCCCGAGAGCGCGGAAGAAGACCATCATAGGAATGTCCTCGCGGAAACGGGGAAGGCAGACGTTGAGGGGGTAGCCGAGACCATTGAACTTGCTGGAAATGCGAATCTCCAACTTCTTGGGGGGTAGAGTGAAGCTCTCGTGCAGGGACTTCATCTCCACCGCATGTGTGTGCTTTGTCGTGGTCTTCTTGTTGAGGAATACCATGATACGGTTGTCGGCCACCTTCTCCTGCGAGAGAATGGTGCGCTCGCCGCCGTGGATGATGAAGTAGCCCAGGGGATCGTGGGGGCACTCACCCATCTCCTCCATCGTCATCGGGTAGTCCTTGAGGACGCAGAGCGAGGAGCCCAGCATCACCGGGATCTTGCCGAGAGAGATGCCCTCAAACACCTTGCTCTCCTCATGAACTTCCCCGAGATCTGGACCGCTATACGTCCGCACCTTCAGGGTGATATCCACAAACATCTGGGCAGCATACGTGAAGTTGCGGATACGAGCTTCGTAAGGCAGCATCTGCTTCAGCCGACCCGTCGCCTCCTGGATGCGCGGCTTGAGGTAGCTCACGTTGTCAAACGACAGGCGGAACTCGTACTTGTACTTTTTGGTCACCTCATCTTGGTCGTGCCAGACCACAATCGGCGGCGTGGAACGAAGGATAAGGGGTAACTTGTTGTACAGGAAGTCCTCGAAGGGTTCGATCTGCGACTCGGAGAACCTTGCCACACCCTTCTGGAAATACACACGAATAGCGTCCATGATGTGTTCTTGTACTACACTGGTTCGCCGTAAGAGATTATATCCGTTTTTAGAATAAGAAGGATGCCCCTAACAAACGCCGAGTTTGCTTCCCCTGGTGATAAGATCACGATTATCAAGGAGGGCAGCGATCCCGCCTTTAATGGCTCAGACAAGTCGGTGCGCGTCAGCCAGATTACACAGCCGCCGAATCCCGAGGCCATGCCGTGGGGACCGGGTTTCAAGGGCGGTCGTCGTCGGGGAACCAAGACGTACCCCCGCGGTATTCTTCGTAAGACGGCACGTATTGTAGCGACTCGCAACCCGTCAAAAGCCCCGCCGACACGTAAGCGTATGGTAAGCATTGCGACGGATAAGGGTGTAGAGAAGATGCGTCGTACTGCTCGCAACAAGGCATACAATACGGATATCGGAACAATTCGTAAGAAGCTCGTGGAGAAGAAGATCATTTCCCCCTCCAAGAAGACGATCCCCCCTGCGGTTCTTCGCACCCTCTATGCCGACTCGGTTGGAGCGGGACTTCTTTCTTAATTTGTTTATATAATGACCATGCGTTGGGGCCCCCTCGGGTGGGCAACTCTTCACTCAATAGCAGCTGCCTACCCAGATGAACCGTCTTCGTATGAAAAGGAATTGCTAGAACGCTGGCTCCATTCGTTTAAAGAAACGATTCTCTGTCCGTCGTGCTCCAAGCATTTTTCTGACACGATTGAGAATTATACGCGGAAGTTTCCCACTTGGATGCATAGTCGCCGAGGCGTTGTAGAGTTTGTTCTTCGAGCGCATAATACTGTCAATGCCAGGACATATAAACCTGTCTATACTCTAGAAGGTAGCGTAGCTGAATTGCAGAGAATCCTTCCAGAAACTATTGTTGGTCAGAAACGTCAGGAGTACATTCTGTACATCCGTTCTGACTGGATGAAGAATATGACTCTATCAGGAATCTCTACCGCCCCTAAACTGCGAGAGCTTCTGACGATCGAAGAGAACTACTGGTCTCGTCGTTCTTTTCAGTGGGCCGATCTTCTAAAATTCAAAGGGATTGCATTCAATCCTATAGTTGAACAAATGAACGTTTTAAGCAGTACATCAAACATACCGAAACTCATAGCACCGGCGCGGGGATATTCTCTTCCGAAAGCTGGAAAGATTGGACCCCTGTCAGCTCTGCGCTAGGCACCGAAATCAATGGCTCGCTCTCCCACGTGTAGGAACGCATCCACGGAATCCGTGTATCCGTCTCTTCATTGTACATCTCGTCAGGATAGACCTGCTTTCCGCCAACCCTCTGAAGTGATGCTTTAGGCAAGATGAACTGCAGCTGTTTGGTGATATTGAACTTAGACGGACTCACCCTCCACACCGGAGGCACTTCAGGGAAACGCAGGATCTGCCTAATCAGAGGAGCTTCCGATAGGGGATATACCCAGTTCCAGTCAGGGCATACGTTCTGACTGAAATACAGGTGTGTCCAGTGAAACGTCGTCCAAAAGGCTCGGACTACAAACTCGGTATCGTCTGAACCATCCAGGACGTGGAGGTTATACCTTGTTTCCAGATGAGCGCCATCGGGGCTCACGACTGATACTTCTGCAGGTTTCTGACGGGTCATCATCGCCTTGCGATAGACGGCTGTCTCCTGCTTGCCGGCACACTCCAGGAACGTCCGCCGACCCCGAGGCGTAAGAAGGTCGGGTTTCCCACAAACGTCATAGATCTTGAGCGCGCGATCGTGACCGCCTTCACGCAGGGAAAACATTCCCAAGCACGGCATGAAATCGTTGCCGAAACAAAGGACGCACAGAGCAACATACTGGGCAGCCGGAAGAGGCAGAGCTCCTGAGAGGGATTGAATGGAAAGAGCAGAGAATCCCTCTCCAACCTTGCCCCCGAATGTCTGGTTCTCGCGGAGGAGCTTTACATGCGGATGATACAGGGATAGCAGGATGAGATCAGCATCCAGACCGTAGATATACACATCTGTCTCCTGTCGAGTCTTGAGCCACTGGAAGATCTTGTGTTCGCCCTCGCCTGGTTCCTCCGTAGAACTCATGATAACATACGGAAACCTCGCACGAATCGCCTGGTCCAGTTCCTTCATGAATGGCGTTCCTGGCGAAATCTGGTTACGGTCAAAGACACCTGGCTCGCCGATTTTGAACCGGCGGTAGCGCTGCTGCACAATCTTGCCATAGGGGACAAGACCATCCATAGCAATGTAGAGCGTAGTCGGCTGGCAAGTCTTGTCCAGAAACGTTTGGAGTGCCTCCACGATACTCGCAACGGGGCGCGTATCGTCAAGGTACGTATGAATGAATGCATTGAAATCCATGGCACAAATAGCAGGCTGGAGGTGAAGTCTGATTTGGCTGACTATATGTTTATTCCTCCGGATCAGGGATGCGAAAAAGTACGGGATGCCCATCTTGTCTATATAATTTGTCTTGGCTGAAAACAAGAATGAAGGGAGGACAGCAGCAGCTAGTATCAAGCGCGACAAACTTTGTGACGGCGTGGTGGTGCTACATTGCCGCAGGACTGGCGGTACTGTTTGCGTTTCTGTATTACTCCAAGCCGACGCAGACGGTGACGGTGAAGAAGGAGACCATGTGCGGATCATGCCCGAACAAGAAGGCGGGAGGCGGATGGTTGTAAAAACGAGTTCGTAAAATGCTTGGCGGACCAAGAGACAACTCCAATATGACGCGTATCGCAGGTGTTCTGCAGCTCACCAGCAAGACGCGTTACGGCATGACTTCTCGCAATATCCCAATGTATCTCTTTAGCCCCCTGAATGTGCAATTTCCTCAGATGGTCATTGCCTCTACCCATCGCGATCTCAAGAAGAATATTCTAGTTGTCGCGGAAAAGATCAGTGACGAGAAAATCCCGAGGGGTCAGATCGTGTCCGTTCTCGGGACGTGTGGAGATCCTCTGGCCGAGCGCAAAGCCATTCACGTAGCCTATTCCCCCGAAGACTGGACGCGGTTCCCCGCCATCGTGGAACCCTCCGCGTTTCGTCCGGTTCTAGATGTCCCCACCATCAACATTGATCCCCCGGGCTGCGTGGATATTGACGACTGTATCTCTATTTGGAACGACATGGGAATCACGAAAGTCGCTATCACGATTGCGGATGTTGCTGAATGGGTCCGTGCAAATCCGTGGATGGCTCATGCGCAGAATATCGGACAGTCTCTCTACGATGGGGGTGTGGCTGTGCGCTCAATGTTTCCCAAGACTCTCGAAGCCCGAATGTCTCTCTTACCTGGCGAGAAGAGACTAGGATATGCCCTCATCTTCGATTGGGTGGGGGGAGTCCAGAATGCTCATTTCAAGGAGGTGACGATTGTCAATAAGAAGACTTATACGTACGAGAACTGCCAACTCGCAACAGAGATCCCAATGGATACCCTTCGCAAGATCTGCGAGTACCTAGCGGGTCGCTCACCGATTCTGGATCCGCACGACTGGGTCGCCGAACTGATGATCTTCTACAATAAGCAGATGGCAGAGCATCTCGTGAAACTGGGCAAGGGTCTGCTGCGCCATCATAGTGCTCCCGATGGCGAGAAGCTGGACAAGTACGAGCGCCTAGGTATGAACGCCCGGATGTTCGCGTATGCTGCTGCAACCTACGAGAACGTGTCGGCCGATGTCCAGCACTGGGGGTTCCAGACCCGGTACTGCCACGGCTCGTCTCCGATTCGGCGGTGGGCGGATGTAGTGAATCAAATGGCGATGAAGGGAATGGATGTCCCGGATGCACGGGATGACTGCAATCGCCTACAGAAGTTTGCAAAGAAGCATGCTCGCGACCTGGCGTTCCTGGATATCCTGCAACGAATGCCCCAGGACATTACGGGGATCGTTGTTTCGCCGACCCGTGTGTATATCCCTGACTGGGAGCGTATGATTACAAGTCCCAATAGTCTGCCCGAGGGGACACATGTGAATGTCCGGTACTTCCTGGACATGCAGCGACCCACCTGGAAGCAGCGCTTGGTCTTTCACGTGACTGCAGTGAAAACGGATTAAGAAGACCCTGCAACCCGAAAATCAACTACACAAAATGACGCACTTTCCCGTACTCTCCGTCCACTTCAACAGCGACGACTATCCCTACGACTATCATCTGGCCATCTGGAAGAACGAGGGGCTGGGGACATGCCTCTTCTACATTCTCGAGGACGACATTCCATCACACTTTGACCAGTTCTTGACGATTGGTCAGACCCTGCGCCGGATCCACACGGGCAATGCAGACGCGAACTATACATGGGACGATATTGACTTCTTCAGTGGCTCAGATGTTCAGAAGAAGTATGTCCTAGATATGCGGTGGGAGGAGATGCTGGATTCAGGGATGGCATCGCCTCTCCCCCTAATGATGACTATCCGCTTCCCTGGACGGAGGAACACTTCTTCGAAAGAGATCGAGTCTGTCAGCCAAGAGATCGGCTGCTCCATTTAGATGTCTAATCTACAAATAGGTAGGTTGAATGCCTTTTTTTTCAGAGCGAGGGATAGACTGGAGTATCTTTTATAAACCTGCTCCAAAATCCATCCGTGTAGGCGATCTTGTGTTTCTGGACGGAGATCAACGAATAGATGTCGGCATCGTGTGTTTTCCAGACACGGGGAATCTGTTCATGGCAGGCAAGTTTGCACCTTCAAACACAACGATAGGCGAAACTCTGAACTGGTTTGTCGGCGATGAGATATACGAAATTGATGTGGAAGAGTTGTATTTCCGAAACTCCGTGTCGCATACAGAACGTTCAGCTAAGCCTTGGGAGCGCAAAGCATTTTTCATGGGACACTGGAAACATTATGCCAAAACTGGAATATACGCTCGAGCAGTGATTCGTCTTGGAGATGAAAACGCTGAGCCTATATACTCCCCGCTCGATACTCTCCCATCCTCTAAAACCGATTCAATAGAGTGTTTTATTCCACATTGACTAAATAGAATGAATAATACTCTTCAAAGGACTCAGAGCGTACAATTAGACAATGCTGTTCAAAGACTGGACTTCGGAAATTCTGGTGACCCACCTGTTGCCCCTGAGGACGAGGATGTCTTCAGTCCCCAAGATTACAAGATCGCCGAGTTCAATGACCTTAATGACAATGATCTCATATACGTCCGATGGAGTGTTCCGCACGGGAGGGCGTACATGTACTCAAATCTTGACCGCCCTACGCAGTGGGTTGGAGCAGACTGGACGATCAGGAGGACGATTGATGTTGGCATGGGAATGGGACGCCTAGTTGATGAATATGACTTTGAGATTGAAGATATATTCTCAATTGAACATCGCGAACGTCTAGCTGATGACGGGATGTCCGAATTTGTCTTCCTGCATGCCGACAATGATGTTGATTCTCTCAAGATTGAGAGGATTCTGAATAGTAGGTGGAACTCTTACGCAGCAAACAAGATTTGCTTTAGCTTCCAGGTCAGTTAGAATAATTCGTATGAACAAATAACAAGAGGATGCCATCGCTGTCAAGATTGTATAGACAACTCAGTGAGATAGAAGATCGGGCGCGCGACCAAGGTAAGCCCGAATCAGAGATCTACCATATCCTTGACGGACTACTTACCAATTTCATTTTGGACCTCAACAAGGATGACCCGGAGTACAAAGCGAAGACCGATTATTTTTACTCTTTTCTACAGAGCGGAAAGTTTCCGAATGCTTCTCTAATATTTGAATCAAGGGGACATCAAGCTTCCGCACGTGTCCAGCCGGCGTACCGGACAGGAGGGAAAAAGACGCGTGGAAAAGGAAAAAAACTCACTCGCACCCGTCGCACACGGCGCCGACGATACTAGAGTCGCAGGTAAAGCGAATCTGGAACCACCAGACCCCGTACGAGATCAACCCTGATTTCGCGCAGAGTTTCCAAGACCCCAATATTTTTGGTGATAGTCGCCAGGGTCACCCACTCATCTACGATATTGGCTGTTTTCAAGATCGCCTTCATGAAGTTCCCCTCGTAGATCTCATACTGCGCACACAGAACCCCCATCTCCTCCCCACCCATCCATCGGAACACGACTTCGGGCCAGTAGTTGTGGATACCCCAGTACTCTGGCTGACTCTTAGGGTTCTCGTGGGCATACAGATCTTGGGCGATCATATGCACCGCCAAGAGAGCGTTCCTGAGCGTCTCGGGAACCCGGAGAGACTCTACCGTAATTGGATCTTCCGTCTTCTCGCCTTCCACGAAACACGAGAGCAGCGCCACCAGCTCTGCGCGGGGGAGATTGAATCCATTCACAAACATCTTGGACATCACTAGAGGATTGCCCTCATTGATTTCCGAGGCAAGAACACCCAGTTCTGTGAGCGTCTCCCCTTCCGCATACCCGAGTCGCTGGAGATTGGACAGGAAAGGGACTTCTACGTTTTGCAGGATAGCTAGCTTCTCTCGGAGGAGAACGAGGTAGTCCTGTGTTTTCTTGTATTCGCGGTACCGCTTCCACCCCTCTTCCCACTTGGGACCCACATGCTTATTCTTCCAGCTGTCCAGACCCTGCTGTGCCTTCTTGCGTTCCGCATTCTGCGTCATCTTGATCGTCGTCTCAAACGCATCACGCTTCTCAAACTCAGCGAGATCCAGTCCCTCATATTGTGTCTTGATCGTCTCCAGCTCAGCCGTCTTGGACTCAATCTCCATCTGGCGCTGAACGTACCAGTACGACTGCTTCACCAGTCCCATCCATCCCACCTTTCCCTGCTGCAGGCACTTCAGGAGGAAGTCGTAGTGGAAATCCATCCTCGACTCTAGGGACTGCTGCTGTCCCTTCATCATTGCCTGCACATCCTCCAGCGTCTCGGGCTTGCGGTCAGGGAGGTAATACACGAAGCCGCGCGTGTCCTTACCGCGGCGCCCCGCACGACCTGCCATCTGGATATACTCGTCGGTCCGCAGCATCCGTAGTCCGTCCGCGGCATCGTCGTACTTGCGGTAACTGGTGAAGACCACCGTCTTAGTCGGCATATTGATCCCGACCGCAAACGTCTCTGTTGCAAACAGCAGCTTCAAGAGACCGCGGGAGAACAGGACTTCCACGATCTCCTTGAGAATCGGAAGAAGACCGCTATGATGGAATGCCACCCCCTTCACAAGGAGGGACATCAACGAGTTGTACTGCGGAAGCATCTCTAGACCAGGGTAGCGATGGAGATGGAAGCGCACGATCTTCTGGATGGCTGCACCCTCTGTCGCATCAATCAGGGTATCGCTGACCTTGGCAGCGTACTGCTCACACATCTTGCGCGAGAACACGAAGAACATGGCGGGAAGCTTCTCTTCGACCCGGAGCATCTCCACCATATTGTTCATTTGGTGAAGGAAGCTGTCGGACCGGAGTTCGCGAACGACTGAAGGATCGTCGGCGGCACGCGCTTTGACCGCGTCCGAGTGCCGACGGGTCGCGTCATCAACGCTTTTCAGGTAACGCAGATAGTTAGAGTAAGCGTCGCGATGGAATACATCCTTTTCATCCATAACAAGATTCTTGAGTACGCGATGCTCAAGCGGCACAACCCGGTACTGCGTAGAGATCAAGTGCATTGGAACTTGTTTCATTTCACCGATCCACTGAGCAAAGATGTCTGGACTATGAATCGTAGCCGAGAGCAGGACAAGGCGAATAGACGGTGGCAGGAGGATCAGACACTCCTCCCACACCTTTCCTCGCGCTGGGTCGTTGAAGTAATGGACCTCGTCGAAGACTACAGCCTCAACACCGTCTAGAGAAAGGGAAGCGGTAGCCCCTACGCCCTCGGTCGATGACCCGATCTTGAACAGGAGATTGCGTAGGATCTCGGTGGTCATCACCACCACATCTGCCTGGGGCATGAACTTCACATCGCCCGTCATGATCCCGACAGTGGCTGACGTAGCCCCCTGGGCGGAGTACAACTGTTTGAGATCGTGGAACTTCTGGTTAGATAGCGACTTGATGGGGGTGGTATAGAACACCCGCCCCCCGCGCTTGAGTGAGTACTCGATCTGGTACTCGCCTACGAGGGTCTTGCCACTGCCTGTCTTGGCAGTGACCAGAACGTTCTCGCGAGCTTGGATAGCGGCAACAGCATGTTTCTGGAAAGGATCCAGAGGAAACGTATAAGACGTCTCGACCTCGGGAGCCTGGTTAATATCGCAAATCTTTAGCATTCTTCCTCTTCTTGTTCTGTGTCGTCAGAAGGGAACTCATGGGTCCGTTTTATCTAATCTAGCCGTGCGTATATATCCGGGCATCCGCTGTTTCGATGATCACATTGCACCACCGGGTTCCGTACTTGTCCGTGGAATAGACCGCATACCCCTTGCTCTGCAGCACTGCGATGTTGTCAAAATTTGGATACATATGGTCAATAAGGAGAAGATCCCCTGCGAGATGTTCGACCCTCTCAATACTGCATTCCGGGTCCTCTAGGAGCCGCAGCAGCTCTTCCATTAGAATAGAGTGGGTGGCATTTTCTTGCAGTACGAGCCACTGGAAAAGTAGTAGATGAAGTAGAAGGGTCCCATCATGACGGAAGCCAGGAGACCAAACAGCTTCTCACCGACCGACCCGGTGTATCCGAAGCAGATGAGGGACATCACAAACCCGACAATGCCAAAAATTGTCCAGAGACTTCCAAAGACAAGCAGGGCAATGCCACCGACAGAGTTAAAAAGCGACTTGCCAATCGACATCTTTGAACCCGTAGGAGGAGGAATCGCGACAACAGGGGTCGAGGGGGTAGCAGGGTTTCCCGCGCCTCGGTCCTTCGCCATCTGGTTGGCGATGGCATTGGACGGCTGAGGAGGAGGGAGATCAGTAGGAGGAGGACCCATCGGACGCTGGCTCATGTGTCTATTATACTTTGAGCCTAAAGATTTTCAAGCAGAGCGGAAGACAGTTCGCGCCAGAGAAATAACATCCTCATCAGTGATATTGGCAATTGTACGTGCTACATTGCAGAGACCCTCGTGGATATCCATCCACGCGTCATCGTTCCAGGGTACGCTGGTCGTGCGAGGAGGATTACCGGGGAAGTTCTCGAGGAGCACGCCATCCTTCTTCCCCTTCATGAACATGTAACACCGCAGCTGGACGAAATCATAGGCTGGCGGAACGTTCCAGAACCTCTTACGATTCTTCGTTTCCACAACCTTCCCATCCTGCAGACCGTCCAGATACCCGATAAGGCGATACTCGGGACACTCAAACTCCACAAATGTATTGCGGTCGGTCACCTCCTTGCCCGTCTCAGCAGCATACGTGTTCTCAGCCTTATCCTCCAACTTGGTCCCACGGCGCTTCTGAATCTCGCTTGCCAGTACCTGGTGCTCCTGCGTGCTCTCCACATGCGCCACTACCTGGGGATTGGATGCAGCAGCAGCCACAGTCGTTTGGCCAGATGCGATCTTGCTCACCACCTCCTTGAGGGCTTCAGTGACAGGGCGCTTACCTTCCAGTGTTTCCTGCACAACCTGCTGGATATGCGTTGTCTTGAACGTTTGAATTGCGCTCTCCATCTCCTTATCAGTCGTAGCCTTGCAGGCAACATCAACCGAGTTCCACATGGCACGCATAGTGGCTGGCGACGCCTGATCTACGATCTCGCGGTCGGTGCGTGCGCCCATAGACTCCTTGACTCCCAGGATGAGCGTCTTGAACTTTGGCAGTGACGATAGAACCTTCAGGAGAACTTCATTCTTGGATTTGTATGGATTGCGGCCAAGGATACCGGCAACTTCAGAGGCTGAGAAACGAGGCTTCATTTTAAACTACTTAGGATTCTACACGTAGATGCGTTTAAGCATCCGTTTTCCTACCATATAGTTCATGAAGTTCAATTTCATCGAGATTGGAACATCAGACTTTGATACACAACTCCAATTAGCGACGGATGAGCGGGGTCTGTCCATTGAACCCGTAAAGCTCTACCTCGATCGGCTCCCAGACAAACTAGGTGTGACAAAGATCAATTGTGCAGTATCTGATCACCCAGGGACTCTTGATGTGTATTATGTGACACCCGAAACAATCGCCGAAAAGAATCTTCCAGACTGGATGCGCGGTTGCAGCTGTGTGGGATCCCCACATCCCAAGGCAATTGAACTTCTGGGTCGTGATAGTCCGCTGATTGAATGCAAATCCGTGGAGGTGAAAACACTTCGGCAGATTTTCGAAGAGAACGATGTCACAGAGTGCGATTACTTGAAAATTGATACGGAAGGACACGATACTGTGATCCTAGGTTCTCTCGCCGACTGCTCTGTCAGACCCAAAACTATTCGCTTTGAAACCAACGAGCTTCAGTCGTCTGGAAAGGTAGATGCATGTCTAAAGTTTCTCAAGACGCTTGGATATCGCGTCGTTCATCGGGGAAATGATACCATCGTGCGTCACAGCAGCGAACCCGTTCATGTCTTTCTGTTCAATGATCCTTTTTGGTCTATTGGACGCGTTCATCGCGGAATTGAAAAGTATCTCACCGACGAGTTCAAGTTTAAGTACGCCTATGAAGTGAAGACGATGGAAACGTATATTCAGAATGCAGATATCTGTTTGGCGACGTTTTGCGCCTATGATCATGTGGAAGCGCTGCACAGAAAGTATGCGTCCAAGATCGCGTATATTGCTCATGGATATCCAGATTTTCGCCCTGGATTCTCAGATGCATATTTATACACGATCACAAGCCCCACGCTAAAGGAGTTTGTTCCCTCCCACGTCAATGTCGGACTGACTCCCAACGGAGTGGAACCATCGGAGTTCCGTTATGTCCCGCGAGACGGAACTTTGAAGACTATGGGATGGTGCGGCGCAGAGACATATCGCAAGCGTCCAGAGATGGCGAAGAGTATTTCGGACGCATCGGGCATCCCTCTGTCGTTTGCTACGAAGCTTACGTTTGATGAGGTCAAGGAGTGGTACCATACGGTAGATATACTGGTTGTGACCAGTGGTCCTGAACCTTGGACCGAAAGTGGTCCGCTTCCTCCCTACGAAGCCGTGGTATCTGGTGTTCCAGTGATTGGAACGCGTGTAGGAAACTTTGCGAATATCCCTGGACCGAAGTTTAATACATTCGAAGAAGCTGTTAGCATTCTTCAGGATCTTTCCTCTAATCCCGAAAAGATGATAAGCCTTGCGAAGGAGCAGTATGACTACGTCATGGAGAACTGTACGTTTGAACGGGTGAGCCCGCATTGGCGCTCGTTCTTGAAGCGCTTACACCAACGCCATCAATTAGCAGTAATGCCACCTACTGTTCGTCTTCATATGCTGGCTATTCCGCATACGGTCACCACGTCGGACTTCAGTCATTGTGCTTTTACCGGAAAGGTCAAACGCTTTGCTCCCATGATGCGTGCGCGTGGGTTTGAAGTGTTTCATTACGGCGTACAGGGATCTGACTCAGGAGCTGATCGGGACATTGAATTAATGACGCGTGACGAGTGGGATATCTTTCGTGTCTTGTCGTACAAGAAACTCCATCCCGACGTGCCTCATGATGAGGTTGTGCGAAGGCTGGAGGATCCTACGCAGTATATTGGAAACCTGGGGAACTGGGATACTCCCCTGTACCGCGAGTTCAATCTCCGTCTGAGGGAAATCATTCCGAAACACTACCGATCTCCAGAGACTGATATTGTCTGCCTACCATTTGGACGTGCCCACGATGTTGCGCTAGAAGGTCTCAATATGGTAGCAGTCGAGAGCGGGATCGGTTACCCTGACTCCTACCGTAACTATCGTATCTTCGAGAGCCATACGTGGATGCACACAGCTCTTGCGAAAGAAAACAGGAGTCCGCAGAATTACTGGTTTATTGCCCCGAACTATTTCGATGTCTCTGAGTGGAAGCTGTCCCTGAATCCTATCCCAAACGGAGTTGGGTTCTTTGGACGAATCAACGAAGGAAAGGGATGTCATCTGATTGTTGAAGTTGCCAGGAGGATGCCGCACGTGACCTTCTTTCTGTGCGGACAAGGTGATCCTACCCCCTATCTCAAGTGCCCTAATATCAAGTATAAGGCTCCTATCCACGGTGCCGAGCGATCGGACTATCTTGGAAGTCTCTCTGCTCTCCTGGCACCGACACAGTGGGTTGAACCTTTTTGCGGGGTAGCTGTAGAAGCTCAGTTGTGCGGGACACCGGTAGTGACTGGCGATTGGGGTGCGCAGACGGAGACGGTGGAACCCTTCAAGACGGGGCTGCATTGTCATACACTTGCCGACTACTGTCTGGGGATCCAGATGGCACTAGACGGAAAGTTTAATAGGATGTATATTCGTGAGCGTGCAGTATCGAAGTACAGCTTGGAGGCGGTTGGAAAGTCGTACGAGTATGCTCTAAAATCTATTATGGACGTGCATAACGGGAAGAATGGATGGTACTCTGGAACATCACATCTTGCGTGTATAGCGCCTGCCTCGGCCCCGGCGTCCAGCGGGAACGACCTTCCGTGATGTGGGGACAACTTTTACGCGAGGACGGGGAGCAGGGAGCGGAGATGCTTCGGGGGTGCTGACAGTATCTTCCTGCGACGAGACGCTGAGAGTTGGATACGATGGAGGAACATCTGGCACTACATCGTGATGTTCTGAAATAAGCCCATAGTCTGATTTTGTGATCACTGGTGTCTGTCCAGGCGGTAGTTGAACAGGCTTCAGACGCACGATGTCATTCAGGAGAGACTGACGCACTTGTCCCGCCTTACGTGTGCGAACCCTGCGTTTTACTTTATGTTTGCGCCGGCTTACCATTGTCTAAATACTCTGAATAAATTCCCGAGTCCCTCAAATGCTTTGAATAAACTCCCATTGCAAGTATTCGCAAATCTTCTTCCAAATCGTATCGTGCTGAATGAGCCGGTCCCGTGACTTCAACAGAGGGAAATGGACCTTATACTCATCCAGCTCCAAGAGCTCCAGGAATTTATAAATGATATACGAATACGACAGGAAATTACGACGCTCGTCGGGGCAGTAGAGGAGATATGGGGCCTGGACTTCCTGGAACATCGCACGGATCTTGTCCTCGATCTCGGGGGTGATCGTCGGGGGCGGATTTCCATTCAAACGCGACAGAATATGAGCTGCGTGCTCGTAGTACCGGTTCCGTCCAAGCTTCTTCAAGATCTCGCGAATGTTCTGCTCGGTCAAGAGAGCGATATTGTCAATGCGGCGCTTACGCAACTCGCAGATAACTTCGTTCATCACATCTTCGGGGATCTCCGTGCTCTCCTTTGCCTGGAACTGGTTCAGAATCTCGTTCAAGTGGTTCTGCTTCTTGTAGGCATAATTGTTGCGCTCCTTCGGAGGATCCCGGAAGCTCGGGAAGTCGCTGACCACCAGAGAATACTCTTCGGAGCCGCACTTGGGGCAGACGAGAATACCTTCGGCCGTAATCTCTTCTCGGGGGATATTGCACGTGGCACAGTGCTCAGCCATCTTCTTGATATACTCGGCATTCTCCGACACGTTGAGACCGTTGGACAGACCACGACGAGATAAGTACTCATCAAACATGCGCTTCTTGGATGGTCCAATCGCTGTCTCGGTCGCCGAGAACAGCTTATCAAACGTTCCGCACTCAATTTTGGTCACAGTCTTCTTTACTGTCTGGGCATAGTAATCCAACATGATATCGCCAGATTCCAAATAGTACGACTGAATATCCGTCTTCTCTTCTGCATTAGAAATCTCAGTCCTTAAAGCATCTACTTGAGCAGACAACTTGGTGTTTCGCATAACATCTTCAAATTTGAATGGATTAAACGGTTCTGCTAGCTGCGCCTCTAGCTGCTTCAGATCCGTCCGCATTTTAACGAGACTGTTTTCGGATGTCTTCTCCTGCAGCTCTCCGACATACTTTTCATGCAACGAATCAAGAGTCCCCATTGGGTCTTTTGATTTGTTAGAACTTACCTCACGCGTCTTTTTCACCTTGAATACGTCAGATGACATTGTTGTTGTTCTTCTCCGAGAGTTCGTAAGTTGTTATTTCGTTCGGCGCGTCGCCAGTCCGAAAAATAACGCAAGGAATGCCAGGCCCAGAAGAATGGCTGGACCCGAATCGTACTTGACTAGAACGTCACCATCAAACCCTTCCTTCTTACCTGCCTTCAAAGCCGCCTCTTCCGCCGCTTCCTTCTTCTTGCGCGCCTCTTCGCTCTTGTCAAACCCGTTCTTCCACTGGGCGTATTCTTTAACAGCCGCTGCCTCACGCGCTGCCTGGTTATCGGCTTCTCGGCATCCACGCAGATTGAATTCCAGAGAGGGCGTAATGAAACGTGTCTCTTCGCCACTATCTGCACCCGTGACAACATTTGTGATACTGCACGTGTAGGCCTTACACTTCGGGACACCATCAAGAACCATTCCGTTCATGATTTTCAGAGGATTCAGAGCCGCAATATCACCACCAGCACCAGGAATCAGACCATCAAACCCACTGCCCTGGACTGCATTTGCAAAACTGTCTCCCAGGATCCCTGCTGCATCGTCCATTCCAAGCTTGTTATTCACCCACGTGTAACGCTGCACGAGTCCTCCACCTGGAGCTTTGCATAGACCACCCGTATCGCGGAAAAATTGATTTCCTGTCTTTGGTCCTCGAATGAGCCGATCTGTATATGTTCGAATAGCGCCAACGTTAGTAAAAATCTGGTCAATATCGCCTCGGTCACCGACATTCAAACTTTTAGGAGACTGGATGGTCTGGAGGTAATCAAAGGACGGACCCAAGACAACATCCATACCCGAATTGACAGCTTTGATCGGATTGTCGTTGGCGGCCGCAATTGAATCTTGGATACCGCTCCACATTATTCTTTTGGGGTAGAAGCAAATTTTGCGAGCTGTTCTTTATACGAATTGTTTGTCATGATACACGGACGCTGACGTCCCATCGTATCCACAACTCGGTCTAACGGAACCCTGAACTTTCTTGCTGTGTATGCAGCCGCCAGCGTTGCAGAGCGGTTCATGCCAGCGTGACAATGCACAAACACGTTTCGACACCCGGGATCCTGGAGAAACCTGTCCATCGCCTGTTCAAACTGTTGATAGTGCGAAGCTATGATAGGGTACCCTTCAATATCGGGAGCATCTAGGCACACATAGTTTGTTCCTATATACTTCTTTGCCCACAGGGGACACGCGCTCTCATCCGCACAATTGATGATGTGTGTAATACCTCTCACGGCTACAAAGATAGGGTTCAGATAAAAGCCGGCACCAACCATTATCCGACTGAACGGAGTTGCTGACGGATCACTAATAAACCCACGAGATGACGAACGGTACTTGCGCAAGATATTCTCAATCTCAGCCATGTTGTTTCTTTACGATAGAATTGTTAGACCCATTTTTACTTAGACTTCGCGAACCACGAAGGGCAGCACTTCTTCACTTCTGCAAGCGCAACAACCGCGATCTTACCCGCCTCCGCCTTCACGAGCTTGACAACCTCCACCACGTAAGGCAGCGTCACATCGCACCATCCAGCAAGATCGGTCTTCTGTTGTTCGGATAGCGGGGAGTCGCGGATCGCCTTCTTGACCTCCTCCACAATGAATTTCGCCTTGTCCTCATCCGACCGATCAGCGAGGATCTCAACCTCCGCGATCGTCTTCAGAACATACTTCAGCAGATCGGACTTGTTAGTGAAATCTACGACGGCAGCCTTGACAGCCTCGGTCGCGGAAGGCGCCGGAGCCGGAGCCGGAGCGGGGACAGGCTCGGGCACAGGGACTACAGCAGCATCTGAGGGGATTGTTACGGGCTCCGACATGTTTTATACTTAAATACGAGACAATGTCTCTAAGCACTATTTACGCAGCCGCAACCTCCTCCTCCGCTACCGCCTCCGCCTCCGCGTCCTGACCACCGCGGTGCTTCTTGCCGTGCTTGACCTTGACAGGCTTGCCGTTCTTGATCGTCCAGCGGTGTCCAGTCTTCTTCTCCCACTTGCGGAGAGTGCCCTTCTTCTTCGCCAGAGCCGACTTGCGGGCCGAAACAATCCGTCCGTACTTGTTGTACTTGAGGTGCTTCTTGGTCAGACCACCGGGCGTGTGGTGGGCGAGTCCGTGCATAACCGAGGCGCGAGAACCAACCGCGCGCATGTGAGCTCCTCCTGTAGCAATTTCGTCAGCCATTTATACTCTATCTTACAAATTATTGCTTGATTGAGGTAGCTACATCTTGGTCGGACAGAATCACCTCGTGAGGCAGAACGAGGTAGAGCACGCTGCTGAAAAACGCAGACATACGGTTGTCCAAAACAATGCTCCGGATCTTGTCATTGCTTGCAAGGGTAGAGAGGAGGCGGGACAAAAGAGCGGATTTCTCCAGCGTCTTCCGAGCACTCTTGACTTCTACGCGGCATGATGCACCATCCCAGTGACACAGAGATGACGTCTTGCAATCAGCGGCTCCCTGACCACGGCACGGCTTCCGGAGTTTCTTGTAAAACCCTGGGATATCTGTGGCCGACGAGACATGGACAGCATCGCCAAACCAGTCGGCTAGCTCCTCCCGCAGCTTGTCTAGATTGTGCTTGGGATCCGCCAGAAGATCGCGAAGAGTCCCATATGTTGGGTCTTGGAGATCGCGAGATAGTTGGTAAAGTAGAAAATCAAACACTTCAGCTTCATAGGTAACAGCGCGCGAGGCTTTCACAGACTCCGAGTCAGGAACGACGCTCACGAGAGTATCTTCGTTCTCGGAACTCACCGTTTGAATGATTTCTCCTGGCGTGCTGTCAGGGACACCTGACCCCCCACTGACAGGAACACGCAGACCAGACCGAGTAATCAGTTCAACTTCCTCCTTGTTGATGTTTGTGAGTTCATGACCATACTCATACCCCGGATGAATCTCAGCTAGCTGGGAGAGGTAAGCAATCATCTTGTACTTTTCGGGGTAGTCTGAAGAACGCACATCAGCGTATCCTTTCAGACGAGGACCATAAATCATCCCTGCAGGTGGGATCTGGGATGTGGGGCGAAACGGCACAATAATCTGTCCGGGAATCATGAATGCTTGTGCGCGCTCGTAGGGGTCTAGGATCACGCGGATATCCCCAGGCGACTTGCGCAGTGTTTCCTGGATGAATGCGTCTGCATTCTCAATTGTTGGGATTACTCCCTGACCACATGCCGTCTCTCGCACCTCTTCTAGTCGCTCACGTACCTTCTTGTCGAAGGGTGGTTGAGCGATGTTGGCATTATACACCGGCTTCCGCTTGCTATGTGATACGTGGCACAGGTAATCTGCTGATCCGTTCGGATACACGACAACAGCTACAGCCCGGTCCCGGCGGAGAATGGTGTTGGTGTTCATGAAACATTCGGTTGTGGGAGGTCCCTCGGGATTCACAAACAGAATGTACGCCCAGCACTCTGATACATGGCAGGCATACTCAAGCTCCTGTAGCGCCGAGAGAGTTCCTTCATCAAATGCCTTGTCAATCGATGCAACACGAGCTGCTACCTTGTCCGAGTGTCCCTCGATGGTATGAGCAATATCTTCGCGGTTCCACGAACGAAAGAACGAGCACCGAATCGTCGCTTCAGGGTTCTTAAGCGGTCCTTCAATCGTGATTGGCTTTTTGGGGTTCAGGACTTCGGGGAGCGTGGTAGCCGCATGTCCCATCCCTACGCGGAAAAACCCAGCACGGTTGGACTGAATGCGATCCTTGGCGTCTTTGAATACTTTGTAATCCACAGAAATACCTGTCGCGCGCAGGATATCAGGAGGAATGTATGCCAGACGCTTCTCGGATGGGTTCTTTGAGAGACCGAGGATATAGAAGGCTTCTACAGATGTCATATCCGTCTTCTCCTTCAGCTTCTTCTGCGGTGTCGCATAACAGCAGGGGATTTGCTTTCCGTTCTTTTTGGACTTGTAGGCAATCAGACCTGCATAGACGTGCTTACCATTTCGCTGGAGTACGGGGTACTCGGTAATTGACTGGGTAGCCTCTTCGGCCGGATCGCTGGACCGAATCTTTCCGTGGCAGACCGGGCACTTTCCCCCTGCTTCATCCAGCTGATCTTTGGTCAGAGGGATACGATCTTCGGTACACCAGTACTCTGGACAAATCACTAGACCATCGGGATCTGTGACTTCCTGCGCACGATCTTCGGGCGGGGCATACGGCGTCCCCTTCAGTTCGGTCGCGCGGTCCTTAGGGAGGATGATGGGTTGCTTGTGCTTCTCGCACTTTTGCAGGATAGCTGGATCGTCGGGGTCATAGGTGTCAGGGTCAAAACCACGGAGCTCAGTGATAATATAGTTTTTGAGGGTGGTGGTGACACCGGTAGCCTTGATGGTCTTGGCCTTCTTTGGTGCTGCTTCGGGAGCAGCGGCTGGAGCTACGACACGCGGACCGCCAGTGAGAGCAGCAGCAGCGGCAAAGATATCGTCGTCGTCATCATCATCGACCTTGGCAACCGCCTTTTCTGCCCGCACAGGGACTGGAGCCACTACGGCTTCTACCGTCTCTCGTCGCTGCGGACAGACCTCATCCAGCTTCTCGATGTTAGGGTGCATCAGGATATGACGGAGAGAACTAGCATACACAGAAAGACGCTCTACATCGTTCGCGTGAGTCAGGAGAGTGTTCTTGGCAGTGAGATGGAACTGGGGCATATTCGTCATCTTGCGGTCCAGGAGTTCGGGATGCAAACTGATTTCTGCCTTGACCCTTGCCAGGATAGCGGCTGCTTCCTTTTCGGGTGTCCCGGGGATACGGTCTATCACATCGGCAAGAGTAGGATTAGGCATATCAGTCAGCAACTGAACAATCGCGAGTTCATCGGCGGTCATTCCGATATCATTGGTCTGGTCTGCGCGGAGGAAGTTGAACTTCAGCTTTTCGGGATCGGACATCTCAAAGAGTCCGCGAAGACAATCTAGTCGGCGGAGATCCGCTTCGGCTAGTTCAGAGGCGTACCGAAGCTCTACCGTAGTATCCTGGACAACCCAGCGCTCGTCAGCATAATCTAGAGGATCCACGAAGGTTGCGAGACCGTCGATGGAGAGGAGGAACTCTTTTGCCGTCTTCTGAAGATCGGGAGCCTTGAATGTTCCGTCCTCTCCGTGACGCGCACAGCTGACAATTAGTTCGGTAGAGGTCATAGTTACACGATCAAACGACTCACGTGCATCTCCGCGGTAAAACACGAGAGCAGGCTTGCTCTTGTTTGGCTTGGTCTTCAGCCACCAGTGTGCCCACAGACGCAGATCTAGAAAGGGTTTTTTACGCGAATCATCTGTAAAAAACTTGTGACGCGCCTGTTCTAGACGGCTAGTGAAAAGGCTTACCACGGGTGTGTCTTCACTGACTGTTGTTCCGTAAAAGATCTGCTCAAACTTGTTGCGGACGGATCCCCCAACCCGAGTCTTTACGAGCGGAAGCTTCCAGCGAATGGACTGCACCGAGGATGCGTCTGGACGAGGAGCTCCCAGATCGGAAATGACGCGCACGATATTGTCCTGCGTCTCCGTCTGCCTCAGGATTTCAGAGCTAACCAGAACAGGAGTCGCAGATGAATAGCGGGGGAAATAGACGAGCTGACGCTTGGAAGGCATTCCCTCGGTGATGGGTACGACGTGGAAATGAACAGGATTGGAATGGAGAGTCTTAAACAGCATTTTTTGATCAACAGCGACGAGAGCAGAAGGAGGAAGGTACTCGGGATCTTCTGCATTGTTGAGTGGAAGAACCCATGAGCGATCTTCGGGAAGACCTAGGATACGGTACTCCTTGAATGACTCTTTGACAGCGGGATCAATCGCCATCCAGTCTGTTTTCGTGATCTCTCCCTGAAACGAGAGCGGGGGCTGGCGGAGAGTATTATACTGCTCCAGCGCCTTACGTATCGGCTTACCCTCGGCCGACATACGCAGAAAAAGATTCTCCCATCGACGAGAGTCGGCGGCATAGTAATCCCCTGGAAACTCCTCTTGGACATAAATGCGCAGGCGGTCAGGGTGCAGTCCTGCAATCTTTCCAATTTTGGTCTTGACGGTTTCAATGGTGTCATCTGTAAAGAATGTCATGGCCAACGAAAATTCATCTGGCCTTTCGACTTGCAGAGTTACCTCCTCTGACATTATTTCCTATCGTGTAAAATTAATGCAACAATCTATCAAGGGAAAGGGACCAGCCGTAGATTCAAGTATGCTACTCTCATCAAACCGCAAGGCTATTCTTCGTGGCTCGGAAAGGAGCTATGCGACAGATCCTAAAAAGATGCTCGTTAAGACTACCGAGCAGCTTCAGGATCGGAAACAGTCTGAACAGGCGTGTTCAGACATCTCTACATTGACAAAGGGTCCTACAACGGACTGTCAGTAATCTTCATCCCGCAGTAATCTACGGGGCTCTTGGCATAATTGACAGGGGTATAGATCCCGATACGAGACGCATCTTCCAACAATCTCCGGAAATTCGCCCAGAACTCTGGGGTGTGCTTTCCTGACGATAATTCTGCTGTCATGAGATGCGCCATCTCGTGTAGAACCACGAACATCACCGTGTTCATATCCACGAACGGGTAGGCAGGAGGATCATTCTTGTCTCGGAGACAGATCACAATCTTTTCTCCCTTGTTTTCCGAGTATGATGTGTCCTTGGAGGTCACCGAGTTCTCCAGGATACTGTCGGGACGATAGCGCTCCACAAGAAGCTGGGTAGGCTTGTCCGTTACATACTCATCCTGTTTGTAGAGACTCACAATCTTCTGGATATTCTGCTTGACCTTGGCAATACGTTCGGCGGCTTCGTCCTTGCCCGGTAGGTCTTGAACTCGATGTCCTTCTACAGTTGTTAGATTTCCGGGGTCGCCGCTTATAAAGAGGTATCCCAGGTAACCCATCATAGCAACCGTAATTGCGACGAACTCGGGTCTCATTATTCATCTACACACACTTCTTACTTCGCGCCAACACCCGCCTCGCCGATCTCCAGCTCGCGGCGGAACAGATCGGGCTCAATCGTGGAGTTCAGGAAGGGCGACACGGCGGCACGAGGGTTCGGGGGGTCCGAGCGCACATCGAGGTTGGCGTTGCGGAGGGACTGGCCGACCGTGTTGATGCCGTAGTGGTACGAGGGCGAGAGGAAGTTCTGGCCCTTCAGGTCACCCATGCCAACGGGGTTGGTGGCCGCCCACGACGCACCGAGGCCTCCCTGGGGCAGCAGCTCCTCGGGCGACAGCACTGTCTGGGAATAGGTCTGCTGGCCCGTAGGGTGGCGAGTCTCTCCCTGCATTGTCAGCTTCTCGTTGCCGCCCTCCACATGGGGGTTAGGGTTCGCGGGGTAGGACGGGTCATTGGACAGGGGTCCCTGGGGCTCCAGGCCACCGACCTCCAGGCCCTCACCTAGGAACTTGGACGCGGAATAGCCATTCACGACGACCACGAGGAAGACAATTCCCAGAGCGACTGCACCGAGGCGAAGCATATTGGACTGGGAAAACTTCATAGCAGATTTATATTGCTTTAGAGACAAAATTATGGAGAAAAAGCAGGGTGGCGGCTTCTTCGACAACATCTTCCAGGACGTCTTAGACTTCAGTGCCCGACCCGAGACTCACTCCTTCATTGAAATCCAGGTGATTAAGCCCCTACTTTCACGCATTTTCCACCAGCTCTACCCCTACATTGTTGGCGTGCTGATTCTGTGGATCCTCATGTTCAGCTGCCTTGCTGTGATCCTCCTCCTGTTGATGCGCGGCAGTCTTCTCGACAGCGTCATGGTGTTCCGGAAATAGAACGCGGGTGAGGTCCTTCTTGGAAAGTTCCCAAAACCCCCGCAGACCCCGCTCCTTGGCGAGAGCCCGCATTTGGACAATCGTCATCTTCTTCATCTTGTGCTTGGTGGGGAGCTCGGGCATCTCCAGTAGGGCGATGAGCTGCTCCTTGGGTAGGATGTAGTATTGGAAGATACCGCGACCCTTAGCCAGCTTCTTAAGTTCAGCGAGAGTCTTCGTGGAGAGCATTTTAACCAATCTGTTTTTACCCTCTGAGAGTAAGGATGGACCTCGTATCCGTTTTAGTGGTTTTGATTGCCACTTTACTTGCGGCGTTCGGGTTTCTATATGCCTATGGCATGTCACGCCTACAAGAGATCAAAGACAATTGGGTAACCTATCGTTGCAATCCTATTTATATGCCCATGGCGGGAGCGGTCGGCTCAGATATCGGAAAGAACTTCATGTACTGCACCATGCAGTCTGTGAATAAGTATGCTGGTTTCATCATGGATCCCATCTACAAGAACTTTGCGATCCTCACGGGTATTATCAATAAAATTCTGGATTCTATGAACAGCATGCGCGAGCTGGTCACGGGAGCATCGGACGGGTTCCTAGGTATTATTCGCAGCACCTTTGGAAAGATTCAGAACACGTTCGGGACGACACTTCAGATGGTAAATCGCGTACGCACCCTGATGAACCGCATGATCGGGGTGTTTGCTGTGATGATGAATATTGTGAGTACTGGAATCTATACTGGAGAAAGCGTAACAAATGGACCCATTGGAAATGCAGCTCGTTTCCTCTGCTTCCGATCCTCTACCCCCGTAATGACCGATCATGGATACATGCCAATCATCTGCGTAGAGCCAGGTATGCGTCTCTCAGATGGACAGATGGTGAAGAGCACAATGCGCTTTGATGGACGCGCAACCCCAATGTGCCGTCTTGGCAAGGCGGTGGTCAGTGCGAACCACAAGGTCTTGTATCAGGGCAAGTGGATTCGCGTAGAAGATCATCCACATGCGATCTTTGCAGAGTCGTACGGGACACTTGTATGCCTCAATACTGAGAAGCATACGATCCCGATTGGTGATAGCTTGTTCATGGATTATGAAGAGACCGATAATCCCCGCATTCTGTCCGAGTTCTTCCGGAAGGTAGAAGAGTACTACGGAACCGCTCACTCTGAGCAGAAGACCACCAACCCTCTAAAGTACCGTTATACGGGGGTAACCCCAGGAACACTGGTCATCACAGATACGGGAGCTCTGCGGCAGGCAGAAGATATCAAGGTTGGGGATTATATTCGGTACGGAGATAGGGTCATCGGAGTTCTCCATCACGACGTTGAATCTACCTCCACCTACCGCGGAGTCACATTTGCTACGGGAACCTGGGTTCGCACTCAGCGCGGCGTAGAGCCGCTTCTCAGCGGAACCCCATCAGAGAACAAGACTCGCTGTATCCAGTTCCTGACAGAAAAGGGATGTCTAGGCGTCTATTCCGACCGCGGAGAAACCATGATTCTAGACGATCATGAAGTCCCGTTGGATGACATCCATGATTGGCGCGATAACGAAGTTCAAAAAGAACCAATCGTAGTATAATGGACATCCTCGCGACAATTGCGGTCGTGGCGGGACCTCTTGTTATTTTGGGCATCATCATGTGGGGTGTTGTCCAAGCGAATCTAGAGGATATCAAACTCACATGGGTAGCGAAGCGCTGTAATCCGCTGTACATGCCATTCGTCAATGTCATCGATCCTTCTACGTCTGTCTTTGAGAATCTCCAGTACTGCTCTACATCGTTTGCATCACAGGTGTTTTCGAGGGCGCTTGAAGCCGTTCATATGTTCTTTGGACAATTTACGAAGGTCCTCAACAAGGTTATTGATCAGTTCGGTAGCCTGCGGTCTATGGCTACTGGACTACTTACGTTTGTCACATCCTTCATCAACGATATATTTGGAAAGATTGGAAATACATTCGGCGTGATGCTAACACTTCTTTCGCGAATCCGAACCCTGACGAATCGTATTATGGGGTCGGCAGGCTATTTGGTGACCACTATGATGACAGTTGCCAATACTCTAACAGCGGTTGTAGATTGGTTGGCATCGCTAGTCGATACGATTGTCGGTATCATTATTGGGCTTGCCGTGGTTCTTTCCTTGATCTTCCCGGCGCTTCTCTTCTTCTTCATTCCCCTGGGCATTGCTATGTCCGTGACTGGGTTCTCATGCTTCCATCCCGATACCCTTGTCCAGAAAGCTGACGGAACATCGGTCCCGGTCCGCGAGGTTAAGGTAGGGGACGTCCTGAGCCATGGAAGTCGCGTGAGGGCTACCATGCGCTTTACCACCGATGACGTTAAGCTCTTCAACTACAAAAATGTCATTGTCGCTGGACAGCACCTAGTATGCGAAGACGGCGTGTGGATGTATGTCAAGAACTCGACGCACGCCCTGCCGTTCGACCTCCCTTACCCTTCCGAAATCATCTGTCTCAACACGAGCAACCACCATATCTGGATTGGAGATATCCAGTTCTCAGACTATGAGGAGATTGAAGAGGAGATTGAGATGAAACCGATGGATCCAACTACCCTGATCGATGCTGTAGGGGGATACATCCCTCTCCGCGACTGCCAGCCTGGAACCTTGACGACAGCCGGAAAGATCCATGGAGTTGTCCAGTTGGAAGGAGGTATGATGCAGCTGTTCATGGACAATCACCACGGAGTCATCCCACTCATGGAGAATAGATATGCGCGCGACTATGCTGATTCTCACGATCCGCAAGTCCTAGCCGCGATACAAGTGAAAGTCCTTGAACAACTAAATAAAAAGTCCGCGTAAGACAATAAGAATGAAGGACAAGACAACGATTGTTCTCGCTGTAGGAATTGCCGCATTTGTTGCTGCTATTGCATCTCGTTTCCTCCTGGGTGGCCGCGAGGGATTCATGCAGCAGGAGATTGGTGCCCCCGCGGATGGAAGCACGGGAGGGATGTACAATGGAATTGCCGCTATGATGGGTGCGCCTCAGGACCTCCGTTCGGCTCCCACGCCCCTGAAGCCGTACGCGGCGGCCAACGACAATGAGATCTTTGCCTTTGAGGACTCCACATTCAAGCCCGAGTGCTGCCCGTCGAGCATTACATCGGACGCAGGATGCCTGTGCCTCTCGAAGCAGGATGAGAAGTCGCTCGCGTACCGTGGCGGAAACCGTGTCGCTTAAAGTATTTACAATCATCTCTGACAACACTTATAAATGTCGTTTGACGTCAAGACCATTCTGCGAGACTGTTTGGACAATCTTGTCAAGGAGTTTCCCGGAATCACCCTCCATGAATGCTATACGACTGGCGAGATGAACTATGAGTCGGAGGTAGGGTACATCAAGCAGCAGATCCAGCCTCTGTTCATGCAGATTGTCCAGAAGGATAAAACGATCTTCAAGGAGCCGCAGTACTTTCTCCGCGGGCTCGATTTCTCCCTTCTCATGAAAGATGCTACGTCGAAGCAGGAGGAAGCGCTATGGACGTACATTCGTATGTTTCTGGTCTGCTCTTACCTCGGCGCGGACATTATGGAGACCGTGAAGTCCATGTGGTCTAAGGTGACGGGTAAGACGGAGACGTCGGAGGTGGATGATGTCCTGAACGATGAGACGATGAAGAGCGGCATCGAGGATCTCCTAGAGACGCTCAAGAACACCAAGCTCATGAAGCTCGGAATGGAGGTCCTGGAGAATCTGGATGTTGAGAAGCTTGGACTCAACGAGATTGATTTCACCGATATTCACGGTCTTCTTGAGATGGCAAAGAATCCCGAACACCCAGTGACGAAGCGGGCAATCTCGGTGGTGCAGGGACTCATTGAGCAGAAGATGAAGAACGGCAGTCTCAAGCGCGAGGAGTTTATTGCGGAAATCGAGATGCTGAAGGAGAAGTTCAAGCAGTCGCTGGGCAAGGTGTTTAAGACTGAGCTGTTTGGCGATGCGGGCGAGGGACCCACGAACGATTCGGCAACTATCGTGAGCAACCACCCCGATGCTCGTCGCGCACGTATGCTGGCACGGATGCAGAAGAAGGTTCGTGACAGGAACGCTGGAAAAAAATGACGTGAAAGCAATAATGGGCCGCGAGATATTTTGGCTGAAAGATCCAGCAAACCTTTTCACAAACTGGAAGCGATTCGTCCCCACGAATGACATGACAGTTCCAGAGGCTCTAAATGCGGTTGTGCGCTTCACGATATACTCGTCTCTCTTGATTGCCCTAATCACGCGTAAGACGAACTTCCTTCTCCTGATTCCGACGGTGATGTTCCTCTCTGTGGTTCTAGTCCGTCTGTACCCTGAGACGCAGATTCTCAAGGAGACGTTTGCGGCCAAGAAGGGGCCTGCTGCAACCCCAAAGGCGAGCAATCCGTTCATGAACGTTCTCTTCACGGATTACGTGGATAACGTCAATCGCTCCCCCGCTCCTCCGGACATCACTGCTCACCCTATCAAGGAAAGCATTGAGGAGGCGTATTCGAAGACCACGGATCTGTTCATGGATACATCGGACAAGTTCGGTCTAATGCAGTCGATTCGTCAGTTCAATACCCAGCCATCCACCACCATCCCGAACGACCTAGGCGGTTTCCAGGAGTTCCTCAATAAGGACAATGTCTCGCGGAAGGTTCTTTCCGAGGGATACGTCGTTGCAAAGGGAAGCGTGGGTGAGCCTATGCACGCTGGGTAAATTTCTCAATATCAGTCACATTCATCATTGCACCCGTGTGGTGCTTCTTCCCTCCGTTCTTGCCGAGCACGGCGTACGTAGGAAAGCCAGAGATACCACCCATAACTTCAGGGGGGATCGCCTTCTCTTCAATGGAGAGAACCTTCATCCCCGCAGGGGGCTTGCGAGCAAACTCGTCCCATGTCTTCTCGGACATCATGCACGCAGGGCAGGACTCCTTGTGAAATCGAACCACCATAGGGGTATTTTTTGACAGCTCGCGCTTGACGGCCGATTGATCGCTCTCGGAACTGAACTTCTTGACCATTATTTTACTTGAACAATATAATGTCAGGTGCGTGTGTGACTTCGCTGTACCCTCTCGGAGACGTCATTGTTGGACATCGCCCAGGAGATATCCCTCTACCCTTCAAGAATCTAGCGCAGTACGATGATTACATCGCCAGCGTCGCAAAGTCGGGGAAGATATGTCCCATTGTTTCTATACCGTTTGCAGAAAAGCCAGAAAAGAGGTATCCTACACCCTTTACTGGATTCATGGAGTTTCAGCCTGGAAATCTTCTAGAACAAGCCTCGTATTCGGCGATGTCTCCTGCATGGATGGGGGTTGAACCGACTGCCCGAGCATTTAATAAGCGATTTTTCCAATAGGAAGACCAGCCGCAGCAATAGGATCGGGTAGAGCACCTGACTGCTGGGAAGGATACGAATCAGGTACCTTTCCCTGTGCTCCTCCATCCGGTCCAATCGGCGAGTACCCACCGCGAAGCTTACGGGGACGCTTCGCCATCGTCTTCTTGCGCAGCTGCTTACGCGACTTGCGTCCCGCTTTCTTGGTCTTGGTTGTGCGACTGCGATATTTTACCATTATATCTAGTAAAGAGAAATGTTCAGCACGGATGTCTTGGTCATTATTTCCGCTATTCT